AACGCTAAATTACTCACGGCTATTTCTGAAAGATAGTCACCAGCGTTACCGAATGATGAAGCTACGTTAGTCAATTCAATGTATCCATAACGTGTCATGAAACCAACTACTGGTTCAAAAGTTGATGGATCAAGAACAACACCGCTTGACATTAGAGGAATGTATGGGCAGTAGAAAGCTGCTGCGTCTGCTTCTGAAGTACCCTTATAACCAACAAGCACAGGGATTGTGTCGTCAGCATATGAGTCAACATAAACACGCATTGAACCATTTAGAGTACCAACAAACTTAGTGTTAGTTGGAGCTTCAAATGAACCTTCAGTTGTACGAGCGAAAGCACTAGTAGTTGCACTCTGTAGAACAGTTAGAACAGTTGGGCTTACAACAGTCCAGTTACCTGCGCCACGACGTGTGCGCTGTGCAATCAAGTTTGCAGCACGATTGATTAGAACTGCTAGAGCAGCATGTTCGTCACCAACGAATGTTGCAGTACCAGAAACAGTTGCCTGGTTAAATGTGAATTCACTTGCAGCAAGTGAACGTAGGCTGTATAGGATTTCCTGATCGATTTCAGCAGTAATTTCCTGGGCAAGTGCTGCCATGATTTCTGCTTCAATGTCTAGGCCATGCATTGCTTGTGCGTCCTGAGCTGCTTCAAAAGTCCAGCGAGCTGATAGCTTGCGAGTCTTAGCTTCTACAGGCTGCTTTAGGATCTGCACGTTCAAACGACGTCCAGGAGTACCTTCAAGACTTGCAGTTGAACCTGCACGACCGTCAGCACTAGTAACACCAGCAGCAGTTCCAGAATAACCTGAAGCAATCTTGAATGGGCTTAGTGCCTCATCGCCGATTGAAACGTCAGTACCAGCCTGGCCGCTGCCATTGCTTGTGAAGCTGTCAGCATAACGCACACGTAGAGTGTGAATCTGTGCAACAGGTCCAGTCATTGGCTGTACGCCAACGATTTCGTTAGCAATAACAGTGGGCATAACACGTCGAATGACAGGTAGAATCACACGATTTAGTGTTGCTACGTTACCAGCAGAAGTTCCACCAGCAGTGGCGCTTTCAGTTAGATAACGCTTTGTATTCTCGAGCACCATGCTCATTGTAGTCTTCTTGTTGCCGGTTAGACCTTCTAGCAATGCAGCCTTAGTCTCACCCCAACGTCCTTCTAGTAATTCTTGTGACATTTTAAAAGTTCTCCATTTATTAGTTTGTTGTTAAGCCAGCCAAACGACGAATCTCAATTACGTTGTTTGAAGTCTGTTCAGTTTTAGTAGTTCTATCTCCAGTAACTGCTGTCTTTGACTCTGCGATTACAGTTTTAACTGGTGCAGTAGACTTGCCATCCATTACAGGGGAAAGATATTTCTTAAATGCGGCCTCGAGGCGATCTGTTGGAGTTGACTCCAAGAGTTGCTTCATGACGTTGGCCTTGTCTTTGCTGAGAGGCTTCATTAAGTCGTCAATCTTACGAGTACGCTCGATTGATTCGTTAATACGCTTTAGCTCAGTTTCTTTAGCATCTGCCTTAGCTTCAGCTAATTCTGCTGCCTGACGAGCTTCGGAAAGCTGCATCTCAATACGATCAAGTATTGTCTGCATCTTCTTAACTTCGGCACGCTCATTGAGGTGCGTGGCAGTAAACTCGGTTGCAAATGCTTCAAAAATTCTACGTCCAAAATTATTTTCTTTTGCTTCCTGAATGTCTTCTTTTAGTTGCTTGAGTTCTGTACGTAAGGTGCTATCAGTTGCTTCCTTAACAAGAGTTGATGCTCTCTTAATGAATGACTCACTAAGATCCTTCAACTTCTTCTTACCTTCTACAATTAGCTGAACCTTTGCACGAGCCAAGTCTGCCTTATCGTCGGCAAACTCAACAATCTCCTTGCGGAGACCTTCTGTTACAAATTCGTCTAGCTTTGCTGTAGCAGTTTTAATTGCTGCACGATCAGCGTGTAGTTCAGCAACCTCTTTAGCAAGAGCTTCATTGAGGAAATCCTCAAAATTAGCAGCCTTTGCCATCATTGATTCTGTAAACTTAACACGATCTTGAGCAATAGCAGCACGCTCAGCAGCAATCTTTTCGATCTCTACTGATAGTGATTCTGATACCATACGATCGAGAGCCTCAACCATTGTGGCCTTATCGTGTGAATAACGATTTGCCATCTCTTCACGGATTTCTGCACGAATAGCATCACGAGCTTCGTCAAGCTTGGAATCCCAAGCCTGCTCTAGAACTTCGCGAGTTTCTTCGTTCAGGATGCCGTTGTCAATTAATGGTTTTAGTGCTTCGAACATTTAATTCTCCTGAAACTTATCTAATCTTCAATTCATTGATTAATCTTGAAACTTCCGTTGCAAGATACTTCTGAGCTAGTCGATCATTGTTTAGATCTTTAGCCATATCAAACACACGGTGCCCACCCTTCATGTTCATGAGACCCTCATAAACTGCTGTTGGATAGGCACTTGGTGCGCTGGGTTGTGCTACGATATCAACTGTGACAATATCAAAATTGCTGACCTGTCCACTTGATTCATTAACGTCACCGCTTCCGCGGCTGCTAACACCAAGCTTTACGCCAGAAGTAATCATCACACTTACAATCTTACCCATTGGGGTGGGTAATATTTTCATTTTGCCACAGCCTTTTGATCCATCTAACCACATTTCAGTGATCATGTGACTTACTCTATCTAAATTAATACGCAGATTAGTTGGATGATCAACTTCACCTAGCACAGAATAACCTTTGGTAATCTGCTCATTTAGATTTTGTACTGCTCTGGCAATTTCATGACGGGGATAAACACGCTTATTGGCATTCTCCCTGTCACCTTCAATGAAGATCCCTTTCATATACAGGTCCTTACCTTCATTGGCCTGTATTGTTTCCATACAAGCCTGATCAAAGCTTAGATTTTCTGTTAAAAAGGGTTTCATATTATTTTCCTATTACTTTAAGTTAATTGATGTCTTGTTTGTGCCTGATGGCTCACTATTAGTTGGCTTCTTAGCACCTGAGAAAGACTTACCAGCGTTTGCACCTGGAACATTCTCAAAACTACCAGCACCCTTTAGCTTGCCTTCGCCCTTGCTATAAGCATTGCTTGGCTTACCATACTGCTTACCGTCTGGATCTTCACCCCTGCCGCCTTGAGCTAGGTTCTTGGCAGTTCCACCCATGTCGTTCTTACCAGCAACAGTTGATCTGCTGTTAGTTGAACCACCGATTGAACCATTGCCTACGCCCTGGCCTTCAGTGTTTCCAGGTGTTGCAACCTTCTCAACATACTCACGCATAAAGCCTTCTTCTGGCATATCATCCATGCCACCCATGTCACCATGTGAAGTCTCGCCGCCTTCATCACTCATTAGTTTTTCGAACTCTGCCTTGAGGTCGTCAAGAGCATCTTCGAGATCAACAACACGATCTTCTAGACCTTCTTCACCGCCCATGTCGTCGTCGCCCATGCCGTCGTCCATGTTATCCATGTCGCCGTCATCTTCGCCTTCTTCACCGTCTTCTTGGTCCATGCCTTCTTCGTCAGCTGAAATGTCGCCCATCATGTCGTCGGTGGCGTCCATGTTCTGGTCGTCATCTTCTTCCATGTCATCCTGCATTTCTTCTGCTACAAGGTCATTATAAATTTCACGTGACTTTTCAACAACAAGGTTGTGAAATAGCTCATTAGCTTTCTCTGTTTCCTCATTGATGATATATTCAATCAATTGTTCAAACTTATTTCGCATGTTGTATCACTCCTAAAAGATTAGTTCTATGCTGAACTTATTTACTGCGTAGATAATATCAGTATGTAAAATAGGGTTATTTTGAGTGATTTGGAAAAGATAAGCGTTTTTAAGCAGGAGGTGCTGCTGGCTGACCATACATCAGCTTCACTCTTTCAATCTGCTCTTTAAATTCCACAGAGCGTTGATCGTTCATTTTTCTTAGCTGGCTAATTTGTGCAAGGGTAAGTCTTGTCTTTCGTAGGTCTTCGATCTTTTCCTGACTGTCGTCTTTGGAAATATCTTGATAGCCTTTTCTCTCTTCGCGAAACATTTCTGCTAGTAGCATAATAAACAAGCACCTTGTATTTTATATTTATATAGCAAGGCTTGGTTCCGAACCACCAGGCGCTGTAGGTGCTGGTGCGCCGCCAGGAGCACCAGGAGCACCACCTTGGCTAATACCATCCTCTGTTCCAGGGGGTGCTTCTGCACCAGCATCAGCTGATAGATCACCAATTGTATCCAAGTCGCCGGTAATACCACCAGGAGTAACACCTACGTTACGCATGTCACTGCCTTGCGGCTTGCTCATGTCAGGAGTGCCGCGCTCTTCATGCCATAACTTCTCATTCTCTGCCATTTCCATTTCATTAAGTCCAAGATACTTCTTAAGAATGAAACGCTTGGCAAGGAATTCAGTGTCTTTAATGCCGCCAAATGCTGTAATACGCTGACTGTTGAGTTCAATTTCACGATAAGCAGCAAAGTTTTGTGGTTCACTGAAACGCATTTCAAACAAACTATTGTCTAAATTAAAGCCTCTCCACTTTAAAAATAGCTTAAATTCTTCATCAAACTTGCTACTAATATACTTCTGTAAACGCTTACAATACTCATTGAAACGATATTCCTGAATCAATGCAGTTGTTACTTTACCATCAGTATAGGCACGATCACTGTCATCCTTGCCTGTTGGCAAATAACTAGATGGAATACGCAATCCTCTGAACAACTTGTTCTGGAAGTAACGCAAGTCATCAATTTCACCTAGGTTTTGCCCACCTGGTAATACCTCAACACTTGATCCACGACCGTCCGCTGTCTGAGGGAAGAAGTAATCTTCATTGATTGACAGCGGATTATAGCTTGCATCCATTAGGTTTTGCCCGCCGCCACTTTGTGTTGGGATACGACGCTGATGAATTTCATTTTTAACACGCTCAAGGAATGACATCTGCATGTGCGCAGGCATGTTACCAACGTCAATTTTAAACACACGACGTTCAGGCGCACGTTGCACACGGTAAATTAATAGTGAGTCTTCAAGTAGTTCTTTTTGCTTGAATACTTTAAAAATACCCTCAAGTATGCTAACACCAAATGGCCAGTTAACATCAAGTCCTTCAGTTAAACTACAATGAATAACATGTTCTGCATCAATTGGAAACTCATTTGTACCAACACCAAAGCGATTATTTGAGTTTAACGAGTCACCGCCAATGCCATTGCTTGTATTATTACGACTTCCGCCGGAATATGGAGCAAAAGAATAAGTGTCGTTTTTGCCTGGTGGACGAGTAATTGTGTCATTCTGTAAGTTGGGAGCAAGATCACGAACATAGTAAACTTCAGGAACTTTACCCTGTGACTCGTTTACAATGATTTTACTGACCTTATTCATTTCACTCCAGTACCACTTGTAAGTTTCTGGATCACGAACAAAAATTTGATCGCCGTACTTTAATACATTGCGGAAAATTTTAAAGATCTTACGATCAAAGTCGTTTAAACTATACCAAGCAGTAAGCTGTTCTTTTAAAATAGCAATTTCGTTTTCAGTTGCTTCATCATGAAAATGAAAGTTAAATGCTGTGTTTGTATCTTCGTTTGTCTGTGTGCAAAATTCAGCTAGAATATCAAGAGCGGCGTTTACTTCACTGTCAAGATCCATGTTTTCGTATTGTGAATAACGATCAATTCTATTGGGATGTCCGCTGTAAATATCGGGCAACATGCTTTGGTAATTTCTAAATGCAGCCTGTGCTTGACTATCTAGATATCCAAAGGCATAGTTTGCAGTTGAGCCATTAACTGGGCTCATACTGCCATCGGTAACCACACGAAAATGTTTTGTCCAAGCCATAATTTTATCCTATTATATATTTACATTAACTTACGGCTGATACAGTATTTCTAGTATTGTTAGAAATATTACGCATTAAGTCCAGTTGATCTTCCATTGTTCTTGAAATTACCATTAATAGCGTTGTCATATCTTGCATTGAAGCTTTGTCTTCTTCTTTTTTACTGGTAAGTGCAGTAGCCATTAGCTTATCACGATCTGTTTCTTGTATTCCAGCAGCTTGTTTTATCGCTTCTGCTCTTGCTGCTTCTGTCATTGCTGCAAATTGTTGAGTTTGTGTGTTTAGATTTGATGTAGGTGTTCCTGAACCTTGATCAGATGGTGTTGCTTGAACTGCGGCAGGAGTATCTTCACCGAACATCCAATCATATAAGGCTGTACCAGCTTTTTCGCCAGCCATACCACCAACAATTGCACCTGGTATAGCGGCGACTCCACCAGTAACAGCACCAGCGCCAAGACCACCAGCTGCTGCGCCAAGTCCAGATCCAATTCCAGCAGCTAAACTTCTACCTAGTTTACCACTTTGCATGTATTCCATACCACCTGCAATAGCACTACCAACTAATGGTATTTTCTTTAAGAAGCTACTACCAAAACCTTTAGCTAATTCTGCACCTGCTGAGCCTGCTAATCCACTAGCACCAGCACTTACTGCTCCTGAAGCACTTCCTGCTAATCCAGCAGCACCAGTTAACATACCTTTACCAGCTGAAACTACACTACCAACTTTGGAGCTTAACCATTGTCCAGCACCGCCAGCGGCACCAGAAACTGCACCACCTAAGGTAGATCCACCAGCAGTTGGTATTTTTCCTAATACTCCGCCAAGTTTAGCGGCTACTTCTGCTCCAATAGTACCCGCTGCCATCATCCAAGTTTCTTTACTTGATATAACATCCATTAATCCTGACGCTGCACTACTTGCTGCGCCGCCTGCCCCGCCACCGGTTACTTTGTTAATAGTTTTAACTAATTCCATAGTTGCTGTATTTGCAAGACCCATAGCTTCACCAAACAACTTAACAGCACCAGCTTGAGTTGCTACTTGTTCTAGTGCTACTTGAGTTTGAGCAGCAGCTATATTCAGTTTTGCAAATTGTTCAGTAGTTGGATCCATGGTTTTTGGATCCATAGCTTTAGCAATACCAGCTATATTCTCTGACATTGCCTTATCATCAATATTAGCCCCAGCTCTAATTAAAGCATCGTTTGCACCGCCTATATTTTTTGCAATATCGGAACCATGTTGTCCAGCTTGATTTGCTGCGTCGGACATTCTTACGCCTATTGAATCGGCTGCGGCTGCGGCTTTTCCAGCAGCAGATAATGTTTTAATAGCTTTTGCAGAAGCGGCGGCACCGTCTTTAGATCCTGCTTGGACATCAGCTGCCATTTCTCTTAACATATCCATATAAGCTGCATTAGCTCTTATTGCAGGATCAGTTACTTCATGATTACCTGCTATTTGTGTTAATGCAATTCTAGCTTTATCTGCATCGGGACCTAATTTACCAAGAGCTGTAAAATTCGACTGGAATACTGTTTTTTGATCAGCAGTCAATTTATTAATTAGTGCGCCGCGCATTGTTTCAGCACGAGCTTTTGCCATCTCCTGCTCAGCTGATTTACCCAATAGTTGTTGATTTACTTTAAGATCTTTTCCATACTGAACTGTAAGTTCAGTAATTCTTCCTTGTGCTTCAGCAAATCCTATACCTCTTGATCTTGCAGCTTCAAACGCACTACCTGTTAATGCAATTCTATCTTTTACATCAGTAAATCCCAACGCAAATAATTCAGTTGCTTCCTTACCCGAAGATAATCCTTTGCCAAATTGGCCAATCATCTTAGTAGCGCCAGTTAGACTAATACCCGAACGTTCAAACGCATCTTGGCCGGCAGATATACCGGCTACTAAATCTCCCATTTTAACACCAGCAGACCCTGCTATATTTCTTAGCTCGGACATGCCTCCACCAAAAACAGCACCAGCGGCGGCGGCTTGAGTGAAAGATTTCTGATAGTCCACCATAATAGGAGCAATAGTAGACATTGCTTGGCCAGCAAGTTTGGCGGCCGCACCAAGACCTTGAGCAGCAAGCCCAGCGCCTTGCAGAAGAATACCAAAGCCTTTGGTACGTGGGTTTGTACTAGTAGTTAATGTCTGCCCAAGCCCACCAGCTGCGGTGCCAGCAGCATTTAATCCTTGTCCGGCTTTTTCAGCATATTTGGACGCCATGTCAGCGCCAGCTTGTAATGGATCTTTATTAATAGAAGCAGCCAAACTTTTTGCAACATCACCAGCTGCCTGTCCTAATGGCAACAAATAGCTTTTAGTTAATGCCAGTGATTCATTGAATCCTTTCTGTCTTTGTTCAGTTTTTACTAAAGCTTCTGCCTGGCGAAATTGAGCATCAACTGCTTTTTTTTGTTCTTGCGTAGCACCTTTCATGCTATCCGAATTATCTTTTTGTATTTTCTGCCATTCTTCGTCTTTTTGTTTTCTTGATTTAGAAGATTCTTCAATACGTCGTCTCTCTTCGACGAGTTCTTTTGACAACAACTTACGAGCATCTTTCTCGTCGCCGACACGTTTAGACAATTCGTTTATTTGAGTTTGTGTTTCTTTTATGCTTTTATTAAGTTTCTGAATAATCCCGGTCAGAAGCTCGTACTCTTTCGTACCTTTTTGATACGTAGCACGTTGTTTTTCTAAATACTCTAATTGAGTTTTTTTCGCTTCTTCGGTTTCATCAGCCATTTAAAAATTCAAACCCCAATTTCAGCACCGATAAGTATATGGCACTAGTTATTTATAGGACAAAAAAATGCAGCCCACTTCAATAAATCCATTAGCAAAACATTTTCGTCAACCAGCTATCTATCTGTCGTTACCAAGTGAAGGGAAATATTGGGAAGATGGAAGTCTTGACCTACCATTAAATGGCCAAATAGCAATTTATCCAATGACCACCAGAGACGAAATCATGATACGTACACCCGATGCGTTATTAAATGGTGAAAGCATGATCAGTGTCATACAAAGTTGCTGTCCACAAATTAAAGATGCTTGGAAAATGCCCAGTGTTGATGTTGATGCCGTACTAGTCGCTATTAGAGTTGCCAGCTATGGACAAGACATGGACATTGACAGCAAGTGCCCAAATGAAGCTTGTTCGCACGAGAATTCACATTCTCTTGATCTTACAGGTATCCTAGACGGTCTACATGCCCCAAATTATAATAAGAAAGTTTTTATCGAGGGATTAAAAATCAAATTAAAACCACAAAGCTATTTTGAAGGCAACAGAACTAACTTACTTAATTTTGAGGAACAAAGACTTCTAGGTGTTATTTCAAATGATGAAATGCCAAGTGATCAAAAAATGAAACAGTTTCAGGAACACATGGGAAGAATGGTAAGTTTAAACCTTGATATAATTACTGCTGGCACTGAATCAATAGAAATTGAAGACGGCACGATAGTCACTGATTATAATTTTATTAAAGAATTTTATGACAATGCTGGTAGTAAAGTAATTAATTCTGTTAGAAAACAATTTGAAGAATTTGCAAAAACTGCTTCGTTGCCACAACCCAAAGTAAAATGTGAAGAATGTGGGACTGAATATCCTGTTGAGATTACATTTGATTATACACGTTTTTTCGTGGACGCCTCTTAACTCTGGATAGAGAAGGTATCATAAAGCTTGTACAAAGCTATGAACGCCAAGTTAAGGGGCTAAAAGAAGAAGCACTTCGTATGTGTTGGTATATGAGAGGTGGACTTACTTACGACGAATCATTTTGTTTGGGATTTCAAGAACGAGAAATCATTAACACTATCATTAAGTCAAATTTAGAGATAACTCAAAAGTCAGGAACACCATTCTTCTAATATAGGATGTTTGCTTACGCAAACAGTTAACTCACTATCGTTCGTTAACATTTTCTCTTATAACTTTTTGTTAGATTAGAAGTCATACTGATCCCTTTCGGGACCAGGGACAAAGAAACTTTTTGTTGAGTTCTCCATCATACTAAGTTACAGGAAACTGTCTTTAAACAGGGTGGCGGTTGGCCGGTACCACATTATTCCAGCTGATTTAATCCAACGGTCATTATCATACCCTAACTAGCGAATATGTATAACGCTGCGGTTGCTTTCTCTCAGAGCCGCAATCATTTAGCCTATCGTTTGGCCTTACGTTGTCCACTTTCACGATTATCGGGGCGTGAGACCTTCAATTTTTAAACTGATAAGGGACTATATAGCCTAAGGTGCCTTCATTGCCACTTCATCCACATGCTCTGATGGGGGATAAAATTTTACAGCCGAGATGTTGCCATTATAGTACTTGCGGGTGCCACTGGGTAGTTTAATATATTATATTATCTTTTTAGAGCTTAATCAAATTATTTTTAAACTTTGAATGAATAATTGCTGTATTTTGGCGACAAGATTCGTCTTTTTAGAACCCCTTTAGAAATATCAAGTGCTATAGATGCAGCAGCCAAACTATCGTATTCGATATTATCAACGATACAACTAATTGCGGGGATATACTTTCTTTCTTTTGCTCTTTTTGACATTTTTTCTTTTGTTTCTCTTTTGATTTCTTTTCCTCGATGAGCAATTCCTATTTTTTCTTTTGTTTCATCTGACAATTCTTTATATTGATTGATTTCACTTAGTTTTTGTTTATGTTCCAATGATTTTGGAATCCCACTCTTAGCTTCACTCATTTTTTTCTTAGTAGATTCTGATCGAATACTACCACACGCATTCTTATTGCCTTGTGCTTTTTCTGACATTTTTTCTTTTGTTTTATTGGTGTGCTTATCTAACCTAAATTTTATAGCTCCAATATTTCCGTTGTAATATTTTCTCTCCCCATTGGGTAATGTAGCAGATAAAACTTTTTCTTCCCATTGGATCTCTACTTCTCTATAAACAAGTTCAGCTTTAGTTTTACATAATTCAATAATTTCAAACTTAAATTTGTCTTTCTCAAAATCACTGATTAGTTGATTAATGATTGATGAACTGGATGTATAGGTTTTCCAATCTGATTCCTTTACTACCTTTTTCCTGTTAATTCTATTTGCGATCTTTTTACGGTTAGTTGAATGGAATTGTTTTCGACCTATATACATCATGTTGTTTTCTAAGTTGGTTATTCGATATATAAAACCAAACCAATGATCAATATCTATCTCATTAAAAGTAGTAGTCCAATGGCCAAAATCGTTTGTCATAAAAAATCCTATATTGATAATTGTATTTACCAATATATTTATTTTTACTTCTTTTAGCCAACATATTCATCCTCAGAGTATTCTGTAAATCCGTTAGTTTTGACAACTCTAACGCTATCTTACCTGGTATATCTGTTGGAACACTATTATGAACTACTATGAGGAACAGTATACACATAATCACTCCATCTAATTATTTCAAATCTTCCATCATGATGTTCCACTAATGCTGTACAGGATTCTACCCAATCCCCGCAGTTCATGTACCTGATATTAGATATATCCCGAATATTAGCGTGATGAATATGACCACATATAATTCCATCTAAATTCTTGCTCCTCACATAGTTGGCCAGCGTTGTTTCATAGTCTCCTATGAAGTTCACTGATTCTTTTACTGTGTGTTTAAGATATGAACTCAGTGACCAATGGGGCAGATTAAATTTTGATCTAATCTTGCTGACCCAACGACCGATATCTATGCTAACATCATATGCCCATGATCCCAAGTGTGCTAACCATTGTGCGTTCTTCATGACGATATCAAATTGATCGCCATGTGTAACAAGATATAGTTTACCATCTATGCCAACATGTATACATTCTTCGACTAATATGATATGTCCAAACTCAGCATCGCAGTATTCACGCAGTAGATCATCATGATTACCTGGGATGTAAACTACCTCAACACCTTTGCGAGCACGACGCAATAATTTCTGTATGACATCGCTGTGGAACTGACTCCATATCTTCTTCTTGCTCATTGCCCAACAGTCAATGATATCGCCCACGAGATATATCTTCTCGCATTCGAAAGTCTTCATGAATTCCAGCAGTTGATCTGCTTGGCTCATTTTAGTTCCAAGATGTATATCAGATATGAATACAGATCGATAAGAATTCATCTAAAGTCCTTGTAGGTATTAGTAACTGCTCGATCTTTAAATGTCACTGATAGATAATTCTTAAAGTATAACCAAGTTGTAGTAAACACCCCTTGATCTTTTAATCGTCTTGGACTTGAATGTAATTTTAGTTTCATAGCAAACTTGATCATACCAAATTTTTCAAGACGTTTAGCAGTCATTGTGTCTTCACCATAGAACGCTATACTTGTATCATATCCATTGGTGGCATCTAATGCTGCTTTCTTTATTAGGGAATTGCCGCCCTGTAAGAACACACCAATGAAACTGTTGCTGAACCAAGCAAGATAATAATATATCTTAGTTGATATAGCAAGCGAACGTGACACATCATCATATACTAAAGGACCTGTAACAGCAGCAACTCCAGGATCGGCAATTTTTAACAATGCTGTTTCAATCCAGCCGTCGCATAATCTCGAATCAGCGTCAATGTTTGCTATTAGATTATATTGGGCAGTCTCGTAGCCTTTCTGACGGGCGAATACAACTCCTTTTTGTCTTTCTGAAACAACTGTTACACCTTCTTGCATGGCAATTAGAACAGTTTGATCTGTGCAGTTATTGTCAACTACGATGATCTCGTAGTGAGGGAGACTGGAAGCCTCCCTCACGATTGAGCGTATACAATCTCTTATATACTTCTCTTCATTATAACATGGGATAACGAATGATATGCCCATGTTAGTGCTTTATGGTTGTCCATACTGTATTCTTGATTTCCTTAACTACATTAGCAGGCATTGGAATATAGTCAAGGTCTTCAGCAGACTTATTTCCATTACTAAACGCCCAGTTAAAGAAAGCAATAGCTTCTCTGCTGGCTGCGGGATCTGAAGGTTCAGAATACATTAGGACGAATGTGGCAGCAGTCAAGGGCCAGGAATCATCTCCCAACTGATTAGTAAGCACTACACCGAATCCCGGAACGCTGTTCCAATCTGCCTTGGCTGCTGCCGAGCTGAATGACTTAACTGTTGGCTCAACTGTCTTGCCAGCAGCATTGATCATTTTAGTAGTTGTTAGTTTATTTTGTTTGGCATAAGCATATTCAACATAACCAATGCTGTTCTTGCTCTGCTGTACATTAGATGCTACACCGTCATTGCCCTTAGCACCTACACCAACTGGCCATTCAATAGCAGCGCCTTCTCCTGGTCCATTCTTCCAATCAGCACTAACCTTGCTTAGATAGTTAGTAAAGTTAAATGTAGTCCCGGATCCATCACTACGACGCACTACTGTGATTGGTGCATCGGGTAGCTTAACTGCTGGGTTTAACTTTGCGATAGCAGTATCGTTCCACTTCTTGATCTTGCCAAGATAGATATTAGCAATAGTAGTGCCGTCGAGTGTTAAATCACCACTCTTAACTCCTTCAACATTGATAGCTAGTACAATACCGCCCATAATCTCTGGCCATTGGACGAAACGGTACTTTAGTAGATCCTCTAGTCCCAGTGGCATATCAGTAGCTCCAAATGTCACTGTCTTGGCCTGTATCTGCTTGATACCAGCACCACTACCTATTGATTGATAATTTACTTGATTACCAGTTGAAGTCTTATATGAATCTGACCATTTTGAAATAATAGGGAAAGCAAATGTTGAACCTGCTCCTGTAATATCTGCTGCTTGTACCGATGTTGCAAGCATCAAACTTGCAATTGCTAATGTCATCTTCTTTAGCATAAATGAGACTCCTTGTTATGCGAGCCTTATTTAAACACACTAATATGACGGTTTTATTACAAACAGCAGTTTTTTTAACAATTAATCAGAAAAATTATCGTAGCTGGTGAAGCCATTTTCCTTGATAACCTTCATGACATTGTTGACACGCCCAGCTAATTCATCCTTGTGACTTACAAGGAAAATGCTTTTATTGCGCTCACGTGCCATCTTCTTGAGAATAGCTAGACTGTTCTCAACACCACTTGAGTCCATGCCACTGTCAATCATCTCGTCAATAAACAGTAGATTGATGGGGCTATACAAGCTTTCCCATACATCTCTAAATGCAAAACTTAACGAAAGTATAAGACGATTACGTTCACCACGACTAAGATTATCGAAATCAAGTTCCCTACCTAACTCTGTGATTTCTACTGTGAGATCATTCAGGAACTTGACTTCATGCGGCAATCCAATTGCCTGTAGATAAGCACCCAGTCGAGTATTGAGATAAGCAAGGTTCTGATCAATGATGCGCTTGCGAACAAAGCTATCCTTGTTGGTCAGTAGTTTGAGTAGAAACTCCTGATGCTCTTTAAACTGTGTGAGTACATTAATTTGATCCCATGTCACTTGCTCAATTGCTGTAGTTTCCATGTCAACAATCTGTTCAGCATATGGGTCTTGGTCATCACGTTTACGATCAAGTTGCTCAACCAGTTTCTCAAGTGTACTGCGATGGCTTAATGCTTTCTCTAAGGTGTCATAGATAACCTTAGGAGCAGTTACAATTGAACCAATGCTATTCAATTGATCCTGATACTCATTGGCTTTCTCTTGAAGAGCAAGCATTTGAGTTTGGCAATCGCTATATTGCTTGACTTTGCCTTCCAGTATCATACCTTTATTGGCATCATGCAGTGTTGATCCACAAGCATAACAAGTATGATTGTTGAGATCTTCTATTTCTTCTGCGAGCTTCTGATACCGCTTTTCTTCTTTGGCATAGTCAGCTGTTAAGCTGCGCAGCCACTTGTCGCATTCTGTTTTCTTTTTAACACGTTCATGATAAGCAGTTAATTCCTTGTGAGCCAGGATCTCAGCTTCAATATCAACATTGGCGAGGTCCATTAGCCCACGCTCAAGTGTCAGTACATCCTCTTCATGTTTGGAATGCCAGAGCTTTTGCCTGCGCTTGAGATTTTCAATTTGATCTTCAATGCGCTTGTTGGCATCCTGTACTGCCTTGATGCGAATCTCTTCCTCGGTAATTGATTCCTTAGTGGACTTTACAAATTCCTTAAGCCTATCAGCTTTTTCACTGAGAATTGTAATGCCCAATAGCTGCTCAATAACATTGCGTTGATCATTGGCTCGCATACTGAGGAAAGGTTCAGTGTAAGTGTTGAGCGCAAGAACGTGCTTAAACATGTCATGTGACATGCCCAATATACGTTCGATGTCCTGCTGTGTCTCACGACTATCGCCTTGACTATCATCCTGATAGCCATCTTTCTCTTCGCCGTTAACATACAGTTTTAGGACATTTGACTTGCGTCCGCGCTCAATTTTATATTCCTGTCCATTGACTTCAAAGTCAACGGTCACCATCATATTCTTAGCGTTGGTTTTGTTAATAAGATTATCACGTTTGATGTTAGTAAGTGCTTGACCGTAGAGTCCATAGCTCAAAGCATTGATGATTGTGGTTTTACCCGTGCCATTTCTAGCACCAGAATCATCACCTCCTAAATCTAAGTTTTCACCAAGTACGAGAGTTAGATCTCTACGGTCAAAGTCCACGGCTTGGGTCGCATTGCCCACGCTCATGAAATTCTTTACTGTTAAGTTTTTAATCTTAATCATTAATATCACTCTATATGTTTGTGTTAGGAAAGTCTATTAAAAACGTCGCTGCTAGACGACTCATTAAATCTATTCTTCTTTAACCATTCATAGTAGTTGGGCCAGCATTGCTGGCTAATATACTGATTTCTTGCTTTATTATATGCAAAGAACGCTTCTGCCATCTGCCTATCAGCATCAGACATTATAGTAGGATTAAACTTTGATCTATCAACATCACATGCAATACTCATACGATAATACATCTGATGCCAAAAATGAGGCAGTCGTCCCTCAATGTCTGTGCGCTGCTCATTAACAATGTCTTCAAGCTGTTGCATATCAATCATTGCACGACGACTATCCCACCATGCACCACGACGCTTGCTAAGTCCAAAGTTAAACAGCAGTCGTAGGTTACGTTCCTCAACAACCAACTGTTGATTCTTATTAAACTGATTCCTTGCTGCATCTACTGTATCCAGCTTTAATGCAGCAAATAGATCTTCAAGTGATCGACTGTGTATATCAAATGTAGGGGCATCATATGGGTCAACAAATCCAGCACTGATTCCAAGTGGAACTACGTTATCAACCCAACTGGTCTTGTAATACCCAGGTGACCATTTGATTTGTCTGGGCTGAGCAATACGAACGCCTGCGGTCTCATTTAAAAGTTTCTGTAATGGGACTTCATCGCTTGTCATGTTTTGATTATAGATGTAACCATTGCCAATTCTGTGATAAAGTTTTACTTTAAAACGCCAACCATGGTCCTCACCGTAAATTTCAGTACCACCTGTCATTTCCTTAGCGGGATCGTCATATCGTGTGGGACATACCCAAGCAGTATTACAATATTCACTGCCCATGTTATGCCAAGTATTGTTTACTTTACTAATCAGTATGCGGTTAAATCCACTTGCGTCAATATACAGATCGGCTGTAATTGTTTGATCATTTTCAAGTACAATACCACGGCTAAAATTGACTACAGTATTTGTAATGTGTTCACAGTTGCCAGTTAATGCAAGTTCCTTTAAGAACTCAACAGACTGTTCGGCATCAATGTGATAGCTGTAACCCTCATCTGGACGTAATACATAATTGCCTTCTGCATTGACGGGGGCAACAGGATTTTTAGTAAAATAGCTGGTTTCGTTAGCTTCCAGGATATAATCGTCAAATGTCTTGTTGTTGTCGCGATTGATAGTCATCCAAGCTTGTTGTATTCCCACATCACCAGCACGTTTACTCCAGGGTTCATAAAATTCTGGATAATCAAACTTGCCGTAAAAGTTAGTAAGCGAGCTAACTTTGAGGTTAAAGAATTTACCATAGCTAAAGCTTTTGTGATCCTGCCAAAAGTCAGTGGCAGTTAACCCATATTTGTAGATAGCACCGGTACGCCACATAAGCATACGGTCATCCTTAAGTCCCAGTAGGCGTTTCCAATCATACGGCGCACTGTAACCCAGTGTTTCACCTACTCCCAAACGTGGGTACTTGTCGCTATCAATAACGATTAGCTTGATATTGGGGAAATTGTGGCGCAATGCTGCGGCTGTATACCAACCAGCGAATCCACCACCCACTATGGCAATGCTATTAATCATAGTCCGGTATAGATTTCCATTAAGATCTTACGATCATAATGCTTGGTGTCAATTGACTCAATTTGATTCAATACAATTTGATCTACTGATTCAAACGCTACATCAATTGGTGTTCCATTAAGGTCAAGTTCCTGCTTATGTGGAATCAAGCTAAGTTCTCTTGCGCCATATTGTCCCAGCATAGTTTCCTTAATGAAGTTTGCTTCTTCATAGCTAATACTGATGTCCAAGTTGACACGAGCATAGGTGCGATCATTAAGGAATATTTCAGGATTATCAATTAACTGAGCAAGGCTCATAACGCGATACTCGGGACCCGCAGTCCAGTTAAAGTATTCTGGCTTTGATCCCCAATCTAAGATAACTGCGCCACGATCATTGTCCCACGCATCAGCAAAGTTATGTGGGAAAGCATTACCAATGTAATGTACATTATCCTGTACTTGTCGCTTGTGGAAGTGTCCAGTAAACACCAAGTCAACGTGTCCAAAATCATCCTTGCGTAGTTCGCCGTGATCTGGCATCGCTACCATAGAATTCATCAAAAAACGAGGAAGTTCAAAATGTCCCATGACATAACGATCTTTGATCTTACGCATGTTCTTATGTTCTTCGCCAATTAGCCATGGAACAAAACAAACATCTCCTTCACTATACTGATCATTAATCAATTCAATGTTCTTAAATTTTGACATATATTTGATGCTACTGATAGCTCTTTTATCTTTATAGAATAAATCATGATTTCCTGGAATCACCATAATTCTACAACCAACAGAATCTAATTTTTCTAATATACGCAAACTATAGTCCATAGTTTGGATGTTAATTGAATTTCGATTATGATGAAAATCACCTAAAAACAAAATAGTATCGCAGTTTTTTGTTTTTACGAGATTGATAAACCAATCAATATATCTCAAACAATCTTCATTATGTACTTGGCTATTTGATTTTTGACCAACATGGAGATCACTGAATATTGCTGCTTTTTTGAACAAGTTTGTCATAATATGATTATAAAACAATATTCATACAAAGTCAATAAATAACAGTGTAGATCACGGACTGCAATCCCACCTACTCTATCGCTTGAAGGAGCAACAGCATGAATATTTATTCACATAACAATCAGTTCATTAATAACAAATATACCAAGTGGTATTATGATATTGTATTGAATGCTCAGCATCGAAGTAAAAATAATAATTTATATTATGAATTACATCATGTTTTACCTAAATGTATTTTTCCAGAATTTAAAAAAGAAAAATGGAATCTTGTATTACTGACAGCAAGAGAACATTTTATATGTCATCTTCTTTTAACTAAAATGACTGAAAATAAAAACAGATATAGAATGTTACAAGCAGCAGTATCATTTACTAAATGGACTACTAAAAAGCAGGTTAGATACGTTATAGTAAATTCGAGAATTTTTGAAAAACTTAAAAAAGATAGAAGTCTGGCATTGAAAGAATTATGGCAAACTGATGAACAATATCGAAATGCAGCGTTATCTGGGTTTAGACAAAAGAATAAAGATCAATTGTTTCAAAAAGTTCGAGCGGATGAATTAAAAATACTATGGAAAGATCCATCATACATTGAAAAAATGAGTAGTCGTAAAAGAACTTATAAAAAAGTTATTATATTTGGTATCGTGTATGATTCAATGATTGAAGCGGGGAAAGCATTAAACATAAGTTCTAATAGAGTTTCGAAAAGATGTTCCAGTCAACAAGTAAAATTTGCTGACTGGAATTATTATTAACTCTTGCCTATTAAGCTAGTGGGATCAATATCAGCTACCACAATCTCTTTGGCTTTGATTGCATTATCAGTCTGTCTAGTATAAGACGGATTCAAGTTATTCATTTCTAGGATATCATCTCTTAAGTTTTGATTACGCTTCTCAACATTAAGAACACGAGTAAAGCTATTAGCTATGGTCGCAGTGTAGTAAGCAAATGGGTTGTTTGACTTTGATTCATCAAACTGTAGTCCAACTTGGCTTAACTGTAACAATGCTTGACTACGCATTTCATCGTTATAGGTATATCCACGCCAGTTGCCCTTGGATCCAAAACGCTCACACAGTTTCATGAACATTCTAGCGAGTTGTGGTCGCATGAACCCATGATCCTTGTTGAACCATCCATTGTCCAATCCGCCTTCCCAATGACTTTTGCCAACACATACCATTTCATCATCTTCGTTGAATCTATAGTGTTGGAACGGTGGGAAGTTAATTTTGGCATGTAAGTCACTTGATGTCTTGGGCGTCTTTTTACGTCCAGGAGCCAATGGGATATGATCCCACGTGATAATTCTAAACACCAGTTCAGTCTTTTTAACCTTGTGCCAGTCAATTACATGATCATCTAACTTGGTTTTTACACCTGTTAGTTGAGCAGCTTCCCATGCTTGTTTTGCTATTCTATCAGCATGAGCACGTTTTGCTTCTGCAACTGTACGTTGATTAATTTTACTTAAACTGGGTAGAATTAAATCAAATTGGTGATCTTCTGGGGTGAGATAGCTACAATAAGTATTTTTACTTAAATGTATCTCACGCATCAGATCTTTATTTGTAAGATAGGGGGTACGTTTTAATGCCATAATTACTATTATATAGCCATATTTTAAATTGATAAATATTTTTGTTAGGAAAAATGTAATAAAATGCCAACATTGCAACCACAGAAATTAAACTTCTACGGTAGATCAAACGTAGCCCAAGCAGTGGGTCAGCTTGCCAATAACATCATTGGTAATCCCGTTCCCACAAACAACACCATAAATTCCACTAGGGGATCAGCTAGATCATTTAGCCCTGGTACGCAATCAGCTGCGGGAATTAACAGAGGGCAAAATACCAAAGCAAGTCCTTCATTGAACTTGCAAGGACTGCTAAATTCGGCAGCAGCAGGCGCCGCCTCATCATTGGTAAACAATATCATGGGCGCTCCAAATGCAACTTATTACGTTCCCAATGGATATAATCCCTACAGCGTTAACCCCAGTGCCAATAGACTTAACAGTAATGGTATGCCTGCTGGTGGCGCATATGTAGTTGATGATTTCAATGGTGCATTGCCCATTAATAACTTTAGTCCAGCTGCCGCATTTACAGATGTAGTTGAAGACAGAGTTATTATCAGTGATCAAACAAATTTATTCATTGGCAATCAAAGCAATAAGAACTTTAATCTCCTAAGAACAACTGGTGGTGTACTGTTCCCGTTCACCCCAACAATTACTGTTGGACATAAAGCAAATTATGAGATGGAAAGCCTACTTCAAACAAACTATGCAACTCCATATTACACAAGCAGTACAGTTGATTCAATTAATATTCAGGGTAGATTTACAGCTCAAACAGATATCGAGGGACAGTATGTTCTAGCAATGATACAATTCTTTAGAACTGTGACAAAGATGTTTTATGGTGCAAGTCAAAACAGAGGCACACCGCCTCCCATTCTATATCTGGATGCACATGGGCAGTATATGTTTGATCATATACCAGTGGTTATCAGTGATTTTTCTTATACATTACCAAATGATGTCAACTACATTACAGCTAACTTGGATGCAAAACATCCATCAAAGGTACCAACTGATCTCACAGTGAGTCTTAATCTAATACCTACTTACAGTAGAAACATGATTAGCAATAATTTTGATCTTGTTAAATTTAGCAATGGTGGCTTGCTCACTGACACTTACAAGCCAGGCACATCTAAACCTGGAGGGTGGTTATAATGTCAATCTCAGCCTCAAAATATAAAAACACAAGTCCTTATTTTGAAACAGGATATCTTGATGGTAAATTTTTGGATCTATTAACTGTTAGAAAATTTCCAGCAATGCCAGACGACATCTACAAACAAATCGGTGCAACATATCAATATAGACCAGATCTATTGAGTTATGATTTATATAAGACAGTGGACTATTGGTGGGTTTTCATGATACGAAACAGAGATGTGATTGTTGATCCCGTATGGGATTTTACTGCTGACAAATTCATCTATATTCCTAAACTTGCGACAATCGTTCAGAAAATGAGTTAATTTATGGCAAACGAAGCACCAGCAGCACCAACAGCTACAGTAAGATCCAATATACTTCATGGCTATGCAAACTACACATATGGCTTGCAGATGTGGGCTATCAGTGTGAAGCCAGGTCAGGGATTTAATTTAATAAGCGGCGGTGCAATTACCCCAGGTAAAGAGCCAACACTATTAAGTGCAGGTGAGTTATTGATTTCAAATGGTGGTCAAGGTCCTGATTCCATGCGTAGTCCCAGTTTCCCAACTGACTTTGTCATTGATAATTTAGAAATTGACAGTTTGGTTGGTAATAAAGGTGGTGATGCCAGAGGCACTGATGCATTAACTATTAAATTTGATATTATTGAACCATATACAGTTACTTTGCTTAATAGATTGAGAGATGTGGCTATACGTAATGGGTTTAATGCAGATTATAAATCTATAATTTATTGTATGAAAATTAGTTTTTATGGTTACGATGACAATGGTACTCCTCAATTAATTGATGCAACCAAATATATCCCATTTACATTAATTAATGTAAAATTTAATATTACAAATAAAGGTGCAGTATACACCTGTGACGGTATTCCAGCACAAAATATGATATTAACAATGTTGGATAACCAAGTACCATTCCATGTGGAAATGCAAGGGCAAACAATTCAAGACTTGTTTAATGCAACAGTAATTGAGAAGTCTACAAAAAGTGCGGGCACTGCTGCTAGAACTGACACCGCACCAAAAGCACCAAATTCTGGCAACACTACGGTAACAAAGGGAATTAAAACTGCACTTGATGATAATGAAAAATTTTATAAAGCAAATAAAGCACAGGAAGAACCAAATGAATATTGCTTTGAATTTGCACCTGAACTTGCTGCCGCTACAGTTATAACAAGTAATAAAATTTCAGACGAAGCTAGGAAGTATAGTAACGTAAAGGGTGCAGCTGGTGCAGATGAAATAGCCAAAGGTAAAGTGGGACAACTAACACTTGACTCCACAACTGGCACATTTAGAAGTCAAGCAGGTACTAAAATTACTGATCTTATTAAATCAGTTTTAACAGTATCTGATTTTATGCGTAAACAGTACAGTGATTCCCCAAATAAAAACATGCCTGTACGAGCTTGGAAAATTATTCCCAAGTTAGAAATTAAAGGTTATGATAAAATAACTCATTACTTTACTCGTAAGGTAACTTATGTTGTTAAACTATTTGACTATTATGGCGAAGCTCATCCAAATATGGGACAAAAAGCTGTTCCACCAGGCAGTGTCGTTAAAAAATACGAGTATCTATTCACAGGCAACAACCGTGACGTGATGAAAGTTGATCTAAACTTTCAAATGGCATTTTTTGAAGTACGTAACGGTGTTAAATCAAATTATGTGGATGACAGTAATAGTGGATCAGGTGAAATTGATGGATCCAGTAGATCAGATACACCAACTAATGTGGGGCAAGATCTAAGATTGTTTACGCCAATTATTAAACCAGTAACTGGTATTGCCAGTGAACAATTGCAGGCAGCAACGACCAACGACAAAGAAGCAATTACTGTTGGTGAAATGATGACCAAGTTACTAGATAACGGCGTGGATATAATGCAATTGGACATTGAGATCGTTGGTGATCCAGACTGGATTCAACAAGACAATGTTCTTTATGGTGATACTACGGACACAACTTCTAAAACATTGTCCAATGGTGCCATTAATTTTCAGGATAGTATAACTTGTTTTAATTTTACATTTAAAAGTCCCAGTAAAGACTATGATGATACAACTGGGTTATTTGATTTGTCAAATTCAGATACTGCTGTTTTTAGTGGAACTTATCAGGTAATATCTATTAAGAGTAGTTTTAGAAGAGGTAGATTTACACAAAAGCTTGATAATTTTAGAGTACCCATCCAAAAGGATACTGACGTGAAGCCGAAAGCAAATGCTGCTGGTGCTGCACCAGCTGATAAGCAACCGGTTATTACCCCTGCACCAACTCCAACATTGCCAGCAATTGGACAAAACGAATTAAACGCAGACGGATTGTTTAATGGTATAACTGGAGCAACACAAACACCAACATTTATGACAGGAGCCTAATCAACAATGCCCGTAATTACAGGTACAACAGGTAAAAAAGCACCCAAGCACACAGCACATGACAGTGCAGGTGGCGTTCGTGTTAACGCCGGTCCGTTCGTTGGTATTGTAAAAAATAATGTTGATCCCATGAGAGCAGGTCGACTACAAGTTTGGATTCCTGAACTCAGTGCTAATCCAGATGACAGTGCAGCGTGGCGTATCGTAAGCTATGCAAGTCCATTCTTTGGCAGTAATAGTTTTATCACACGCAGTAAAGATCAAAGCTTTGAAGGCAGTCCGCACAGTTATGGCATGTGGTTTGTTCCACCTGATGTAGGTAATAAAATTATATGTACTTTCGTAAATGGTGATCCCTTCAGAGGTTACTGGTTTGCTTGCGTTCCCGAGTGGCCCAATATGCACATGGTTCCTGGCATTGCCAATGGTGCATGGCATGGTGCAGGTCCGGAACCTCTAATTGAATACAATGATCAAGATCCTGCTTCAGCTGGTACTGACAACGTATTCTTTCAACGTGCGCAAACTCCTCATGCTTATCAAACACAGGTATGGCAACGACAGGGGCTATTGCAGGATAGAGATCGAGGACCTGGAACAAGCAGTGCATTCAGAGAAACTCCCAGTAGAGTATTTGGCATCAGTACACCTGGTCCTGAGGTTGCTGTTGCAAACAATGTGGATCCTAATAACCCTGAGCAAGTTGATCTCAATACTCGCGCAAGGCAAGGTGGTCATCAGTTTATTATGGACGATGGCGACATACAGGGCAACAACCAATTAATTCGCCTGCGTACTACCAACGGCAATATGTTGTTAATGAATGACAGTGCTGGCTTTATCTACATGATTAACAGTGCAGGCAGTGCATGGTTTGAGATGGATGCGACTGGAAATGTTCGCATCTTTAGTCAAGGATCATTTGAAGTTAAAGGTACAAATGGTATTACACTGGAATCAAATGGCCCTGTAAAGATCAGTGGCAGTACAATTGATCTCGCAGCCAAGTCATCATTCAAAGCCAGTGGTATGACAGCCAGTTTGTCAGGAATGATGACTACTACTGTCAGTGGTATGATGGGACTTGACTTATTTGGCGGCATGAAAGTTCACATTACTGGTATGATGTGCGTAGGTATCATGGGTATGATGCACGTTGACATCAAGGGTGGTTGTATTGGACTTAACACTAAAATTCCAGGCAAGGCAAGTCCAGCTGGTCCAGCTTCTCCAGGCAGAGGACCAACGCATGAACCCTACGGGCATATTAATAGCGCAACCAATAGCCCAAGTACAACTAGAGATTACAGTAGTAGTGCAGGTGTCATTGGTGGAAACTCTGGCAGTTATGGTGCGGCGGCGAGCTTTGGTAATACTGCAAGTGTTCCACAGTACTATGGCGTGCTTACTAATTCAAATGGACCAATTAAGTTTACTACTGGTCTACAGGGAAGCCTAGAAGGACAAGCAGCTAATCTCGGAGACGCTGCTTCTTACAATGCATATGATGCAACTTCAACATATTTTACAAATGCTGATTTAAAGCTTCCTGTTGCGGCAACTGGCTTTGCTATTGATGTCAGCAATCCATCATGGCTGTCTTCAATGTCACATAATAGATTGACTCCAGGTGAGGTACAAAACAATCCTGGTAATTTAACTGGATTTGCAAATGATCCGTTTGCTGTTGGGCAAGTAAATGGACTTAATGTTTACGCATCACCTGAAGACGGCATTGCTGCATTAACATTGATGTTGGATTTAATCCAGCAGGAGGGGTCATCCACTGTGGAAGAAGTCATCAATTCATATATTGCTAAAAAAGGATTAAAGATATGACCAATCCAGTAGCTGTTGATTTTTTAAAAAGTTTGACATATAAATTTGGTCTTGATCCCAAACAGCAAATTGACATGAATGATCCCATGACTAGATTAGTTATGGCAATAAGCATTGCAACTACTGAACAAGGTGAAAACATTTACAGCTATGATCAATATATCAAGGGCTGTGCAGAATCCGCTGGTATTGATCCAGCAGTATTTGACAGTGAAGTAAACCCCACTAGTCTAGGTATTGAAAATAACAACCCGTCTACTGGAACAAATGCTAGTAGTGCTGGTGGATCTGCAGGAGGCAGTAGTGGAAATACTTCTGGTTATGTAAGTCCCAAGTTACCTAAAATTGTAGCGGGCGGCAGCAGTTTACCAACTACATTAATTTCTCAATATGCTGCTACTGGTACTGCTGCTATATTAGCCACGCCAGCTTTTCAAAATGTATTTGGTGGCATATCATTGAATACTATATCATTTAAAGATGGTGGGCTGGTTGTGGATACAGCCGCAAATGCGGTAGGAAATGGTGTTGCTGCATCTGTTACCAATGCTCAAGGTGTAATAACTGCTGCTTCAGCTGGTGTTCCAACAGCATTTGGTGAAAATGTAAAAATTCCAGCTGGTACTTCAAGTCAAGCTGACGCTACATTAAAAGCTCAACTTGAATCACAGCTGGCAGCTGATAGAATAGATGTTGGTCTACCGCCAACTTTGAGTGATAGCGAATGGGCTGCGGCAAAGGGTATTGTTGTTTCAGAAGGTGGTAACCCTGCATATACGTTAGCAGCCCTTGCCAATAGATCTATTGCATCTGGCGAGCCATTGGATGTTGTTGCATTTGCTGATAAACAATTTACTCCAGCAACAAGTGCATTAACTGGGTATGGAGATAGACTTGTTGGCGTGGACACAGCTGGCTTCCAAAAATTTAATACTGGTGCATTAAGTCCTGCTACTGGTAGTATGGAATATGCTGTAACTAATCTTAAAGAACCTTATGACAAAGACATTGTATATTTTAATACTGCAAGTTTGGGAAATATTAATGGAACAAATCCTGTTGTATTAAATGGGCAAGTTTATGCCAGTGGTTCATTGGATGCAGATTATTCTAAAGGTGGCGCAGCAAATGTAGCAAAATGGGATGCATTCTTGACATCTAAGGGCAGTACAATACCAACTATTGGTACCAGTGGTGATATAGTGCAGGTTGGTAGTAACATCAGTGGTGCAGATTATCAAGCGTTGTATAAAGCATTACCATACGAAGGTGCAAAGTTTACAGTAACAGATGCTAGTTTTGTATCCAGTGATGGTACTGGTACTTACAGAGAAATTACAAGTAATGGTGGTTTAGTCTATTATCAAAATATTAAAACTGGGGCAATATATGATAGTGCAGATAACATTGTGAAGCCACCAAATGGTGTTCCTGCAAACTTTACAAATGAAACATTAAATGATAATGGAACTTACACATACAGTGATCCTGCTAAACCTGAAGCAACATATACTATGTCAGCGGATTTTAAATCTATAACGAACAATCAGACTTCAAGCGGATTGTACTCTATAAATTCTGATGGGATATTAGTGCCAGCTGGCGCAACAACAGCAACAACAGGTGGTCCCGTAGTTATTTCGGCTGATGCTGCCATTAATAATGCTAATATTGACAGTGTCACTGCCGGGGTAAACATTAGGAGTGGGGCTGGATATGGTGACATGTATACTGGTACAGGTACTTTTGGTATAGGCGGTGCATCAATGATGTCTGAAAATTCAAGTGGTATTGTGGTTCCCGCGAATACTGGTGCTCCTGCTGCTTGGTCTGGTGGCGCATTGACCGCTCAAGAAAATATAGCAAATCAAGTAAATGATCAAAGTGCATTATATGCGGCAAATTCAGCTAGAATTGATCAATTAACTGCTACCAATGCAACATTGCAGGCACAGATCAATCAATCTCCAGATCTAGCTTCAACACCTGGCGTTACTTGGAATTCTGACCTCGCAGCGAATAACGCAACAATAGCTAATTTGCAGAGAGATAATTCCAATCTTCAAGGATTGATTGCTAATTCCACAGAGCAATATGATTCAATGACGCCATATAATCCGCCTGATACAATGCCTGACAATGCATATTCAACATTTAATACTCCGGCTTCAATGTATAATACCCCACTTTCTCCTGCAACAGGATTTTCAACTGATACCGCTGCCGTACCAACTCCCGATACTGGCGTAGTCAATAGTTCTAATATTACACCAGGTAGTCAAGCACAAACCAATGCTGCTAATGCTGCTGCTGGTGGCATGGGCGCCCCAGGATGTTAAGGTAAATACTCACATGGCATTATATAAAGGTTTCAGTACTAAGAATTTTAACTTCAGTAGCCCAACTACTATCACTGGCTTGGCTGATAATGATTTTGGTCCCTATACACTGACTGATAAAAACCTTATCATCATGGACTTGATCAATCAGTTTAATATTCGTAAGGGTGAGAAACTTATGAATCCCAATTACGGATGCTTGATCTGGGATAGACTGTTTGATCCTTTAACTCCAGAATTAAAAAATGCAATTGTGTCTGACGTTGCTACTATTGTTAGCAGCGATCCACGTATTAGTGTTGTTGAGCAAATATCACTACAGGAATCACCTGATGGACATGGATTGCTGCTAAGTGCGTCCATTGTTATTAAACAAACTAACGAATTGGTCAGCTTGAATTTTGCATTTGATGGAACAACTGGAGTTGTTAAGTCAACAGTAGGTTATTAAAATAGCACATTATAAGCCTTAATAAATAAAAAGAGGCTAGGAATAATGGCAACAACCAACAACAGACAAACGAATTTATTCGCAGTAGAAGACTGGAAGAAGCTCTACACTACATTTAGTGAAGCAGATTTCCAAGCATATGACTTTGAAACTATTCGCAAAGTTATGGTGGATTATCTTCGTACCTACTATGCAGAAGATTATAATGACTTCATTGAATCCAGTGAATTCATTGCTCTTGTTGACCTCATTGCTTTCCAAGCACAGAGCTTGGCATTCCGCACAGACTTAAATGCTCGTGAAAACTTCCTTGACACTGCTGAACGTAAAGACAGTGTACTACGTCTTGTAAAGCAACTCAACTATATTCCCAATAGAAACAAAGCTGCTAACGGTCTCTTAAAGATTCAAAGCATCAGTACAAGCGAAAGTGTATTTGATTACAGCAGTAATAACTTATCACGCAATTCAATTATTTGGAACGATCCCAGTAATCCAGACTGGTCAACACAATTTAGTCTCATTTTCAATGCTGCATTAGCAAGTGGGCAACGTGTTGGTAAACCCTTTGCCAGTAAGAATTTAAACGGTATTACAACTGAACAGTATAACATTTCTGTACCCAATAGTGTGCAAGCTATCTTCCCATTTACCACTACAATTAATGACGTAACCACACCATTTGAAATTATCAGTGCAAGTATTACAAATACTGATGCAGTAAGTGAAAATGATCCTGGCAACTTTGGTAATTTTGGATTGCTATATCAAAATGATGGACGTGGTAACGCAAGTCCAAATACAGGTTACTTTATGTTCTTTAAGCAGGGAACAACTTACAATTATGATATGACACTCAGTGACAAAATACCCAACAGAGTTGCAAGCATCAATTATGAGAATGTAAACAACGAAGACATTTGGTTATATGAACTTGAGAATGGTGTTATTGGTAATCAATGGACTAAGATTCCCAACATTATCGGTAGTAATGCAATTTACAACAGTACTGCTCGTGGTATTAGAACGCTATTCAGTGTTGCAACACGCAGCAACGATCAAATTGATCTTGTGTTTGGTGATGATACTTTTGCCAATATCCCATTGGGAAATTTCCGCACTTACTTCCGTGTTAGCAACGGCTTGACATATCGTATTAGTCCTGCTGACATGGTGGGTGTTACTATTGTGATCCCCTATATCAGCAAGAGCGGTAAGCCAGAACGTCTAACAATTGTTGGTACACTTCAGTATACTGTATCAAACAGCAGTCGACGTGATTTAATTCAGGAAATTAAAGACAAAGCTCCGCAGAATTTCTACACACAGGGACGCATGGTTAACGGTGAAGATTACAATACTTTACCATATACAACCTATGCTGATATTGTTAAAGTTAAAAGTGTTAACAGATATAGCAGCGGCATCAGTCGTTCACTCGACGTTATTGACCCCACTGGCAAGTTTAGCAGTACTGACTTGTTTGCCAGTGACGGTGGATTCTATAAGAATAGCACAAAGAAAACAACAACATTTACCTACGCAAGTCGTAACGATGTATTAAGAATTATTGAAAGCGTGGTTCACCCTGTAATTGCAAGCAAGGCCACAAAACATTTTTATTATGAAAATTGGTCACCAATTAATTTAAACAGTACATACCAATGGCTGAGACAAACTGATGACACATCAACTTGTACAGGATTTGTTGCTTATGCAACTGATGCAACTGCAACAGTTAAAATTGGTGCATATACCAGCAGCGCTCTGCAATACTTGTTGGTTAATAGTTTGATTAGATTTGCTGCACCAACAGGCTATTTCTTTGATAGCAGCAACAGTATTGTTGCCGGAATTCCGTCATTGCCCGGCGAAAGAACAGACATTTGGGCAACAATTCAAAATCAAATTGGTGATGGTAGCACCCCAATATATCTAGCAGGTAGAGAAATCGGTGGTGTAACTATCAGTACATCAGTTCCCACTGGTGCATTGGTAGCAGAAGTATATGCACCATTCACTACTAATTTTAGTACTTCATTAGTCAATACCATGGCAACTTATATTCTCAACAATATTGATTTTGCCCTTCGTTATGATTATATACAGACCGTAAATGCTGACCCCTGGACTATTATTTCAAATAACAATGTGAATAGTACTGGTGAATTTGATTTAACAACTGCTGGTACAAGTTCAGATAGCAGTTGGTTATTGATGTTTAAAACAGATGGAATTAGATATTTCCTATCGTACAGAGGGTTGGATTATATCTTTAGTAGTACAAACAGTGTTAGATTCCTAAACACAAATCCAAATCCAGTTTACGATACAAAAACTAATACACTGGTGCAGGATAATATTAAGATACTACAATCCAATCTTAATAATACTGGATCGGCAAAGTTGAGTAGAGATGTTTCGTTGCAGATCTTTCAAAATGCAGTGGAAGCAGATGGTTATGTTGACAGTACCAAAGTGCAAGTGACATTCCCAACCGGTCCAAATAGTGACCTACCACTGGATCCCACAATTTTCTCAACTGTGGTTGGTTCAACAAACAATACCTATGTCTTTTATCAACAATATGTTGACTATGATAACTTGATACGTTATCAGTTATTGGATAGTGGCAGTGTTAATTACAGTTATGCAACAAAAGCAGCAATTGAAGCAGTTAGAAATAACTTTCCAATTGGTAGAATATTCTATGCTTATGCATCAACTGACTCAACACAAATGTTCTTTCAAATTGCAAGCACCGGATCGGCAAACTATTTGGTTAACGTAACCAGTGAGTATCAAGCATTCTATGGTCGTCAAGATTTGATGTTTCAGTACAGACACAATTCCAGTGACAATAGACGAATTGATCCAGCATCAAGTAACTTGATTGATTGTTATATCTTAACACGCAGTTACGATGAAGCATATAGACAATATATTACGGACTATACAGGAACATTAGCTTCTCCTGTGCCAGTTGATAGTGTTACGCTCAATAACACTTACAATCAGTTGCAGGAATTAAAAATGATCAGTGATGAAATGATCCTAAACAGTGGTGTATATAAGCCTTTGTTTGGATCAAAAGCAGCAGATGCATTGCAGGGTACATTCCAAGTAGTTAAGAATCCATCAAGCAGCATCAGTGACAATGAGTTGAAGAGCAAGGTTGTTGAGCAGATCAACAATTATTTTAGTTTGGATAACTGGGATTTTGGCAATACGTTTTATTTTTCTGAACTCAGTGCATTCCTACATACAAAGCTGGGAATGTATCTCAGCAGTGTGATTTTAATTCCGTCAAGTCCCAACAGTGTGTTCGGTGACTTGTACGAAGTAAGAAGCCAGCCCAATGAAATCCTTATTAGTGGCGCCACAGTTGAAAACATTCAAGTTGTAAGCGGTGTTTATATTGGAATTAATAGAAGTGGCGTTAGCACAATCCTAACAAGTCAAATAACAACAGGTGTTTAATTAAATGGTTGATAAGAACAGTTTAGAGTTTTTGCCTCAGGTATTTAGAACTAATACTAACAAGCGTTTTCTAAATGCGACAGTGGATCAGCTTATCCAAGAACCCAACATGGGTAGAATATATGGTTACATTGGACGTCAGGATCTAAGTCCTGCGTTTCAACAAGGGGACGCATATGTTCAGGAAAGTGATAGCTACAGTCAATATTATCAACTTGAACCCGGCCTTGTTATTAACAAGAGAATTGTTGGTACAAACAACTTTAAGAAAGACAATGCCTACAACTATGTTGACTTGTTAAATGGCATCGCTCAAGAAGGTGGCATTAACACAAATCACAGCCGTTTGTTTGCCAATGAGTATTATAACTATGAAGGTTTTATTGATCTTGATAAGTTGATCAATTATGGCAAGTACTACTGGGTGCCAAATGGTCCAACTACACTTGAAATTAATGGTGGTGGTGTTCCAACATATGAGACATTTAATATTTCACGTCCATTGGATTCTGGAATTCTAAGTGCAACATTGATCAACAGAAATGTTGGTAGTGTTGGGTATTCAATTGACACACAGCCCGGAGTAATTAACCCCACAATCACTGTTGCTCGTGGCGGACATTATACTTTCAATCTTGCACAGCCTGGGCATCCTCTTTATATCCAGTCTGAACCCGGAATTAACACAGGCAGCAGCTATCAGGAAAACATCAATGTCAGACAAGTATATGGTGTCAATGGCAATGGCACTGAAGTTGGAACAATTACATTTAGTGTACCCAGTAAAGATTCTCAGGCATTTTTTGAAGAAATGCCTGTATTCGACACAGTAGATCTAGTATTGGATGTGCCATTTAATCAATTGCAGGATGCATATGTAACGGATTTCTTGCTTGATGGTAGTTTGGATGGTATTAAGTCTGTTACCAGTAAGAGAGTTGTACTAATAAATGATCAAGATGATTTCTGGATCGATCCTGTTCCCTATGATGAATTTGGTAATCCATATGATTCTGGATCATATGATGCCAGTGAGATTGTACCCAAGGAAAAGCGTAGAGGTATTTGGCAGTTAAACAATGTTGAGGGTGTGATAAAGATCAGCTATGTCAAAGACTGGCCAGCAAATACCAAAGTATTTGTTCGTGAAGGTAGAACATATGGTCATATCAATGTTTTCAAGGATACCCTATTAAACATTTACCCTGTGCCAACACTAACTGCACCATTGGATACACTATACTATCAAGACGGCGCAGATGCTAATGTTTATGGTGTGATTAAAATTGTTGATCCTGATCCAAATTCTGGGCTTAACATCAATGAAATTTTAGGACAGGAAGAATATACAAGCCCCAATGGTGTTAAATTAACCAGTGGGTTAAAAATTAAGTTCAATGGATTAATTACTCCGGAGTCTTACCTTGACAGAGAATTTGTTGTTGAGGGAGTAGGCAAAAGTATTTCATTGATTCCATGGGATAGTCTAGTAACCCCTGACCCAAACAATCCAAATTTGGGAGATGGCTTTGCTGCGGACTCGCAGTCATATGATAGCTTAAACTACGATTACAGCCTAAATGCACCTTTACGCAAGGACTATATTGTAATCAATCGCGGCAGCACAGATGGTAATGCTTGGAGTCGTACTAACCGCTGGTTCCATGAGGATGTTATTCGTTATAGCGCAACATTCTTGGATTCTGAAGCAGCAGTAGCATTGGACAACAACTATAGAGCAATTAGACCAATCATTGAATTTGATCCAAACTTACAACTTTGGAATCACGGACAAAAATTAGTTGATACAGTAACAGTTATTGACAACTATATTACTGATGTTGCTAATCAAGTTGAGGGGTTAAATCCCTACGTGTTGGTGTATGCTAATAGAGGTAACTCCATTAGAAAGGTTGTGTCAAAATCATCTCACATCAATGTCAAAACTTTAAGTTTTGATTCCGTGACGGATTTGTCAATTGACATGAAAGTTATTGGTGTTAATATATCTACCAATACAACAATTGAAGCAATAGATTACAACAAAAAAATAGTAACGATCAGTAATCCATTGGTCGGTGAAATTACTTTGGGATCTGAAATTACCTTTAATGGTGATTATGTTAGTGATGATATTCCATTGGAAAACGGCACAAAGGTAATTTTCATAAGGGAAAAGTACGGCAATGTGCGTAATAAAGTATATGAAGTAAAAAATATTTTACCTCACAGTGGATTGCCAGTAACAAAGTCAGTGACACAGTTTGCCTCAATTGGAAATCAAATATTAAAATTTGGAACTGTTAATGACTTATTCGTCAACATGCATTTAACAGGTACAAACATTCCAGCCAATACTGTTGTTTTAAGCATTGACTCGACCAATAGAACAGTAACAGTCAATAACAAAATTTCCAATGACATTGGCGTTGGTTCAGCCATTACTTTTAGTAATGATTTAACTCAGATTCATCTAACACCTTTACATACCATGGAAGAAGGTGACAGCGTTGTAGCAATAAGCGGATTGACAAGACAAAATCAAACTTATTGGTGGCATAACGAAGCTTGGCTAAGAGCTCAAAATAAATTTAGTTTAAATCAGTCTCCGTTATTTGATGTGTTCAATCTTGATGGCATCAGCTGGGGGAATACTGATTATTATGGTTCCAGTACGTTTGCTGGTAGTAAGTTGTTTGGTTATAAAGAAGGCACTGGCACAAGGGATAGTGAACTTGGGTTCCCATTAACTTACCGTTCCATTGGTAACATTGGTGATATTGTATTTGAAAACTATTATGATACTGACACATTCACTTTCAATTATAACAATAAAGATCAAATATTAGCCACACGATTTGGGTATGTTCATGAATTCAGTGCAATGTATAGAACTTTCAAATTACGAAATAACTGGACAAAGGTTGCAGATTTAAGCAAGCAATATATTGAAAAGAGATTTGTTGCTTCTCAAAATTTGAGAAATAATTTCACTGTTGACGTTGCCTTTGTTAACAGTTTCAATGAAAAGAATTGCTCGGTTCATGTCAATGGAAAAGAAATTATAACTGGTGATTTTTATACTCTTATGGGTAACTCAACCAGTAGTGTTATATCTTTTGTAAATGATTTAAATGTTGGTGATGTTCTAATTATTAGAATTTATGGTACACCCAATGGAGTAAAAGAAAATTTCACTTTACCCAAGAACCTGGTTGACAATAGTTTCAATGATACTTTTGAAACTTTAACACTTGGACAAATTAGAAATCACTTGTTGGAAATTGCAAGCAACTCCCTTAAGTTTCAAGGAGAACCCAGCGGTCTAAACAATTTACGTGATATTGACTATAAAATTATACCGGGTAAAATACTACAACACAGCGCCGGAGTTCATATAGCTCAAGCAATGTTTAACAATGACAGCACAAACATTATTAAGGCTATTGATTTCAGTAGAAGAAATTATACACGCTTTAAAGATAGGTTCTTTTATCTTGTGAGTTCAATGGAATTTCCTGACACTGATGATGCACGTGGCTGTTTAGATATTGTAATGGAAGAGATCACACTTAACAGTAGCAATGATCAAAGTTTCTATTATTCGGACATGATGCCATTTGGTATTAACACTTATGTCTATAATGACTATACTGTTTACGATACTGCCTATAGAACATTTAATTTGGTAAACAGTTTTAATATAACAGAGCCAAGTTATCAAGCAGTTTTAGTTTACCAAAACAATCAACAACTATTGATTGGTATTGATTATACAGTCAATGGATTTGTAGTTAAGCTGACCAATGAGTTAAATTTAGAAATAAATGATGTCATTAGTATTTATGAATACACAAATACACGTGGCTCCATGATTCCAGCAACACCAACAAAACTGGGATTGTATCCAAAATTTACTCCTCAGATCTATTTGGATAATACTTTTGTTGATGAGCCATTGAATGTAATTCAAGGCCATGATGGAAGCAAAAGTATTGCATTTGACGATTACAGAGATAACATTATTCTAGAAATGGAAAAGCGTATCTATAATAATATATCTGTTGAATTTAAAAATGATGCAAATACAAGTTACCTAGGTGTTGAGCCAGGCGCCTTTAGAAAGACAGATTATAGTCTTGATGAATGGACTCAGTTACTAAGTGGCTCATACTTAAACTGGGCAGGCGCAAATAATGTTAATGTATTTGACAATACAACTTCAGATGACAGTCCATTTAGTTTTAACTATGGTGCTGGGTATGATGTGTTGTTCGATGAAGGTATTCCAGGTTATTGGAGAGGCATATACAAGTATTTCTACGACACCGATACCCCACACCTAACACCATGGGAAATGGTTGGATTTAGTCAGGAGCCAACTTGGTGGCAAGTACGTTACGGCCCCGCCCCATATTCTGCAGGTAACCTAGTATTATGGCAGGATATGGAAGCTGGAGTGGTGTATCAACACGGCTATGACAGCTATACTGACATTAGATATGCTCGTCCAGGATTAAATCAAATTATTCCCGTTGATGAACACGGTAATCTATTGGCACCATATGCAGGTGGTGATGGATTCGGTATTGTAACTCGTTGGAATTCAGCAACATCAACTGCCAAGTGGAGATTTGGTGATCAAAGTCCGCAGGAAACGGCATGGCGCCGTTCAAGTGAGTACCCATTTGCTGTTCAGACTGCATGGGCACTGGCTCGCCCCGCACAGTATTGTGCATTAAGTTTAAATCGTCGAGATTTAATTAGACTTAATGGTCTTGATCAGATTATTAATAAGGTAACTGCAAATAGAAAACTTAACATACAAGTTACTAACGATGACTATTATGTTCCAGGTAGCAATGTTTGGATACGTGATAGACTGGCAGATTTAAATCTGGACATAGTACAAAACTTTGTTGAAATTTTTGATAATCTTTCACTTAACCTACTTTATAAAGCAAGTGGATATACTGATAAGAGTTATGTGCAATTGCTTGCAGATCAAGCAAGCCCCAGCAGCACTAACAGTGGCATAATAGTTCCACAGGAAAATTATGACATAATGGTTACAAAGAGTGCGCCAATTGGTGTAGCAACTTATAGTGCGGTTGTCATTGAAAAAACATCAAATGGATTCAGTGTATATGGATTTGATACTTCCAAACCATACTTTACTGTTATACCTAGACGTTACAATAATAATACATATAATATCAAGGTCAGTAATAGCACAGCAGTTGTTTATATGGATGATGAGAATTCAATTCTAACAATTCCATATGGAACACAATTTACATCCAAGCAACAAGTTGTTGATTTCTTAATCAGTTACAGCAAGTATTTGACAAGTATTGGATTCCAGTTCATTGATACTACAAGTGTGGAAACTGTACCAAATGTTGCAGATTGGCAATTGAGTGTTGGAGAATTTCTATACTGGATTGAACAGGGTTGGGACAATAAGACACTTATCAGTTTAACTCCAGCTGGCACTAAAATTAATTTCAATAGCGGGTTTGGTGTTGTTGATAAAATTAATGATAGCTTCAATGACTCAAAAGTTGTAGACAGCAATGGCAAGACATTACAGACCAAAGATTACACAGTATTCCGCAGTGGCACACAGTTTGAATTAAAGTTACGTGATGTTGCAACTGGTATTCATTTAATTGTCATGCAGGTAGTTCAATACGAGCATACCTTTGTGTTTGATAACGTCACGGTGTTCAATGATGTTATCTACGAACCCAGCCTTGGTAACAGACAATTCAGAGTTAGAATTTCCGGATTTAAAACTAGAGACTGGGACGGTAGTCTATATGCCCCTGGGTTCCTAGTAAACTTCATGCCAATTAATAACTGGCAGCCAATGAAGGATTATTATAAGGGTGAGATTGTAGATTTTAAGAACATCTACTATACAGCAAGACAATTTGTGCCTGGCAATTCAAAGTTTGATGTTAACAATTGGTATATTGTACCAAATGACAACAGTCTATTATCAAAGCAATTAATTCCAAACCTTGCATTCAATGCACAGCAATTTGAAAATTTCTATGACGTTGACAAATTTGATATCAATAGATCTGCTGATTCTGCTGCAAGAAATGCAACTGGATTCGTTGCCAGAGAATATTTAAATGACATTGGTCTTGACAATATCAGTCAGCATAAGTTCTACCTTGGTATGATTCGTGAGAAGGGTACGCAGGCAGCAGTCAACGCATTCCTACGTGCAAAACTTCCATACCTTAATAATACAGTAAAAATTGATGAGCAATGGGCAATTCGTCTAGGTAATTTTGGTGGATACAATCAAAAGAAGGACATCGAAATAAGTCTTGCCGGCGCCAAAACATACAACAGCTCTTATATCATTGAACTTATTGAAGCAAATGATACTCGCAGCGAAAGTTGGAATAGCTACAAGCCCAAGGATCTACTGGTAAAGCCAGCTGCATTTGACACTAATATTTTCTCTTCAAATGAAGAATATGCACCAATGATCCCAATGGCTGGGCATGTTGTTAACTCTGAAGTTGACGTTACAATATTTGATATCAATAAGATTAACAATGCAAGTTCATTGGTAACTGTACTTGGTGAAGGCAGTAGAATATGGGTAGCCAGTGATACTAAAAATAATTGGAAAGTATATAGAATCACTGCCGATTATAAAATAACAATTATTGGCGCAGTTGTTGTTAATAACGAGATTGAATTTACAACTGATGTGGCACATACACTCAGTAGAAATGATTTCATAATGATTAAAAGAGGCAGTATTACATCTACTGCATCTGGTAATAAAGATCTAAGTGGATTTTATAGAGTAAATGCTGTTTCAGGAAAGAAATTTAGAGTTCCTGTATATCCCAATGGAACATCTGCTTCTGGAGCAATGACAGGCGAATTATATGTTCTAAAAACTGTAAGATTCAGTGATAGAAGTAGATTTGCTATTAATCCTCCTGGACGTGGCTGGCAAAATGGCGATAGAGTATGGATTGATGGGCTTGATGGCAATTGGGAAGTATTGGGAAATCAAAGCCCATGGTTAAACAATTATACATTATCCCCTGTATTTGGCACTAATTCACATCTATTTGGTAATGGTATTGACTTAAAAACAACTCAGGACATCATGGTTGTTGGCGCTCCTGGCAAAGACAAAGGCTATGTGTATGTTTATGAGCAGATGGGTGATAACACTTGGTCTGTCGCAAATAGTGTAACTCCCGAGAATAGTTACACAAGTCAATTTGGATACAGTGTAAAGTACAATGATCTAGATCTAGCAGTTGTGGGTGCCCCTGGCAGTAACAGCGGCGCTGGCTTTGCATACATTATGCAGACAAGCAGTAGTGCTATTCAAATTAATCAGATTATAAATCCAGCTGGATTAACATCTTCATCTGGATTTGGTACGGCAGTAGCAGCAAGCTCAGACGGTAATTGGGTTGCTATTTCTGCTCCCGGTACTAATAATGTACTCATTTACAAGTACAAAAAGGTAACTGTTCCAGCAAACAAAAGTTATACATTAACTAAGCTAATTTATGGACAACCAACACACACTATTATTCCGGACCTAGTGGGTACTGGGAAAATAGCTGCGGACTTAAGAGTTACTTTAAATCAAGCAATGCTTGTACCAAATATTGATTACACTGTAGCTGAAGGTGCTTCAGGTACAGAAATAACACTGACATTCCCAAATTGGCAGGCAAATACATTCTATAAAATTGGAGATCAATTTTACTATAGTCCTGTAATTTACAATCCAACTGAAACACACATTTGGACTGTTACTGCACCATTTACATCCGGTGCAACTTTTAGTACAACTTGGACTGACCCAGTAACCAGCACAACTGCTACGGTAATGACTCAGTCATTGTCAACATTGACAATGACATATGATTCATACTATGAATATAAAACTACTATTACATTATCAAATGGTACAACTTCGCCAAAATTTGGATCAAGTTTAAGTTTTGCAACAGATGGCAGTCAGTTAATAGTTGGTTCACCGAATTATAGCCCAACTGCAACTGACGTCAATGTTGGTCAAGTAAATGTTTATCAAAGAAGAATTGAAACTTTTATCGCCAACGGTGTATCTAAGGTATTCACATTAGCAACAAGTACAACTAATCCAGATGTAATAGTAAATGGAACACTATTAACTACAGGCTATACTTTTGTTTCCAGTACGTTAACTCTCGATACAGTGCCATCTGCTGACTCAATAGTTACTGTTGCCACAAATGCATTTAACTTAATTGAAACAAAGTCACCCACAGTTGTTCAGTCTTACGGATATTATGGATCTAAAGTTTTGATCTGTCCTAAGAGTTGCAGTTTATATGTTGGATCGCCTGGATACAACAATGTCAATTATGGCAATGGTGCGGTGTATCGTTATGTAAATGAAGCAAGAACATATGGATCAATTGTTGGCCAAAATAGTAATCCCACATTAACAATTGGTGACTATCTCAGAATTAATAATGTAAAGGTTGCATTTACCGGTACAACTGTGACACAGTTGGTAAAGGATATAAACAATGCACTAATACCTGGCATTACTGCTAGTCTATTGCGTGGTAATTTAGTATTGAAGACAGACAGTGAAATTGCCTTTAATAAAATTACAGTTGATGCTTCTTCCACTACTGTTCTTGCCACTTTAGGATTAACAATTTTCAAGAGCAGTCAGATTATCACTAGCAATGCTGACCAAGACACTGTTAATTTCGGTAATCAAATTGCTATTAATAACGACTCAACTAAGTTGTTGATCAGTGCAAATGTTGCAAACAACAGAACTATAATTACATTTGATCAGGGAAGAACAACATTTGACAGTAGATCAACAAAGGTTCTGTCCATTGCATATAGAAGCGGATGTGCATACTTGTATGAATATATGGGCGATGCAACTGAAACAGCAGCAACTCCCGGCGCATTTACTTTTGCTCAGACATTTAATAACAGTGTACTGGCAACTAACGATTATTTTGGAACAGGTATTGCCCTAGGTAAAAATTGGGTTATGGTTTCAAGCTTGAATAGCAAAAATAACAATGCTGGTGCTGTTTACACTTACCTTAATAGTAATGGGTTGGATAACTGGAGAGTTGTCCGCAGTAAGCCTACCAATATTGATGTTAGAAAACTAGAGCGTCTGTACCTATACAACAACAATACAAAAACTTTGATTACTGATCTACCAATCATTGATCCAGAGCATGGCATGCCTGTGCCCAGTGCGCCTGAACAAATCAGATACATGGTAAACTATGATCCAGCCATCTATAACAATTCACCCAACAACAACACCTTTGCAAATGATTCAAGAAATGCATGGGCAGATGAACATGTGGGTGAACTATGGTGGGATACGAATCAGATCAAATATGCAGACTGGAATCAAGGCGACTTATTGAATAGATTTAACAATTGGGGTCTTTCTTTCCCCAACAGTTATATCAGTGTTTATGAATGGGTTGAAAGTGATGTAATTCCCAGCCAGTTCGCAACCAGCAAGTCAACAACAATTCCAGTTTATACAGTAAGCGATGTTTATACTGCAAAAACAAAAATTGATCCATTGACACTACAGGCCGTAACAAAGTATTATTTCTGGGTTGTTAACAGTAATTCTAATTCTTCAATGAAGCATAGAGATACTGCGGTTGCATTACAGAATTTAATTGTTAACCCACGTAACATAAATCAACCATTTGCTGCTGTTATTGCTGGCAATGCACTTGCATTATTCAACTGTAAAGACATTGTCAATGAAGATACAGTATTGCATATAAGCGTGAATGATAATTTAACAGTGAATCCAGTTCATCGAGAATGGAGTATGTTTGACGATGGCACAGATCTTGGTGTGGCTGAAGAATTCTTAAATCGTATGAATGATAGTATGGCAGGCGAGGATGCTCAAGGTCGCACTGTGCCCGACCCTGGTTTGACTGAAAAGGAAAAATACGGACTTGATGTACGCCCAAGACAAACAACTTTTGCTGATAGATTCAAAGCAAGAGAAATCTGGGTTAATAATGTAAACGCTGCATTTATCAAATATCCAATGTCAATTCTCAGAGATCTGACAGATCTTAATGATTACGATCCATTGCCAATGGTTGATGGCATTGACATTAAACTACAAGTAGATTATGATACAGATCTACCATACATTAATAAAGCTTTCTATACTCAGGGTGATAAAATTCTCGTAGTAAATGACTCAACAACCGGTGGATGGTGTATTAGAAAACTATTACCCAACCCAGCTAACACTGTTGAAAATAGCTGGCAAGTTTATCAAATTCAAACATATGACCTAAGAAAGTATTGGGAATATGCTGACTGGTATGCTACACAATACAGCAAAGATACTCCTGTAAGTAAAATATTAAATTATGAATATGAGATTGCAAATAGTAATCCAGAAATTGGTGATGTCATTAAAATTCTAGCTGGTACTGACGGCAAGTGGAAACTTATCCTCGTTCAGGAAAATAGCCTTGAACTAATAGGACAACAAAACGCTACTATTCAATTCAGCCGTTCATTGTATAGTAATTTAAATGCTGGTTTTGGTTTCGAGACCATCAGCTGGGAAGTTACTTCTTATGCCAAGGACGCTGCAATTGAATTTAGAAAGATCTTTAATACAACAAACAATTATCTACTGACAAACGAGTTGCGCAGTGAATATAAAGCACTTATTGGGACTATGATTGATAACATAGCAACTCAGTTCAAGCAGAATGATTGGTTGTTTAAGACCAGTTTGATTAATATCAGACATAATGTTCGCAGCTTGGATCAGATTCCAGTTTATACTAAGCAGCCTGAAAATGTTGTCAGTGGCTTCATAAGTGAAGTTAAGCCCTATCATACAAAAATTAAACAATACGTAAGCATATACGATAAGACTGATACATCTTTATTGGATGTAGTAGATTTTGACTTGCCTGCTTATTATAATTCTCAGTTGGGCAAGTACAGACAGCCTCAGCTTGGAAATCCATTTGATGATGCAGTAATTGATAATGTGATATACAGTCCATGGATTGCAAATCACACTTATAGCATTGATTACATTGATATTGCATCACCTGGATCAGGCTATAATAATGAAACTAAAATATTAATAATGGGTGATGGTGTTGGGGCCACTGCAACAGCGTATGTCAGAGGCGGGCAATTATACGATATCATTATTACAAATCCAGGTAAAGGTTATACATATGCCAATATTAAAGTTCTGGGTATTGGTAGTGGAGCATCTGCTTATGTGAAGTTGGGTCGTGCAACTGCTCGTATGATCAGTACTAAGTTAAATTTTGATAGATTTACTTACACTCAACTTACTAAAGATTGGGCAGCAAACACCATATACAGCATTAATGACATAGTATTGCACAATAATACAGTTTACAGAATTGCCACTGGTAATAAAGGACGTTCTGGTGATCAAAATGTTGTGTTATCAGTGATGGATGCTGTAGTAAGCTCCAGTGGTACTGGATATCAACCAGGCGATAAGCTTTATGTAACAAGTAAAGATGCACAAGCTGAAACAATTAGTTTATATAATGCAAGTCTTGGTACTGTAGCTGATACGACTGTTTTTGCTAGAGCAGCATTTAATGTCGATGCAATTAAGTTAGCATCAGTAACTATTCAGAATGGTGGATCAAATTATGCAGTTGGTAACACTATTGTATTTGAGCTGGATAACGACGTCAATGTTGTATTAAGTGTCACTGCTATTAGTGGCGGTGGTGCAATTGGTCCGATTACTGCGGTATCCATTGCAAATGCTGGCAAGAGAACAGTGGTGCCAGCAGCTAACCCATTAAAATATGACATATTAACACAAGGTGCAGCAGCCAATCAACCCACTGGTTATGGTGCAACATTTAATTTTGTATGGGGCATTCGAAACGTATCAATCGACAATCCAGGTGCGTTTACATCCAAGACTGTCAATGGTATATCATATACCACAGTACCAAATAATCCAGCAAGCACCACTACTAATAGCAGTGCTGGTACAAATGCAAAGCTTACATTAACATATGATGTTTCTTCATATATTAGCGGTGATACATTTGATCTTGATTATCTGATTGAATACAAAACAAGAGAATGGAAGCCAAATACCAGTTATCTTAAAGACACTATTATTGTTTATAAGAAGAAGCCATATGTTGCACTATGCAACTTTACAAGTGGTAGATATTTTGAATGTAATACTGATATTTCGATAACAAATTCGGTTACTTGGGAAGCAAACACATATTTTGTAAAGGGTTCTGTTATTGTCAATGACAATACTGCTTATCTAGTAGCTGACAACTATACAAGTCCAATCTTGTTTACTAATTTTGTTGCGCAGTCAACTATAGCATGGACTGCAAATACATTCTTCACTGAAGGGCAAATCTTAAAGTTTGCTGGCATTTCCTATAAGGTATTAAATGATTACACTTCTGCTGGATCATTTGATACAAATAACTTAGTGGAGCTTTATGAAAATTATATCATTAACGTATTCCCAATTGCCGAGTACACCGGCGGATATTTTGATGATGCAAGTTCTAGAGTTTGGGGTTATTATCAACCAGCAGCTGGTATGCCAGGAAAAGATCTTGCTCAGGTCATGACAGGTATTGATTATCCAGGTGTAAACGTACTTGGTGCAACATTTGATCAAGCTCCTGGATACGGATTTGGATTATATGAACAAATAAAGTATGATACTAGAACCTACGATGAAAATGGATTACTTGATATCTATGGCAGTCAGTCATTGGATACAGTACTGCATAGTCTTTACACTGACACTCAACTTGGTCTACGTCCGGCAGATATTATAAGTGATGGTTCGCAGTTTATTGATGTCTATAACAGTCATGCTCCTGAAGAATTAATTCCCGGACATATGTTTGATAGCTTAAACATGAGAGTTAAGACTTTGACTGCAACTGTGGTTGAAACTGCTCCTAAAGTATTAGTAGTTTCTCAATATGCAGACAATGTGACAACTAAGTTTTATTTTGATCCAGCGTTGCTAAGTCCTCCTCAGCCACATACAAACTTGCCAGTTGAAAACATTGAAAATGTAACAGTATTCAGTGACTTTGAAGGACCAAGAACTCAGGGTGTTGATTACACAGTTAATTGGGAAGCTCGTTATATTGAATTCCTAAATCCTCCAAAAACACCAAGCAGCATCTATATTTCAATATATGGTAACAGTGGTCAGAGAGTTGTTTATAATAACGAATTTATATCTGACGGTATACAGTTAGAATATGTGGCCGAAGATGTAACTTTAGATGTTGTGCAACAGGCTTATGTAAAAGTCAACAATGTACTTGCAGATAATTGGACTATTGTAAAAAATGATATAGTTGCTGATTGGCTACCGGTCTTTAGTTACAGCAAGGATGATTATGTACAATACGAAGGGATAACATATAGAGCAACCGAAGATTTCACAACTGATGTTGAGTTTAATTTAACATATCTTACAGCAGCAAATAAAGTCGTTATTAGATTTGATGAGGCACCAGAGGCAGGAGCAAGAATACAAATTCACTTGTATGATTTCCCAATTACACAGAAAGCATACAGTCAAATTATGAATGAGCGTGTAGTAGTGCCAGTGGGTTATTCTGGGTCAGCACTTGGCTATCAGACTGATTTGCCAGAAGATCAAGGATTTGCGTATCCAAGAGAAGCAAATATGGTAGTCAAACTCAATGGATTAACACTGGAGCCAAGTAATCAAAGTTATTATACTGGTACAGGTATGAAAACTTTATTTGCTATGTCAGCTACACGAAACATTGCCAATAAATTACAAGTTGATTTAATTGTTACTGTTGATGGGGTATTAAAATCTCAAAATCTAGACTACCTAGTTAATAATAATGGTGTGGCAACTCCAACCATTACATTTACTACACCCCCTCCAATGGGATCAAGAATTATTATAAGTGATAGAAGTACATCAAAGTATATTATTAATGATACAAATGTATTAACTATACGTCCAACTGTCGCTTTAAGTCCAGGTGATGTCATTGATATTGTACAGTACAGTAACTATGATCAATATCAATTTAATGTACAAGTATTTTCCGGATCATTAACTGATACGGTTAGTGCTGCATTGGGATTTGAAGATATTGGCTTTGATCAAATGGGATTTGATAATGAATTAACCAATACCCTAAGTTCAGTAACCTTTACAGTTACTAGACCAGTGACAAATATTTCAAATGTTGAAATTACATTGAATGGTATTGTATTGCAAGCATATATTGATTACTACTTCGTAACACCAACAGTAGTTCGTTTGGATCCAGGGTTAAGCATTGTTAGTGACTCAATTATTGTTATAAGACAAGTGAGTGAAGATCATGCTCTACCATCACTGGAATACCGAATCTTTAAGAACATTGCAGAAACTTATGACTACATTGGTATTGGTGCATCTACTACAACAGTATTAACTAAGGACTTTGCAATTGGTGATGAGTGGATGTATGTTCAAGATACTACGGTATTTGGAAGACCTGATCCATCACTTGCAATCCCAGGTATATTGTTCTTAAATGGTGAACGAATCACATATTATTTTGTTGATACAATTAACAAGAGATTAGGCCAATTAAGAAGAGGAACAAATGGAACTGGTGCTGGCGATCTGTACGAAAAAGGCACAAAAGTATATGATGCAAGTGCTAAAAATGAGATTCCAATGGCTAGAGACACATATACTATAACAAATCCAACTATTAATTGGAAAGCTGAAACTAGTATTGTAAAGGACTCATTAATATCACATGATGGTTTGATCTACAGATCTTCTATGAATTTCACACCAAATACAGATTTTGAAACAACAATGACAATGTTTTATCAAGTAACATTGTTAAACACAATCAAGTGGACTGCCAACAGATCATTCTCCGCAGGTACTATTATTAGTAACAGTGGAGTATTCTACAAAGTTCTAAACGATTTTACGTCAGGAGCTAGTTTCAGCAGAACTAATTTGGCTACAGCATTGCCCTGGGTAGCAAATACTGCTTACGTCAAGAATGACCTAATCAGTTACAATGGTGCAACTTACCAAGCAAAGGCATCGTTTACCAGTAGAAGTGCATTTGAAACTTCAATTGTTGTTCTTACTGAAACTGGCATTGCAACACTACTAATGAATAAACAAGGTACTGTTATATCGTTACCACCCAATAGCCTAGTACGTCAAGGTAAAATTTGGCTAAATCCAGGGTATGCTGGGGTAACTGACGGCAATGGATTATTAGCTTCAACTTCTCAACAGGCATTGTTCCTAAAGGCATTATAATGACAAACAATAAACCCGAGGTTTCTGTTAGAATAAATAAAGAACAGCAAGAGAAACAAAAAATGTCTAAACCAGATGAAACCAGTGGTATACGAATTGAGGGTCACATTAAAATATGGGATCCTAGTAGTGGCGAAATTATTGTTAATAAACGTAATGCTATTCATTATGAAAACTTCAGCCAAGCTCTTGCTCACAGTGTGGGTAATCAACAAGAGGGTTGGATTGCAGAAATGGCATTTGGAAATGGTGGTACCAGTGTTGACCCCACTGGTGTTATAACCTATTTGCCAACAAATACTTCAGGCAGTAATGCTGCATTGTACAATCAAACATATTATAAGGTTGTTGATGCAAATAGTATCTATAATACTGATCCCACTAGAAACTTAATTCAAGTAAGACACGTTCCCGGAACAGTATACACTGATGTGCTTGTGAGTTGTTTGCTTGATTACGGTGAGCCCAGTGACCAACAGGCATTTGACAATAGCACTAGCATGGCTGATGTTTATGTCTTTGATGAGCTAGGTTTGAAAGCTTATAATGTCAATGGTATTAACACTGGCAATTTATTAACTCATGTTATTTTTCATCCAGTGCAGAAGTCATTAAACAGACTTATTCAAATTGATTATACGGTTCGAATTCAGACACTAACTACATTAACATCATAAGGTTGTATCATTAGATGCCATACTATATTAATCACACAAACGGAACAAGTCTTGTCACAGTAGAAGATGGTACTGTAGACAATACGACTACGAGTATTAATCTTGTTGGCAAGAGTTTTCCAACTTATGGTCAATTGTTTAATCAGAATTTTGTCAATCTATTGGAAAATTTTTCCAATACCAGTGCTCCTGATACCCCACTAATTGGACAAATTTGGTACGATAGTGCTAACAAAAACTTAAGTTTTTATAGAGAAGGATCGACAGACAGTTATTGGCAAAAGGTTGCCATGACTCATGAAGGCACAACAGCGCCCAGTGATCCTCGCTTGGGTGATTTGTGGTGGGACACTAATAATGCTCAGTTAAAAATATATGACTCAAGTCAGACACCAAATTGGCGTGTTATTGGCCCGCAGACTACTAACAATGGTCAGTTAAACGTAACAAGTGCCACTGGCTTGGTAATTCAAGTAAGTGGCAATAACTCGTTGCAAATTGATGCATCCAGTGCAGTTATTTTAAATTACAATCCATGTTTTTATGGCTATGGACATACTAGTGGTGCAACTTCAATAATTGGAAGTGGTATCACAACATATAATGCATGGATGCCAAGACCATTGAGTACTACTATTGACAAGGGTACAAATTGGGATGCAGTGCATTCATGGTTTAATGTTAATACAACAGGTGTTTACCGCGTAACTTCAAGTATTACAACTTTGGGTGGTGGAAATATTAATCTAAAATGGCAAGTTTCTGGTTCTGATCAGAATATTTCGTCTACTAACAATCATACAAGTTCAGAAGTTCATCATTTGACATGCTCGGGGTTAATTAGAGCAAGCAGTGGTACTTACATTCAATTACTTTGGAGTGCTGATTCTGTTGCAAGTGTGAGCACGTCCAATGCTACCTACAGTATAGAATTTGTTGGCTAAAGCCAATAAATAACTGAGGGAAAGATACATGGCATATATTGTTAATAAAACAGATGGAAATATTGCTGCTGTTGTTAATGACGGCACGCTTAGTACAGTTACGAGCATAAAGCTTGTTGGTATCGGTTACCAAAATTATGCTGAAACAATTGCTGAAAATCTTGTGCAGATGATGGAAAACTTTGCACACATAATACCCCCAACTGGACCTCTTCCTGGACAAATTTGGTTTAACAAAAATACCAGTCATTTGCAAGTTTATGACGGTGTAATGTTTAAGGAAATTAACAATACTGCAATTAGTGACTCTACACCAATACACGCCAGAACCGGTGATTTTTGGTTTAATAACACCACAAAACAATTATTTTTCTATAGAAATGGTAACTGGCAAGTAATTGCTCCTGCGTATCCAGCAAGTATGGGTGCAACAGACCTAGTAGCTGAAGGGTTAACTGATCTTAGTGGCAACGTACATCCTGCTGTTACTTTATATGTTGATGGTAGTAGAATGGCCATTATCAGTAAAGACGATAGTTATATGCCCATTCCTTATATTGAAGGGTTTACAAATGTAAATCCAGGCATAAACTTAATTGAATATCCAGGATATAGATACAGTGGTATAGTAGACTATGCAGGAGCAGCATATGGTTTACTATCAGACGCCGATGCAACGTATATGCATGCCAACTCCGATGCCAGTACAGTAGGTACATTGAGTGTTATAAATGATGGTGGGATTGCAATTGGCGCAAATGGTGATGTTGTTATATCATCAATAGTAGCCAGTCCCTATACTTTTGGTTCATCTATAACATCAACAACTGATAAATCTTTGGCATTAGTTGGTTATGGCGGTGGCACATTAGTAATGGATAACGCTACTAATTGGATCGCCATTAATAAGATTAATCCCACTGCTGACTTAGATGTTGGTGGCTCAATTAATGCTGACGAGACTATTACTTCGCAGGGCGGTTATTATTTTACTGATGGCAGCTTTATAAATTATTCTAATGTAAGCGGGTTAAGCACAATAAGATTGGCACCAGGTGGTGAGTTAGTTGCATTAACTGCTGATAGCACAGGCAATATTTTTGTTCAGGGATCTTCCAACTTTAATGATTCAATTGGAGTAACTGGTAGTGCTGTAGTGACAGGCAATGTTAGTATACAAACTTGGCCAACTGAAAATTATCATGCCACATCTAAGCAATATACTGAATCTTTAACAGTATCAAATATGTTACCATATGGTAGTATTATCATGTGGTATGGTACAGTGGCAGATGTACCAGATGGATGGGCAGTATGCAATGGATCAAATGGAACACCAGACTTAACTGATAAGTTTGTTATGGGTGCCGGAAACCAAGCTGAATTAGGAACTATTGGTGGACAAAGCTTTGCAACAATAACAACAAATTTAAGCGGAGCACATACACATACTGGATCAACTGCATCTGCCGGTAGTCATGATCACTCAGGATTAACAGGCGCACATGCGTTGACACCGGGAGAACTTGCAAGCCATCAACATACGTTTAACGACGTCTATGCTCTTCAGGATGATGCTAATCCACCATTATATGACAGAAATGGTAATAGAGTCTTTAGGTACAGTAGTTGGGGTGATGATGGCGACAATGATTCTGGTAACCCTGCATACTTTGAAAGTATTACAGATAGTGCTGGTTCAAGTGATCCACATAATCATCCAATAAGTTCTGATGGTATTCATTCACATGCATTGGCAATAGATCAAACAGCCGCGCATTTACATACAATTGATAATTTTGACAATAGACCTAGCTTTATGGCATTATACTATATTATGAAAGTGGCAAATGCACTAGTAGAACCTTTACAACCACCGGGTTATTAACTGAATAAATATATAACAACAGAAGAGTGAGACATGTCATATAGTATTACTACGTCCAATAACGCAACTTCCTATCTGGTACCAGATGGTCGTTTAAATTCCGACACTTCCTTGGATTTTATTGGTAAGGGAACAACTGCATATGGTACATCACTTAACTCAAATTTTTTACATCTATTAGAAAGTTTTGCGGCACCAACTCCTCCAGCGCGATCAATTGCTGGGCAAATATGGTTTGATACTTCAACTGGATACCTTAAAGTCAGCAATGGGCTTGGATTTAATTATGTAACGGGCCCAATTGATTTTATTGATCACAGTACAATTGGTAATATTTTACTACAGTCAAGCAGTATTACTGGCACACTCACTAACGCTAATGTAAACATTACACCCAATGGTACAGGAAGCACTGTAATTAAGAACATTGCATCTAATAATTTTACTGTTGGTCGTGTTCCTTATATTGCTGCAAATGGTGCATTAGTTACAAATGCAATGAGTTATAATGTAGTAACTGATACATTAGCTGCCGCATATCTAACTGCTGGTAGTGGTATATCAGGGCTATTAACTACTGCTGCTCAGACTAATATTACAAGTCTCGGAACTTTAAATACACTTGCGGTTAACAGTGCAAGTGCAATTTCACTTACTTCTGCAAATACAAATGTTGTTGGGAACGCCACAGTTAGTGCAAATCTAGGAGTCAGTGGCACTGGTAATTTTGCTGGTACGGTTAATGCAGCGACAGTATTAGCAACTTCAATTGGTAATTCAACTACTGTAATGACTGCTGCTACATTTACTGGCACACATAATGGAACACACAACGGTGCATTAAACGGGGCACATAATGGAACTGTTGGTGCAACTACTGCTAACACTGGAAATTTTACCACTATCACTGCTTCGACGATCAGTACGACTGGTGGATTGTCTGGAGTTGCAACAAACTTCAATACGAATCCAGCAAGTATAGATACAGGTAGAATATTTGCTATCTATAATACAAATTATATGCCGGGAGCAAGTTACAGCTCTTCTGATTCACGTATATTTGACTTTGGTGTGACTACTGGTAATATCGCTTATCTACGTACAAGTGGAACCAATGGGTTTCAAATTTTATCAGGTGGAAGTGGCACCAGTTTTAATAACTCAATATTACCTACAACTACTGCCACCTATAATTTAGGTTCATCAGGTGCTACTTGGGCAACTATCTACGGTCTAGCAACATCTGCAAAGTACGCTGACTTGGCGGAAAATTATGTTGCTGATGATGATTATGAGCCCGGCACTGTTGTTATATTTGGTGGGGATCAGGAAGTTACTGTTTGCGATAAAGATGCAAGCAATGCTATTGCTGGTGTAATTTCAACTGAACCAGGCTACTTAATGAATGCTGCAATTAATGTACCACATGTTGCCACAGTGGCATTAGTTGGCCGTGTTCCAACTAAGGTTAAAGGGCCAATTAAAAAGGGACAGATGCTGGTTGGAACTGCTGACGGCATGGCTCGCGCAGAAGACAATCCCAAGATGGGAACAGTAATTGGCAAGGCGCTTAAAGACTTTAACGGTGACGTTGGGGTTATTGAAGTTGTAGTTGGGCGTCTCTAAACATAGTCTGCATCAAAAACAATACAGTTTCTAGGTAAATCACTGTGATGTTCAGTTACTGCATGCCATACTTCAGGTTTATGAAGTACTAATTCTCCCTCTGATGGCTGCAAATACCATTTGTCTTTTTCATCATAGATCGTGTGCAATGTGTCAGGTATACCGTTTTTAATAAACACCAAATTACTAGAATTTTCAGGCACATCTAGGTAAAAAATTGCCACTATATCAGCTCTAAAATTTTCACTACTTAAATCAGTATATTCTGCCATATAAGAATCTAGCTCAATATGTCTATGACATTTGCCCTGTGATCCTTTGACCATTCTATTTGCCCAAGCACGTTTATAAGAAACACTAGTGCCCAATTTATTGATTCCAAGTGTGTTTTTTGCTAACAAAATTTGTTCGCTTACCCATTGAGTTAAAGGTTGAGCGCCAGGCAAATGTATTACTTGCAAGTATGTCTGCCCAACAGTTGTCATGCCTCCGCCCACATGGCTATCTCCACGCGGTGCTTTTACTCTGAATTTTACTTCAGGTAAATTTAATACACGATTAATACTTTTTGTTAAATCGCTGTTCCTATATAGTGATACATCTGTGCATTGTATTCTAACTACAGTGCTGCCAAAAACATTTTCAACTTTCAACTTTTTTCCTTATGAAATCTGCATGATCTTGTAAATGACTTGTATCTAGATTTTTAACCTGTAAAGGCTTTATGATTCCAATTCCTGCCATAACATATTTCCAATCTTTAAAATCCAATGGTCTTAAGTAGTCTGTTACTTTGTTTGTGGGCATTATTCTTATCAAATAATCTAAATCTTTTTCAGTTAACTTTTCACCAAATTCAATGACATTTTTTACCAAGTCTGGTATTGTATTTTTGTTTTTAAAATTGCGCCAAAAAACGGTGTCAGTTCTTTTGGTCATATAATGTAAGTGTACAAAACAGGAGTTTTCTTCGTTAAGCTGCCTAACTGCATTATTGTATTCATCAATGGACTGTTGGTGTTTGTGTCTGCCCATGCCATTAATTTTTGCTTGTAGCATCCTTAGGCTCATAATTGAAATGCCAATTGCAGTTGCTTCTAAAGGTTCAGCAAATCCACTGGAAAGCCCAATGGCAATGCAATTATTGATCCAAGTTTTTTCGTAACAGCCTGCATTAAAATTAAAAATCTTAGGAGGAATTACTTCAACTCCAAAATATTCTTCTAATTCTTTTTTAATTTCCTCATCAGTAGCTAGGTTACTGTCAAATACATAACCACACCCAAATCTATCTTGTACAGGAATCTTCCAAGCCCACCCATGTTTCATTCCAATAGATTCTGTATATGAAGGAATATTTTCATTGTCATGTGGTAAAAAAAATGGCATTGCTCTATTAACAGGTAAAAAATCTGCATAGGAATGCCAAGTAGCTTTGTAAAAATTACCTATAATTAATTTTTTAAACCCGCTGCAATCAAATACAAAATCTAGTTTAATTTTTTGATTATTGGATAACACTAGCTCACTGATGTCATTTTTATCATTCGGTATTATTTCTGTTACTTGTGCATCTATATATTCTATACCACGTTGAATGGCAAACCCCTTAAGGTAGTCGGCCATTATCATTGCGTTAAAATGAACTGAATCTTCGGTCAATATTCCATTATGTCTAATTCGTTGATTGTTATAATCAAAGAGAACTTTATTTTCTTTTGCTGCTGCGATACTGATATCTTCTGTGGAAGAAATAGCTGAATGAAAATAAGAAGTGCCGTCTCCGTTCCAGTTAGTAAACTTAATAGCATTTTTTATGGTAATTTTACATTTCTTTATTACTTCATTGAAGTCCAACCCCAGATCATTTTCTAAAAATTCACTGAAATTTTTAGTGGTTCCTTCACCAGCACCAAGTACTCCTATTTCACTACTTGCGACAACCGTTACATTGCTATATGGGATATTTTTTTGCACATACAATGCCGTAAGCCAACCAGCAGTTCCACCACCTACTACAACAAATTTTTTCATGACAAATACCTAAATTCTAATACCAAACTTACTCTTAAATCATCGCTAAGGTTTGTTTCAACGCTATGAATAGCATAAGAAGGAAATAAAATAAGTTTGCCAGGTTCCGGAGTTACTCGATGTGTCATATAACCTGAATTATTCTTCTTATTTGTATCAAATGTTTGTTTAACATATGGATCTTGCCATATGTCAGGAACAGATCCTCTTGCGTCATGTATTAATAGATCTCCGCAATTTTTAGGAGCTTTTAAATAATAAACACCAACTACACCGTCTACATATGGATGGTGGTGTGGTGGATCACTTTCCAATGGTCGCCGAACATGTTGACGACCCCTTATTTGTACAGTATTAAAAGTAATACCATAATCTCTTGCAACTTGTTCGGCAATATCAATTACTTTATCTTTAAACTCAGTGATACCCTCACCCGGCATATCAAATAGTATATAATCCCCATTGGCCTTATAGTTTAAGGTATCCATTAATATTTTCTTGTTCATCATTCTAGCATCGTCAAAGTTAACAATCCAGACTGGGGTAGAAAACATTAGATTAGTATTAATATCCATTTTCAATCCCTTTATTGATAAATCTAAATTCAAATACTACACTAATCCTTGTATCATTGCTAAAATTGGGTTCGACTGAATGTATTAGATAGTTGGGAAACAATAGTAACATGCCAGGTTTAGGTTCAATCTTAACAGATACCCTCCCGTCCCTCATTATACCATCATTGGTAATATTAGGATCTTTCCACATATTTGAAACTGAACCTCGGCAGTCTATAAACTGTATGTCCCCGCAATTTTTTGGAGTTTTAAGGTAATATATACCTAGCATATCAGACCCTGGATGATGATGTGGGGTATCAAACTCGCCAGGTTTCATTGGGTTAAGTCGACTTCGAATATTTAAATTATCGTACACCCAATTATTTTCAACAGCAATTTCTGTAACAGCATCTATAATAATTTTTTTAAGTTCGGCAATGCCCTCACTTGGTAAATCAAGAAATTCTTGATTTCCGGTTTTATATTCAGCACTATCTACTATGAGTTTTTTATTTAAGAACCGATAATCTTCAACTTGATATATCCACAGTGGAGTAGCAAACAGTTGCTTTACTTGTCTTTGCACATTAAAGTCTTTCTAGATCCTGCTTCAATTTAGAAACGATGTCATCGTGTAGATCTTCATTGTCATAAATTTCAGATGTCAGTGAATATTCAATAACAATATGATTTGGTTCAATGGCAGAGAACACATTGTAAATTAAATCAGCTGGTACTGTGTCTAGTGTATGACCGGCAACTTTACATGAAATTACAATCTTGTCCTCTCCATATAATTCATAGACAGTAACAGCCTCAACGCCATCAACGTCGTCAATTAATTGTAACAGTTTTGACAAATTATCAGAGTAATTGGAAATAGGAGCTAATGAACGATTGTTATAAAGCAGAGAAGAAACTTTTGTTTCAGGATCAATGAAAAAAGTAATGTTTTTAGAATGGTCATTACTTAATGTAGATATCACTGCAAACGCTTCTTCCGCAACATTTGTTTTTGCCAACTGATCGACTGAGTCAATTAAATTATCAGTAACAACTATATTCAATACTCCACCGTCAAATTCAAAAATAAATTTAATTAAGTTTTTGCCAGTGATATTATACTTGCTTGCTATTTGCTTTACTGTGATTTCGTCTGGCACGTCGACTGATGCCTTTGTAAAAGCACTATGCCCTGTAAATAAATCAAATACCTTTTGTATATTTTTAGTAACTGTTATTGACATTTGTTATCCTTTAAGGCTTTTTGCAAGCCATCCTTCAACTTTTGCCTGACCGTAAATTTCTATGTCGTCAATCATTCCAGTTTTTTCAATTACTACCTTTTTAGTAGTCCACTTGGGAGTATTCATATCCGTATGTTCATAAACAGTTCCCCAAATGTCTTGCCTACCCAATGGCAATCCGTCGCCTTCAATGGTAACAGGAATAAACCCATTGGTCATTTTTACAAAACTTAGAGCAAATAAAGGAACATTATCTGAGTATGCACTGTCGCAAGTTGCATCCCAATTTGGACCATCTAGATACATGCAAGATCCCTTGCATAGCTGTAGTACAGGACAATCTTTACACCCTGCTCTATTTTTCCAATGTGTGACAGATTTTAATGCTACATTAGCATAATCTTCTAAATTACCACCTAGATGCGGCTCACCATTCTTACTTAATTCCTTAACACTTACATTTTGACATGTGACAATGTTACCCAATAGGTCCACAGCAATTGTATGCTCATCATCCATGCCGCATTTTTGTCCAAGATTTGCAGCATCAAAATGATTCAAAACACTTTTAGTAAAATTATCAATTTTTTCGTATTGCCCATAAAATCCCAATGTATCTTCGTATCCATACACATCATTAAAACTCTGACGTCTATATTCAAAATGTTCATTCAATGTAGCAAAACTACTATTAAGGCCATCATCGTCGTAAGCATCGACGAAAGACCCTTCGCCTATAATTACATCAGGATCGCCGGTAAATTCAACAAACCAATCATAAACTGCACGTCTGCTGGTATTACTTTTGTTCATCATAGTATTAAAGCTAATCCTGCCATGTGGTTTCATAACTTTATAGAATTCCATAAGAATTTTCTTTTTTTCAGGATCAATGAATGGGTCCGGACCTCTTGTTGGTTGCCCAGGGCCATCATGGCTAATGCCAACATTAAAGCCCATATAATACAACCACGAGCAAATTTCTCTAGTTAGTAAACTGCCATTAGTAATAACACTGAAAACAGGTTTTGTTTTCCAACTATCAAATTTCTCATCAAGTGCTTCTGCCAATGGTTTTAATGTCTTCCAATAAACGAAAGGTTCTCCGCCCCAAAATTCAATCTTTAACCCTTTATCTTCACGAAATTCTAACACATCCATTTTAGCAAGAAATGCATCTATATCCTTCTTACTGGTCTCATCAGGACGTTCAACAAACTTTTGACTACAATAGCTGCATGAATAGTTGCAACTTAACCCCAATTGAATTTTAAGTGTATTAATTTTATTTGATTTTAGTAGAGGATCTTCTTTGGAAAATGCTCGGCTGGGAGTTAATCCAGAAAAATTTGCAAGATTAGGATATTCAAAAACAAATCCTGATTCATCTGTCAGAATATTTTTTTGATTGTCGTAAAAAAATGTTTTACGACCCTCGCCAGCCTTTTCTGCTTCTACTTTAAATAACATTCGATATTCCTTGATTTGTTGAATTTACCATAAACAAGCACATAAACAAAGGCAATTGCAGTTATAAGAGCGTGTAGTGATAGTACAATTATATGTACATGCACAATTGCAATTGGTTTGTAGGTATGACTGTGCGTCGCAGTTTGCACAATCTACAGTGCCATTAATTACACAATTTACACAGTTAATATTGCCACTTCCCAGTGATTCAACACAATTCCCGTTATCGCAATTTCCATCAGCATTGCGCTGATAATATGCTTTACTATACTTGCCTGACAACGGATTGGTTGGTACTTTCTCAACAGATTTAATCCAGCTCATACTCACACTAAGAGTAGTTGCACGTCCAAGTTCAGTATTAACGTCGCTAAATTTAATTATTCCGGAAGCTGGTAATGTCATGACTATTTCCAAATGTTACGGTATTTATCATCACATAACACTGTCATTACAATATACGCAACTGATGTTAAAGTCAATTTTTTAATGCCGATAAATAATTGAGTCAGGGGTAGTCATGTCATATACAATTAATGTCACTAATAGTAATCCAATTACAATATTGTCAGGTACTTCAGATACCAGCACTGCACTTACGCTTGTGGGAAAGAATATTTCTAACTACGGAGAAATATTTGCTCAAAATTTTGTTGACTTAATGCAAAACTTCGCAAGCCCCAGTGCTCCAAATGGGATATTAGAGGGACAATTATGGTATGACAGTGGCACATATTCCTTAAAATTATATAAGAACGGCAGCTATAAAGTTATATCAACTATTTCATCCAGTACAACCGCCCCAACTGCCCCTTACATTGGTGATTTGTGGTGGGATACGGCAAATAGTCTTCTTAAGATATGGAATACTACTACTTGGGTTTCTATTGGCCCCAACGTATTGAATACTTCCAGTTCAGCAGTTGCGGACGCTATACTTGACACCAATAATGTGCTGAGACCAATCTTAAAAATGGTAGTTGATTCGGCTGTTGTTGCAGTATTCAGTTCTGCTACCTTTGCACCTCAGACAACATATAACGGGCTTACATTAATTTACGGTGGCATGACACTTGTTGGTACCGGAACAACTTTCGGAAACATTGTTAGCTCATTTGCGTCAATTACTACTCTTAACGCAACTACAACTAATGCTTCGCAAGTAAATGCTGTTACTGTAGTTGCCACAACAATTGGAAATGCTAATTCAGCAATACGAGGAACAAGTGCCACCGTTGCTGGCGCAATTACTGCTGCAACTGTCAATGCACTTAATATTGGAAACGCCGGAGCTACAATAACAGGTACACATAATGGTCCACATAATGGACCATTTAATGGAAATATTGGATCAGTAACTCCTAACACTGCTGTCTTTACAACTGTGACTGCTGATACTGTTACTGCAATAACTGTGACAGGTAATACTATAGGAAATACTGGTGCTACATTAACTGGTACGCTCTCAACTGCTACTCAACCAAATATTACAAGTGTGGGAACATTAACTGGTGCAACAGTAAATGGAACTTTAACTGCTACAACTGCCAATGCAACCACGGTAAATGCAACTACCACTAATAGTAGCACGGTAAATGCATCGACTGTTAATGCTGTAACACTAGCGGCAACAAATATTGGTAATGCTACCTCGGTTGTAACTGGTGCAAGTGCTGCAATAGCTGGCACAGTGACCGCTGCAACAGTTAACGCCCTGGCAATCGGAAACAACGGTGCGATAATAACCGGAACACATAACGGTCCACTTAATGGACCATTTAATGGAACTATAGGCGCTACAGTTGCTAATACAGCAGCATTCACTACAATGGCAACATCGGGTACAACCAGTTTAGCAACATTGAGTGGTAATGTTGGGATTGGTACTGCGTCAGCTGCTGCAAAATTACATGTTGCGGGAACACTTAATTTAACGAGCACACTGTCAATATCTGGTGCTCCAGGTGGGAGTGGGCAATTCTTAACATCCGGTGGCGCAGGCGCCGCCCCTACTTGGACTAGTATGCGTAGCGGATTTAGCGACATGGTAGTTTATGGTGTGGCAGGCACTTATGCTTGGACTGTGCCGGCAAATGTTACTAAAATAAAAGCAACTGTTGTTGGTGGCGGTGGTGGTGGCGGCGGCAGTGGCCAAAATTATGATAGTGGCGCTGGTGGCGGCGGTGGTGGCACATCCACTAAAATTATTAGCGGTTTAACTCCTGGAACTTCTATTACTGTCACTGTTGGTGGTGGTGGCGGAGGTAGTAATGGTTGGGGAGGAACTGGGCAAACTGGCGGAACTTCGTCTGTTGGTTATTGCAGCGCGACAGGTGGTGAAGGTGGTGCTCCAACTTCTGGCTCTGGTGGCGTTGGCGGCATAGGTAATAGTGGAGATATTAATATTAGAGGTCAGGCAGGTGGTTCCGGCATTGCGTGTGGTACATACGGCGGTAGTCCTGGGGGCAATGGCGGATCTTCTACGTTGGGTGGCGGCGGCCAAGGCGGATCAGGTACTGGTGGCATTGGTGGATCTTATGGCGGAGGCGGAGGCGGCGCCGGTGGTATATACACCTCAGGTGGCGCAGGCGCCACGGGTGTTGTAATAATAGAATACTAATTTTCAAAATGACATAAAAAATAAACAATAAATATTGTACTAGGATAAAAAATGGCATACTCTTCCGGCGGGTTAATTGAAGCAGTTGATTATAATAACAGAGTAAATGCTCTCAATTCAATCTGGGGCGCAGGTTCCGGTGCAAACGGCTATGGGCAAACTTCAACTACACTTAGTACAACTAGTACCAGTGCAGCGGTAACGGCAACTCAATGGGCCAGTTTAATTGCTAGACTGGACGCGATAACCGTTCATCAAACTGGCGTTACGTCTAGTATATCACAGCCAACTGCTGGTACAACAATTGCATGGTTGAGTACAATTGACACAAAAATTGCAGCAACTTATACAAATAGACTTTCAGTTTCATTTAGAGGCGCACTTAATTTGACCGCAATTGGAACTATTTCTAACAGTACTGGTTGGTATACAAGTTCCACTAAAGAAGGGCAAATGTCATTTAGTAGTACTGACACTGTGCGATATTTCTTTAATGCAGGCGGTCTAATATCAATGAATATAACACAGGCCGCAGGTGCAAATATTAAAAGTACAGACTGGTCAAATTTTTATACTAATCAAATTGGTGTAATAAGTTTGGGATATAATTTTTGTAGCAGAAGTGGATCAGGTGGTGATAACTTAACTTTAAATACCAGTATCGGATGGACTAATTTAACATCAACATATCAAACATTGTTTAGTGTTGGTTCCACAACCGCCACTGGTTATTATGGCAACAACTATATGACTATTGAAGCAAAAATTGGTTCTACAAACAATGTGCTACAATTTAGATTTATCTCATATGATGTGGCACTTGATTCAGCTCCCTATAGAAACTTGGCACAACAAATAATATCAGGCGCAAATACTGTTAATTTTGGTTGGACTCCGCCCGAAACAACGTATCTAACCAATGTCTGGGGAACACCTGCATTTGGTATTGTAACTAATAGCCAAGGCTAATTTGATTTATTTTTTAATTTGTGTTATTATGAGACATGGACATAGACAATCTACAACGCCAAGCTCAATTAAGTTTTGATCATGCAATTGCTAAGAAAAACCTACAGCAACGTATACAATCGCGACTTAATGTTACATATAACGATGGTTTCTTTACAGTAACAAAAGAACAAATAAACTTTCTGGATTTACTAGGATCACAGTCTGTGGTACTACTTGATGATTACCAAACTCCCATTGAAGTAAATGCATTTGAGTTACTCAAGATCATGTTTCAACGATATCACGAAATTATGAATGAATGGCTTGAGGAATACGAGCAACTTAAAAAGATTAGATCAGCAAAACATGTCTAATACCGGCGCAGTCATTGTTGCTAACAACACCGATAGATTTAATTACGTTAGGTTGGCGGAAATATGCGCGGAACGAGTACAACGTCATCTAAAAATTCCAGTGTCACTTGTTACAACTTCAGATGTTACATCTACAGTTTTTGATAAGATTATCATAATGGAATCATATGAACAAAATCAAAGATTCTTTACGGCAACACAAGAGAAGACAGAGTGGCGTAACATGGGTCGTACTCAAGTATACGATCTTACTCCATATGATAGAACATTGCTATTGGATGCAGATTTGTTTATACAAACCAATGCACTGCTGAATCATATAAAAACAAACAATGACTTTGCAATTGCCAGAGACGTATACGACCCAACAACTGGCCATATATATAAAATGAAGTTTGGCAAAACTCAAATGGATCAGTGCTGGGCAACATTGGTAATCTTTAATAAGTCTGAATTAGCTCGCAACATATTCGATATGGCACAACATGTTTTAAATCATTATGCTTACTATTGTAGGCTATACAATTTTGCAGATGTCCCATTAAGAAACGATTACGCATTTACAGTTGCATGTCATCTAATGGGTGGCTATGGACAAAGACATTTTGATATTACTGGTTATGCTTTACCCAACTGTGACTTTTATACAGACATACTTGAGCTGAATACTGATAACATTCTAATAAAGTATAGTAAGCAGGAAAAGACATACGTGCAACGAATTAAAAGTGATCTGCATATGCAAAACAAACTAAGTCTATTTGAGAGAATCAATGAAAGCAGGTAAGGGATTTCTAACAGTTGCATGTAACAATTACTTGCCTTATGCTTTTAAGTTAGCAGAGAGTATTAAAGCTACGCAACGTGATTCAAATATAAGTGTAATTGTTGATGACCTTGATCAAATTGAAAATAAGCATCAGGACATATTTGATAAGATTATTCAAGTTGCCAAAAATGAAAATAAATTTTGGGCTGAGACGCAGGTCTGTGCATTAACGCCATATAAACAAACTATTAAAATTGAAGCGGACATGATTGTGCCACAGTCAATTGATCATTGGTGGAGTATACTTGATCAAAAGAATGTTGTACTAACCAACCATGTAAAAACATACTGGCATACAACAGTGACAGACAGAAGTCAACGTCGGTTATTTGATGACAACAATTTGCCTGATGTTTACAGTGGCATCTATTACTTTAGGTACAGTAAAGAGTCATATAATTTCTTTCAGATTGTCAATCAGATATTTGATAATTGGACATGGTTTAAAAACAATTTAAAAAACTGTAGGTATGAACAGCCAGTAACAGATGAAGTATTTGCTATTGCTGCTCAGATATATGGTGTCGAGAATTGCACAATTAATAATGAAATTCCCACCTTTGTGCATATGAAAAATAAATTGCAGGATATACCAAGCGACGACAACTGGTATAGGTATGTTGCGTATGAGAAATCACAACAGGCAATTGGAATGTATAAACAACAGTATCCCATTCATTATTGGGATAAAGCATTTTGGAACAACAATGACTGATGAGGAAATGTTTGCTGATATATTCAAACTGTATCAACCAATCAAATTACCAAATTTAGATTATAAAGCCTATTATAATGACTCAAACGAAATAGTCTGCTTCAGCCAAGAAGAACTGGACATGCCCTATTACGTTATTACACAGGAATGGTTCATGATTGGGCAACCAAATCTGTTTAAAATATATGACGGTCAAGTGGTAAAGCGTGACGTAAATCAAAAAAACCGGTTGCAATTAAAGTCAAACGGTAGTATATTTGCTTGTATGCAACATGACATGCAGTTTGCAGTGTCGGAGTCGTATACTGGTGATAAAGCATACTGGGACCCAAATGACTGAAATTGTTGATGTTAGCGAATTGGATTGCATTTATCTCAGCTATGATGAGCCGCAGGCCGATGAGTTCTTCATCAAGATACGCAGTCAAATACCCTGGATCAAACGTGTACATGGTGTAAAAGGCAGTGATGCTGCTCATAAAGCTGCTGCCGCCGCAAGTGATACTGAACGCTTTATTCTTATTGACGGCGACAATATGCCCAACTGGAATTTCTTCCATGAGCAACTGCGTATTGATCATACAAATGATGAATGTGTATTCCGCTGGCGTGCTAAGAACGTCATTAATGGATTGACATATGGCAACGGTGGCATCAGCTGCTGGACTAAAACATTTGTCAACAATATGCGTAGTCATGAAGCAACCAATGGCACGGATGCAACACAAGTTGAATTCTGCTTTGATAACAAATACTGGGCAATGCACGACGTCTACAGCACAACATATCCTAATCAAAGCCGATATCATGCTTGGCGAGCAGGGTTTAGAGAAGGTGTTAAAATGTGTTTGGATCAAGGACGCAGATTAACGCCAGCGGAGTTTGAATCTGCTTGGCAGGGCAACAGGCATAACCTTGAAATTTGGTGTACTGTTGGCAACGATGTTGACTATGGCGACTGGGCTATAATGGGTGCCAGATATGGCGCATGGCGTGTTATGTTTGATTCTGCTTGGGATCACACTGAAGTAAGAGATTTTGATAAGCTAAAAGAGATTTATGAGAACTTTAACGACACTTATATCGAAGATTATACCGCAGAATTAACTAATAGGCTTGGACTTAATATTGTTCATTTGTCATCTGAGCAAAGTGCATGGCATAAAGCACATCAAACAGAATATAAAAACGTAGACATCATGCTTCCTGAACGAGACTACAACAGAGTAATAAATGACACAGCAAGGACCCTCAGGCGATAAGACTACAACAAATGATGATGGCACACTTAATAGTGCGTTCATGTCATCAGCAGAACAAATGCGAGAAAAGCTTGGGCCAGCATTATGTCTTGCCAAGTGGCAACAGACCAGCCTACACTTAACTACTGGTCATACAAATAGCTGTTACCATCCACCACTACACAAGATCGAGGAGACAGAACTTGAGAATAACCCCAGTGCGCTCCATAACACCCCTTACAAGAAGACCCAAAGACACAGGATGTTACGGGGAGAGAAGCCAGAAGAATGTTCATATTGCTGGCGTGCTGAAGCCACTGGAAACTTATCAGATAGACACTACAGGTCAGGGGAGCCCTGGGCGGCTGAGAGATTTGATGAGATTTTGGTTCAAGATCCCCTAACATGGAATGTGAATCCCGCTTATGTTGAAGTCAATTTTAGCAATATTTGTAATCTTAGATGTAGTTATTGCAGCCCTCAATTTAGTAGCACATGGGCACAAGAAGTCGCCAAGTTGGGCGCCTATCCTACCCATAATAGACATAACGACCCAAGTCATTTTGTGGGGGAACGTCATGTTATTGCTAATCGTTCCCATAATCCTTATGTTGACGCCTTTTGGAAGTGGTGGCCTGAACTATATCCCCAACTAAAACACTTCCGTATGACTGGTGGTGAGCCAACCATGGATAAGAATACATATCGTGTATTTGACTATGTGTTGGCAAATCCAAAGAAAGATCTACATCTCAACACCACAAGTAACTTCAGTCAACAGCCGGTTGTGTTTGACAAGTATCTGGATTATGTTAAGAGACTATGTGAAGGTGAGCACATTGAGCATTTCATGCAGTTTGTTAGTCTCGACACATGGGGCAAGCAAGCTGAGTATATACGTGATGGTATGGACTTTGATCTTGTTATTGCGAACGTAGAAAGATTTTTAACTGAAGTACCTTATCGCAATAGCCTCACGTTCATTATTACTGTGAGCAATCTTGCCATTCCTAATATTCACAGGCTATTGCAGTATATATTAGATCTTAGATCAAAGCACAGCACAACATATCAGCGTGTTTGGTTTGATACTCCTGTATTGCGTGAACCATTATGGCAAACGCCAATTGGCATGCCGGAAGCTTATCAATGGAAGCTGAAGAAAACTGTTGAGTGGATGAACAATAATCTAGAAACAACTGAAAATCGTTTTCACGGATTTAAAGATTATGAGATACAGCGTTTACAGCGTATAATAGATCAAATGGGTTCAAAGAAAAATCAATTTGCCAATGAGACAAAAGCAGACTTTTACAAGTTCTTCGATGAACATGACAAGCGCAGAAACACAAACTTTCTTAAGACTTTTCCTGAGATGAGTGAGTGGTATGACGAATGTAAGTATTGGGCTGCCAATGTTTGATCTTAATAATGTTAAAACACTGCATCTGGAAATAACCAGTAACTGTAATGCTGCTTGCCCACAGTGTGATCGCTATCGTCTTGACAAATTAAATCCCAACCTGATAGTAAATGATCTTAGCCTAGCTGATATACAAAGCAAACTTACAACTGACTTTGTTAAACAATTGAATAAAATGTTTATGTGTGGCAATCACGGTGATCCTGCTGCTGGCAAAGACACACTGGAAGTATTCAAATGGTTTCGTCAAATTAATCCCAAGATCACACTGGGAATGAATACCAATGGTGGACTTAAAACTAAACAATGGTGGAATCAACTTGCACAGCTAATCAATCGTGAACGTGATTATGTTGTGTTTAGCATTGATGGATTAGAAGATACAAATCACATCTATCGTCGCAATGTTGAATGGCAACGTCTAATGGAAAATGTGCAGTCATTTATAAATGCAGGTGGTAGAGCTCAGTGGGATATGTTGATATTCCGACACAATGAACATCAAGTACCAGAAGCAAGACAACTTGCCACTGATTTGGGGTTTGTCCGTTTTAATTGCAAGGTGTCTCGACGTTTTGATATGACACCAGTAGATTACCTTGAACCACCGGTTAATTACAAAGCAGCATATCACGAATCCTCGGACAATATTGAATGTATCGCACTTAAAGACAAAAGCATTTATATGGATAGCAGAGGCGATCTAATACCTTGTTGTTGGTTGGGTATTGATGTTGTTAATAATAAGTCTCAATATACAGTGCAAGGATTTGTCCCCACTAAAGACAATGCAACGTGTCTTAAGACATGCGGCACCGCAGACAAAAGCAAGTATGAGAAACAATGGATATGAACTTCCCAGTCTGGCATTGGCATATTGAGAACTCCAGCATATGCAGTTTAAAATGCCCACGGTGTCCCCGTCAAGAAGTTGCAGGCAATCGTCAAACAAGTCTTAACCTTGACTTCTTTAAACGCAACTTCAATGCGGATATGTTACGTGACGTATGGCAAATTACCTTTTGTGGTGATGATGGTGATCCCATATATGGTGAAGATTTTCTTGACATCGTTACCTACTTAAAACGTACTAAGCCCAAGATTAGTCTGCGTATCGTTACCAATGGCAGTTATAAGAAAGACTGGTGGTGGCATAATTTAGCTAGAGCACTAAACCAATATGATGAACTACAGTTTAGTTTGGATGGATGGGATCAACAATCCAATGAACAATATCGTGTAAATTGTGATTGGGATAGTATAACAACTGCAATTAAAACTGTACATAGATACAGTAAGGTCATAATGACCTGGGCTGCAATTGGATTTAGGTTTAATGAATACGAACTTAAAGATATGAAAGCCCTGGCAATTGAACTTGGATTCGATAAGTTTCAATTAACCAAAAGTACAAAGTTTGGTCACACATATCCTCATTATTATCAAGATGGTGATGATGTATTGGAACCATATAACTTAAAGTTAATTGCCAAGGGTAGACGTTTTGATCGAGATGTTGTTGATCTAACCACACGCAAACAAATGGACAATGGCAAGACATTAATTAATGTTGATCTATGGGAAAACATTGATAAAACAAAAGCAATTATTCCCATGTGTAAGATTGGCAACAAGGGCCTGTACATAAGTGCAGATGGTTACTTCTATCCCTGTTGTTGGATGGCCAATAGATATGATCATACACGTTGGGAACAATTTAAGCAGCCGCAATTTAATTTGCATGAGCGTACAATCACTGAAGTGTTGAGTGATGAATCCTGGCAGCAGTTTTTCGCAACACTACATAACAACAGAGAGTGTTCAGACAAATGTGCTGAACCCAACTATAACAGGGAATATGCCACACAATGGTAAGAAGTAAAAAAGACAGTGAGTCATTTCTTGAATACAAGCAGCGTGTACTGGATACAAAGTCAGCGACATTCTGTGGAGCCAAGTGGTACAATGCAACCATTTGGTTAGGCAGTGGCATGACTACAAGCTGTCATCATCCTCTTCCACATAAAGTAAGCGTTGAAGAAGTAACAGCTAATCCCATGGCGTTGCATAATACTACACAAAAGAAAATGGAACGTCTAATGATGCAGAAGGGGCAACGTCCCAGTGGCTGCGAGTACTGTTGGAAAATTGAAGATACTGGACCAACTGCCATCAGTGACAGGCCTTACAAGTCAATGATATATAGTGAAGAGGAACTTTGGTTCGCTAATGCTATTCCCAGCGACACGGATATTAATCTACGAACATTAGAGATAGCATTTGATCGCAATTGTAATTTTGCTTGTAGCTATTGCAATCCTGCTTTCTCAACAACCTGGGCAAAGGATATAAAACAAAATGGACCTTACACAAATCTTACTAGCGATGGTCGTAATCATTTTACTCACGATCATGGCAGTAGCCAGCTTTTTAAGGTGGGTGAGACTAATCCATATGGAGAGGCGTTCTTTACGTGGTGGGAAACAGACCTCAAGGACACCCTCACAGAGCTTCGGATAACAGGCGGCGAACCACTGATGTCAGCAGACTTATGGCGTCTGTTGGATTGGTTTAAGGCAAATAAAAGCAGGGTCAAGCTTGCCATTAACAGTAACCTGGGCGCAAAGAAAGAACTCATTGACAATCTTATCGCAGCAAGTCATGACATTCCACACGTAGAACTCTATACCAGCTGCGAGGCAACCGGTGTTGCTACTGAATATATTCGGGACGGTATGGTGTGGCGAGACTGGGTTGATAATATCAACCGGTTGGTCGAAGAAGGCAACTTTAAAGCTCTTCATGTCATGTCTACAATTAATGGCCTTTGTTTGCCAACTATAACTGAGTTTCTCGATATGATACTAGGCTGCAAGGAACGATATGGAAGAGATTGGCCAACCGTTACACTAAACATTCTACGTTTCCCCAGCTTTCAATCACCGCTGGTATTACCACTGAGTTACCGTAAGAAGATAGTTGCAAGACTGCGTGACTGGTTTGCTAAAAATGGTGAAAGCAATCTACTGCACAACATGGAACGTGAACACATCATTAGACTAATCAATTATCTTGAATCAGTTGAATCACCACATGCAGGTGCAAGTCCCACTAGTGAACTTGAGCGGGACTTTAAAAAGTTCTACACACAGTATGATGCACGTCGCGATAAAGACTTTGAAAAAACATTTCCTGAACTGAAAGCATGGTATGGCAATATACAATTATAACGGCAAAGAGCCAATTAAAATCGCAGTGGAGGATCTAAGTGACAAACACCGCGATCTTATTTTTGAGAATAAGACATTCTGTATGTTGCCATGGATCCACTTACACAGTTTTCCCACTGGTGAAGCATATCCCTGCTGTAATACAGAAATGAAGAACACAATTGGCAACACCAGTCAACAAAGTCTCAATGACATTTGGCATGGTGCAGCAATGCAGTCAGTACGTGCCAATATGCTGGCAGGTGAACCTGTAGCGGGATGTAGTCGTTGTTATGAGCAGGAGGAAGCAGGCTTCTTTAGTATGCGTCTCAGCAGTAACAAACACTTTGGGCATCACATTGCATTAACTGATAATCCCACTCCTGAAATGAAATTGGTATACTGGGATATACGTTTTAGTAATCTCTGTAACCTACGCTGTCGCAGTTGTGGTCACATCTTTAGTAGCAATTGGTATGACGATCAAGCTAAACTTGTGGAGATGGAACATGGCAGTGGCGACCATTGGAAGAACAAGCACAAGCGTCTGTACTTTGCTGGCCGCAGTGAAGATGACATGTGGGATCAGTTAAAGGATCAAATTGATAACCTTGAGCAAGTATACTTTGCAGGTGGTGAACCATTGATCATGGAGGAACATTATCGTCTGTTGCATGAATTAATTAAGCGTGGCCGCACAGATGTTAGACTTATCTATAACACTAACTTTACCGAGATGCAGTACAAGAAGACAAACATTCTTGAACTCTGGAAGGAATTTAAAAGTGTCAGTGTTGGTGCAAGCTTGGATGCCATGGGTATGCGAGCAGAGTATATACGCAAGAACTGTGACTGGCATCAAATTGAATCCAATAGAAGTGCAATGTTGGAAATATGTCCCAATGTTGATTTCTACATCAGTCCCACAGTTAGCATAATGAATGCCTGGCATATCAGTGACTTTCATCGTGCATGGGTACAAATGGGATTTTTAAAACCACAGGACTTGAACATTAACATACTACAGGATCCTGCACATTATAGAATTGATGCATTTACCACACGCTTCAAGGAAGTAATTAAAGCCAAATGGGAAGATCATTTGACATGGTTACGTCCACTTGACAGTTTGACAAGAGCAACGACCGGCTTTGAAAGTGCAATTAAGTTTATGATGGCTGATGACAAAAGTCATTTGCTACCACAATTTTTTGATCGTACCCGCAAGTTGGATAAAATACGCAATGAGTCGCTAACAAGCGCAATACCGGAATTATATCATGAAGAAGTTATGTATACTGCCATGGGTCAGCGTTGAGACAACTCCAATTGGAGATGTTAAACCCTGTTGTTTAGCTAAGGAAGCAATACCCAATGTTGATCTTAATACATCAACATTGGAGTCAGCATTTGCCAGTGAATATATGCGTGATCTGCGTCAACAGTTTATCAATGGTGAACAGCCAAAAACATGTGATCGTTGCTGGGATGAGGAAGCTGCCGGCAGAACAAGTAAACGTATGAATAGCTTTCTACGTCTCAGAGAAATGATGAAAACTGTTGATGTTGATTTTACGTCGACAGATGGTAAGTTAATCTTCTTGGATTTAAAGCTGGGTAACATCTGCAATCTAAAATGTCGTATATGTGGCAGCTTTAGCAGTAGCAAGTGGGCACAGGAAGAAATAGAAATACAAAAGGAATGGCCAGCGGATTATAAAAACAATTGGCCACATGATCATCTACGCAAGGGACAATGGCCACGTAAGAATCAGGACTTTTGGGATAACATGGATAAGTTATTACCATATATCCGTTACTTTGAATTTACAGGTGGTGAACCATTCCTAATCAGTGAGCATTTTGATCTATTGCGTCGTGCTGTTGAGCAGGGATATAGCAAGAACATTGAAATACATTACAACACTAATGCAACTACCTTTCCTAAGGAGGGCGTAGAATTATGGCCCAACTTCAAATTGGTGGAGATTGCATTTAGTGTTGATGATGTTGGCGACAGGTTTGAGTATCAAAGGTTTGGTGCAAAGTGGCAGGAAGTCAATGACAACATCGCTAAGTTTCAGGAACTAAAGAGGAATAATGTAAACATCGTACTACAACATTGCCTTACTGTAAATGTGTTTAACATATACTATCTCAGAGAACTGTTTACATGGATGCAACAGCAGACATTTGACAGCACGTACTTTAACGTATTACATGATGCACCTTACTTCAGTATTAAAAGTTTACCTGATGCTGCCAAACAAGAAATAATTGAGGTCTATCGCGATAACCCTTATTATAAAGAAGAAGTTGACAACTTAATTAGGTTTATGCAATTGGGCACAAGCACAGATGGCAGTGATCTAAAACGTCTTAGCGATGAAAGTGATAGACAGCGTAAGCAACATCTAAAGGATCATCATCCTGAACTTGCTAGGGCTGTTGGTTATGAATGATTTTTGTCTTGCACCATGGACACACACTTATATTAGTCCTCAAGGTGAACGAAGACTCTGTTGCGCCAGTAGAGAACCCGCACAAAATTTCAAACAGTACATTGATACTGATGCGGGCACAGGTGCGTTTGCTCCACTCAGCTTAAAGTCATGGTGGAATGGCGAACACATTAGAACTATCCGCAGCAAGTGGCTAAGTGGTGAAGTTCCCGATGCCTGTGAAGTATGCGACAAGAAGTTGTTGAATACCAATGTCTATAAGGATTACTTTGGGCATTTGTTTGGCAATCTTAGACAACAGGCAATTGACACAACTGATCCACTGGGTTACACAACAATGGAACCCATTAGCTGGGATTATCGTTACAGCAATGTCTGTAACTTCAAGTGTCGTATGTGTGGCGACATGCTTAGTAGTGCGTGGGAAAGTGAAGCTGTCAATAATCAAATGGTTGATTTAAACAATCCAAAAAACAATTGGTTAAGACAAGACAACAGACAATTGATTAAAGAATTTGTAAGTAATACAGTTGTGCCGGAATTTATGGATGCGGTGGAAGCAAAGACAATCCGTGAGATATATTGGGTTGGTGGTGAACCATTACTTTATTCAGAACACTGGCGAGCAATGGAACGCATAGTGGAATTAAATTATGCGGATCAAGTACGTGTGCGTTATAATACTAACCTAAGTCAAATTAACTATAAAAAAGGAAATCTTTATGACACCTTGGACAATTTCAGACACTGGGAAATATGCGCAAGTTTGGACGGAACAGGAGGCATTGGTGAGTATATTCGTAGTGGCCTTGTTTATGATACTTGGCTTGAGAATTTTAGAGCTGGTATGGCACATCAGCGGTACCCTAATCAAATGCGTATTGACTTTACTCTCACTCTTCCTGGCCTGTGTGATATACCCAACATTGTTCGCCTTTCTAATGACCTCGAGTGTGGTCTTCTTAGTAAGTGTATCTTTAGTTTTAGCGGCGATATTCTCCTAAGCCCGCTCGCACTACCCAGAGATATTTTAATTCCTTGGATTGAAGAGATACAACACGAGATAAAGGATATAATTTCACCACGTACTCAAAGCATGTGGGATTTACTTGAACAATTAAAAACACGTCAAACATTCGAGGAACAATACAATGATCCTGCTGCTTTAAAAAGGGGCAAGGCTCATTTATTAAAGTTGGAATTAATACGTAAAGATGTTACACTGTCAATGAAGGACATATTGGCTGCATATAAGCCTGCTGTTGAATGGTGGAATAATATATGATTACAATGACTCTGAGAGATCCTGTAACCAAGCGGGATCTATTGCCTGTTTATATTGAACCAAATGCAACTGAGCTTGCTGTTGATTGGCAAGTGGCATTATCCAAGGAACTAGCTAAGAATAGCCCACTGGAAAAGAACTTCTGTTGGCATGGCTGGGCCGATACACAACGAGATTTGCCTTATCTCTGTGAGCTATTGTGTCAACATATTAAAAGACTTAACGATAATCTTGAAGGTTATGAAAAGATAGATTATGTTGATGAGGATGAAATCTTCAAGAATCTTGAAATTAATCATGACATCATGAATAAGGTGCATAATCATTTTGAACATCTGCAGGGTACAGTAGACAATCTATCACCATATTACAAATCAGCACAGCCAGAACTAAAGTATAGTATAAGACAACTCAACAACATATGTCATGAGATTGAATCACTTTGTCTTAGCCTGCGTAAGAAAGCCACCGCCCCAGAGTGGCAACGCCCCAGTCAAATTACAACTTTTCTTAATGCCACACGATACATGTTAAACGATGAACATCGTAAAGGTTTTCTAACCAATGGGTATGATCGCAAGTTTGGTCATGTGTATATGCATTGGGCACAGATTGGTAAGACACTGTATGAAGTCTTTCGTGACGAGTGTGGCGCAGCAGTGCCTCATGTCATTTGTGATGCCATTACTCATCTTGAATACTACAGTGGTGAATTTGATATTGAATGGGGACAGGATGTTGTATACGGTAACGCTCATCCCTGGCACACTAAGGAAATGGATAGTTTTAAATTGTGGTTGGAAACAAATGGATTTAAAATTGACGATACAAAACTAAGTTTGGGTTATTTGGAAATTGGCAAAGTTAATTTAATAAAATCATTTGGTACAACTAACCGTGACAAGATCTGGCAGATGATGAGCAAACGTCTAGACATATACAGTATTGAGTGTATGAATACTCGCGCAGTATATGACTATTGTTGGAGTGACAATGATTACGAAAAACAGCAGATTAAATTCCTACTGCCAGGCTATATGAGTCATGTACGATAAGTTTTATCATAATGGTAACTTGGCAGAGACATTAGAACATGCTAAACATGCACGAACAGAATTTGCATGGGTATTGCATCCTGATGTGGACTACAGCAACTTTGATTTGCGTTATGTTCCCAGTAAGTTTGAATACAATCAAGCTCATGTTTGGAGCAGTCATAATAACGTAAACAGTCACACAACTTGGTTGGTGCCACGGCAATATACTGACATAAACTATCATGATCAAGTGTTGCCCATTGCCAATCCAATACCACGCATAACAGTTGAGGTTGCATCCAGTGATGTCATGCGACAACATGCAACTACTGAGTGGCAATGGATATGTGACAGCAGAATAGATTACAGTGACTTTAACTTTGATTGGTTGCCTGACAGCAGTGAAAACAGTCTTGTGCATTGTTTTGAGGTAGCTGATAATATAGGGTATACATGGCTTGTTAATAGCAACTGCACGGATATTCGTTATCATAAAAGCACTCTCAAATTTAAAGAATTGCCTCATACTGTTGCGTGGCCCAACTTTGCTTTCGAATCATTAACTGGAACAGATTGGAATGACAGTCTTGCCAATTGGCTATTAGCAGAAGACATAGAGTCTGAATGGGTATGGGTAATTGATACAAGAGTAGACTATACTAGGTTTGACTTTACTTGGTTACCTGCGGCTTGGGACACACAATACATTCACTGTTTTACTATGAAGGATAAAGAACAGTTAAGTTACACATGGCTTGTTAATACTGCAAGTCTTAAAGACAAACAGTACAAATTTGTTAAAAGCAATTTACGGTTTATTGATAGGCCTGACATTGTACTATTGGACATGGGACTCAACGCCAATTCACATGACTTTAAACAGTTTACCAAACGTCTAAGGTTTACTGGGACAATGGAAGCCATGTTACACAGTGCTGTTAAACGTGCGACAACAGAGTGGTTGTTTGTTATTAGCAACTGCTGCGACTACTGGAAATTTGATTTTAATTGGTTGCCTGATTTGGATCAAATTAACCACACACATTGTTGGCCCAGTAACGATCAATTAAAAGGTGATACATTCCTTATACACGTTCCCAGCTATATGCAAACACGGGAGTTTAGATTTAACTTCGATCATGACAGTGTGCTTAGATTACCCTGGCCACCACACGTATATGAAGAGGATAGTTTAGCTGCGGCAATGAATAGTCATCTTCGTTCAGCTAGTCTTTATGTTGTTTATTATAAACGTGATTCAATAATAAAGAAATTTCCCACACCTTGTCTATGGGAGAATAGGCCTGTTATTGGTATGAATGCGGGAAACAGTGTAAGCCTAGTACCACGTGATTGTGTAGTAAAGGACGAGGTATATGAATATCCCCACCTTGAAAATTATACTGACTGTGCAGATCATGATGGTTTAGATGTTATATTCATACATAACGGTGAGAAGGATGCGGGTGTTAATCTGGCGCACTGTAGTATCAAGACACCGCATAATATGTCATTTAAAATTAGTAATGGGGTTAATGGCAGATTAAAAGCTTATCAAGCTGCTGCTAACATGAGTAATACAGCGTGGTTTCTTGCAGTGTTTGCCAAGTGTCATATGAAAGATGATTACGCAAACTTTGATTGGCGACCTGATTACTGGCAAAAACCCAAGCATTATATCTTCCATAATCACAACTTGGATCTTGAACTGACATATGGTCACATGGCTCCCATTGCGTATAACAAACAATTAATGCTGGAAAATACCGGCGGACTTGACATGACACTTGCGCAGGAACATGCTGTTATACCCATTGTGTTAAGTGACACTTATTTGACTGATCCCTGGGATATATGGCGTACTGCTTTCCGTGAGACAGTTAAACTCATGTACTATGCCAAGACAGATGAAAGCATTGAGCTAAAGTATAGATTGCACACCTGGCTAAACGCTGAACAAACCTGGTACAAAAATGGTGCGCAGGATGCCAGAGATTTCTTTGAGAGTGTGGATGGTGACTGGGGTTGGATCATGGTAACCAATGAGTGGTCGTGGCTCCGCAAGAGATTTAATGCGTTGTATCCTACAGTCCAGCTTTAACTGTCATAACTACTTTTTCAACATCATCGTCGGATAAATGCCAATGATTGGGAAGACTAATACAACGTCCAGCAAGTTGTGATGCCCGTGGTGCGAAATCAGTGTCAGTTTTATAAGCATCATAATGATGTATGGGCATGGGGTAATGGCTGGCAAATTCAATATTTGCAATACCCAGCATTAGTTTAACCATGTCTGGATTCTTGGGTGCAATTACAAATACATAATTTGTACTGGTGCAATGATCAACACGTTCTGGCATCTCCACTAAATCTTTCAGTTCGTGTCTATAATACCAACTGATCTCAGACTTGCGTAATTGTCCGTCATCATATACTTTGTATTTGACGTTTAATATTGCAGCTTGTAATGCATCAATTCTACAGTTTAATCCTGGCTCAATGACATTGTTATTTTGTTTGCCCTGTGTACATACACTATACATTTCTTCATATGAGTAATTCTTGCTGACTATTGCGCCAGCATTTCCCATTGCGCCAAGGTTCTTAAGTGGGTTAAAGCTTAATGCCAAACTATCACAGTAATCAATTTGATGATAATAGTCGTACATTATCTCAAAGCTTTGTGCAGCGTCAACAATAAGTTTAACATTGTAATGATCGCACATCTTCTTGAATCGTGATATTTCTACACCCTGACCATAAAGGTCCACGACAATTACTGCTGATATATTTGGTATCTTATCCAAGTAATCCATAAGCATTGAATAGTCCATAAGCCAATGTTCATCTATGTCAATACAAATGGGAACACATCCAGCGGCGACAACAGCATTGGCAGTAGCCACATATGTCATTGCTGGTATAGCAACAAAACTACCCAGTGGAAGTTTTGCTAATTTTAAGGCAACAGTAAGCGCACTTGTGCCACTGTTAGTTGCCACACAAGCAGCCCTATCATATAGACGACTGACAAGACTTTCAAACTTTGCAACGGATTCATTGGCAAAGTATTGTCCACTACTGGCAACCTCAACCATTGTGCGTCTAAGTTCAGCTTGTTGATCCAGAAACTGTTCTTCAAGATTATAAAATTTAATAGACATGACTGTACCTACGCATCCAATCAACGTAATTTTTAACACCTGCTATTAAATCAATCTTGGGCTTGTATCCAAGATGTTCTCGTGCTTTGGATATGTCAAGGGCACCACGTTGCGGTTCATTCATTGGTTTCTCTTCTGTAAAATGAACTTGCCCTAAGCTGCCGATTGTCTTATGAACAAGGTAAGCAGCTTCAGCTAGACTGCGAGCAACACCATATGTTAAGTTATATGCTTCACCTGCCACCCCGTGTTCTTCTGCTTGTTTAATTCCCTGTACAAGATCATTGACATGTGTAAAGTCCAGTAATGCAGCAGGATTAAACACGGCAATATCTTTATTATCCAATAGTTCTTTAATCCATGATCCCAATACACGATCAGTTGTATCTCCGGGACCATAGACTGCACTGGGTCTAACAACAACAGTATTTTTACATACCATACGAGCGATGTCTTCTCCCTGTGCCTTTAATAAGCCATAAAGGTTAATGGGTTTAAGCGGTTCAGTTTCAGGCATGGGCATACGAGTAAAGTTTCCATATGCCATGCTGCTACTGACATAAACCATGCGGGCACCCAGTTGATCTGCAAGCTCTGCAATGGCGTGGGTATTGCTGGTCATCTGACTTGTTGCACCATGTTTGTCTCGCTCCACCGCACGTTGATTGGGATGGCTTGCAAGATGTATAATGCTACGTGGCTCAAGTCCATTTAATTGTCGTGTAATTGAATAGGTCAAGCTACAACTGCTCTGCAATAGTTTTACCTTTTTACTGTCAACATATTCCATACGATATTTTGTAAGAGGAGCATGACTATAATGAGAGATTAGGTTATCAACAACAGTAACAGTAAAACCTGCATCCAAATACAAACGAGTTAGGGTATGGCCAATAAAGCCCATACCCCCTGTTATCATAATATGTTTTTGGCTATTAGTCATACCGCCATGTCGGCTTTAATAGTGGCATATGACTCGTAGTTAACCAGCTTACAATCATCTACAGTGACAGAATACAAACTATTAACATTACTAATATCAAGAGTTGGAAAGTCATAAGGTTTCCTCGTCATTTGTTCCTTCACTGCATCAATGTGATTCTTGTAGATATGCACATCACCGAATGTAAGGATAAGTTCACCGACATCTGCACCGATTTCCTTAGCAATGAGATGTGTTAACAATGCATATGAAGCAATGTTAAATGGCACTCCAAGAAAGACATCAGCTGATCGTTGATACATCTGACAGCTCAGAACATTATTTCTAAGGTAAAATTGCATGAAAGCGTGGCAGGGTGGAAGTGCCATTTTGTCAAGCTCACCTGGGTTCCAAGCTGAAATGATGTGTCTACGACTATTGGGGTCTTCTTTTAATCCTTTGATAAGGTTTTCAAGTTGATCTGTTTCTTCTCCGTAGGAGTTTTTCCATTTACGCCATTGTACGCCGTAGATTCTACCGAGGTCTCCGCTAAATCGTGCCTTGGGAACCCAGTAATCTGCTGTTGCATTGGCAGTCCATATAGTTTTCTTAGACTCGTCTCGGGTTCCAAACTGAATTTCAGTAAGTCTTCTTTCATCACATGATCCCTCTATAAACCAAATTAATTCTGCTACAACTGATCGCCACGCTAATTTCTTTGTTGTGATAGCAGGGAAGCCTGCTGTCAAATCGAAACGCAATTGCTCACCAAAGAGACTCAGCGTTCCTACCCCAGTGCGATCAGTTGTTTCAATACCCTTTTCAAGTATATATTCACATAAATCTAAATAATCTAATTCGTTCATTGCCTTACCCATGTAGAATATATTTTGTTACGACCAAATGCTTCTGTCATTTTACTAAACCCTGCTAGATAGTCAGCCATGTTTAGTTTAACATCACAATTGTATTCAGTCATGAAAGTTGTAAGATTAATTTCTTTAATATATGGACGACAGCTTAGTAGCAGTTTAGCACCACCAATGATCCAAATAGTTTTGTCTGGATGATGCTGATCCAACATCTCAAGACTTTCCTTTAGCCAGCTACCAGCAATAACTTCGTGTGCCTTATCAAAGATTTTTACATCTTGATTAGTTACAACGATACAAGTTCGATTGGGTAGTGGTTTAGGCATCATGGGATCCAACCAAGTATTAGATCCCATGACAACGATATTGCCTGTTGTCGTTTGTTTGAAGTTTCGTAAATCTTCTTTATCGTGGGGCCAGGGCAGTGAGTTTTGATAACCCATACCACCCTGGAGATCCGTTGCGAAAATTGCCTTTATCAATCTAAAAGCCTCTTGGTTCGACGTTCAATTTCGTTAGCAAAAGCGTCTATGTTTATTTGGAAATCCATTGAATCAATTTCGTCGTCATAACTTTGGATAAATTCTTCCATCAAAGCTTCTATCTCTTTTATATCGAATCCTTTATGACGTAACTCAAGAATGTCAAACTTATGCTCTGTGCCGTCTAACATAATCAATGTTACGTCTTTAAGAAAATTGATGGGAACAGATTTAATATCTGCTTCCGCTAAGATACTTTCCCATCGACTCCGAATCTCATCGTCAGGGTTACTATCTTCGCTCATTTAATTTTAGGCAGCAGTTTTAGGCTTGGCTCTTGAAGGCTTCTTGGGAGCATCACCACCCTTGATGCTTGCGAGTTCCTTTTGCATTGCCTGCATGGTCTTCATCATTTCCATCATCATCATTTGAGTTGGATCCAATGCGGGAGCAGCAGCTGGTGCATCATTGTAATGTACAGTATCCACACCATCAGTTGTATCAACTGCGTTCATTTTAGCCTGATTGCGAGCAGCATTTGACTTAGTGGGATCATCATTTAGACCCAGCTGTGAGTCCATTGCATCCAACTTCCTTACAGCATCCTCGCCCTTGCCAGCCTCACTAAGCAACTTAACAAGTTCATCAAGGCGAATTGAACTCTTGCTATTTGGCTTAACAATAACAGCATTCTGTGGAACACGCTTGATGTAATTCTCACTGCTGAGTAACTGTAGCATATTCTCACCATTGCCTGACATACGACGCTTTAGAATGTCTCTAAATTCATATGACTGCTGACCTTCGGCTGATTCCAAAATCTGCATGACATCATCATGATAACGAGTGGGAAGAATATCGCTGTATAGAATAGCAGCCATATGTGCTTCATCTCCACCCAAACTACGCTGAACGATGATCACCTTCTTATTATTGGCCATGCCAACGTGTTTAAAAAATGACATTATTATTCTCCTGTTGCCGCTGGATTTGCAATTGCACCATTGCTGATTAGGAATGCCTTTAGCTTATCATAGACAGCACCAACATTGCTAAGTTCATCAGCTCTAAATGCGCCGCGCTGAGTTGCGGCTTCATAAACCTGAAGAGTAAAGATCAAGTCTTGAATTCCAAAAGTTGGAACATCGGGCTGTGCATCAGTAACTTCAGTAGTTGTATTTTCGTCAGTCATTTGGATATCCTTTGTGTAAAATATTTACTTAGATTAATAGTAACATAATTAGATCCTGATATCAAATTATTATTCATCTAAATCCTCATCTTCCCATGCAGTCATCGTTTTAGAGTCCACAATAACTCCTTCAAACTCAGGATTTAGGAAGACTTCCTTACCGTTTATGCCTTCACCATACCATTGGTAATAAGGATTATCCTCTGATAATATCTCAAACTGATTGGGATATGTCATTGCCAACATAGTTAGATCATCTTTCTCAATCTCGATGACATAGCTATTACGTCCGCAGCCGCCCGCAAACTGCATACAGACGCCATGCTTGATGCCATTATGTTGTAACAACCAAAGGAATTCATTTTTATAACGGAAATGGATTCTTGTTGGTAATAATGCTGTGAGTCTTTCTCTATCCTCATCAGTCAGTTCAGTAATTTCAGCAGCACCATCTTCAAGTCGCAGCAATGCGTTCTTGAACTTGATAGCACCTTTGGTACGAACATTGAGGGGAGTTTCTTTGGTAGTCCAGGGCAAGTTAGAGGTTACGTGATCTACGTAATATGTCTTACCTTTTGCCATTACAATCCACATGGGAACGGTGGAGTCTTCTAAGTGTTTCTTATTAAAGTGAAACACGATATCCTTACATGCAAGTTCAATCTAGGCCATTGTTAATTCTCCTTATTGTTTAATTTAGCATTAGTTCATTAACGAAGTCAAGTAATAATTTATGATGGTGCCCTTCATGCCAATATGATTTGATATAAGCATAGGGCTTGTCATACCAAAAATCCATGCTTTCTGGATGGCAACCAATTAATCCAATACGATTCTGTATGATTGCCATGGGATTTGCGTTGGCATAACGTGCTACAGTTTTGAACTTTGTTTCATCACCTACGAACGCACAACCATCATAAAAGAACATGTTCTCTTTTTGATTATTCCAATACACTGGTGCAACGGTCCCATATGAACGCTTTATATCAGTGCCAGGTTGAGTAATATATTGTGTAGTATCCACACTGTCTAGAATATCAAACCATTGGCTACCTGCCCAGTAAGCACCCATGCATATCCCAAGATAAGCACCACCATTGGCAACAAAGTCAGCTACGGCATTCTCGGCTTTGCGTCTAAAAAAGTTGTCATATGTGGAATAATCGCCAATCCCACCGGGAAAAGCGATTATATCGAACTCTTTAAATTTACTGGGATTACAGTCGTCCTTGCCAATTATTGTAATGTCATAATTAGGCGATAGTGCCATTATCATGCCATCACAGCATTGCTTTGAACATTCTGGATGATGTTGAAATAGTGCTATTCTAGATTTGATCACTGATTATTTAGTATGGCGCTTCCGGGGGGAATTGAACCCCCACTTGTAGTTTTAGAGTCTACTAGCTCTCCACGAGCACGGAAGCATATTGTACTAGTCATTGTCGTAATACGCAAATCTTCCAAATGGTGGTTCGATAGTTTTGTTGCTTTTATTGTTTATGATCCAAACAGTTTCAGCATATGATTCATCACCTGGCGGACACCAGTCACCCCAGACCTCACCGTCTGTAAACATTAGAAGTAGTTTGGGCTCAATGCCTTCACCTTTCATGAATTCCCAGCAGCAAGTAGGATCGGTACCACCGAATCCTTTGATGTCATAATCCATAATGTCATCGTTGCCATGAGCAGTAAACATCTGCGGATTATGTACCTGCGTATCCCAGCACCACAAGTGAATTGTATGGTCCTCGAACGTATCCATAATGGCCTTTACCTCACTGAAGAAGTCACGTGCCATGTCATCTGTAATGGAACCTGACGTATCAAGTCCAATGCAAACATCAATTTGTGTCTGCTTCAACATCGAGGGCAATGCAAACCCATTCTGGAAATTCTTACGAGAAGGGATAGCATAAGTGTAGTCATTCTTAACAGTGCTTTGGATCTGCTGACGAATGAACTCACGCCAGTCAATCTTAGGCTCAGTAAGATCCTTGAGCAGGCGCTTGAGACCACCGGGAAGATTACCTGCACCAGCAGCCTGAGCAGCACTCAGCATGGCTTCCTTGAACTCGTCCTTAATGGCCTGACGCTCTGCATCACTCAACCTAGGACGTCCCTTACCATCCTTTTCGTCACCATCCTCGCCTTCACTGTCGCCATCCATATGGTCGTCCAGCAGCATTTCAGCAAGTTCGTCCAGTGTAACCTGTTTGACATTCTTCATGAGATCGTCGTAAACAGCTTCCCAAGTCCAGCCTTCATACTTGCGCTCATACAGTGTGGGTACAACAGTGATACGCTTGCCCAGACTGTTATTGATGCAATCCGCATTAACAACATAATCCATTGCAATGTTAGCAACCTTGGGGATCCACTGGGAACCACGTCCACGGCTAAGGTGATCGTAAGCACAATGCAGAAGTTCATGACAGAACAGGAACATCATCTGTCCGTTGTCCAGCATATTAATGAACTTTGAGTTGTAATAGAAGTGCCTACCGTCGGTAGCAGCCGTTTCCAGCCAGCTGTCGCCATTGACAAGCTTAAGTCGCATAGCCAAATTACCGAAAAAGCCATGCTTAAGCACAAGTGCAACACGAGCGCCCAAAATAGCTTCACGAGCTTTTGCGTCCAAAATAGGATCAGTTTCCTTCATAATGAATGACTTATGTTTGGATTTGGTAGCAGTATTGGACATTTGACCAGCCATATTAGACTCCTTTGCTATGTTTATATAATAGCAGAACACAGGATAATGTCAAGTGGATAATTTTGGATAAATACTATTATGTCAGCTAACGGTATCGCCCATAAAGCAACCAAACAGTTAAAGCAGGAGGGTAGGTTAACTATCGCCGAAGCCAAGAGACAGGGCAAAACTGTAGCCGCTGACGGAACCATTTCGGGTCCATATAACTCGACTAAACCATATTGGAGATATCTAAATACATTGGATATCAATCTACTGCCTTCTAAATATGTAGGTAACACAGTACAGGACAACACGGCGCCTTTACAAGCGGGTAGACCGTGGAAGGAACACTTATCATGAGCGGATCAAATAAATTACCAGCTGCGGATTATCGCTTAAAGAATTTAAACAACGCACTCTATGTAGATGGCAATAATGACATTGTGATGCGAACAGGATTTGCCGGTAATATTGTTATATCGGGCAATGTTAATGTTCCTGGTATTATAAATGTTCAAAGCAGTCCAGAAGATCCAGTTGACATTCACATTCGTCAAATTGGTACAAGTGGCATCTTAAATGTAGACTATTTGCCAGTAGGACAAAGATCAATTTGGTATGCTAACATCAATAACTTCCCCACAAGCACAACTATCACAAGTGGTAACTTGTCAATCTACAGTTTACCAGCAGTTGCTCAAAGTGGCACTTGGTATGCTAACATCAACAACTTCCCCACAAGCACAACTATCACAAGTGGTAATATTGGTATCTATGGAAACATTGCTGGCATTACTTCTATGCCTTCACTTAATATTGCCTCAATGCCAGAAGTCGAAATTAAGAATGACAGCGGTAATCCAATATCTATAAGTGCTAATACTTCAGTTAACAGTTCTGTTAATCCAATATATGTCACTGGCAACATGACAACTGTTGGTGGTAGTGCTCAAGGTAAGTTGTGGACCATGCAGGTAGCGCAAGGTTTGATTGCTGGACATAGTGTAGAACAAGTTACTGGTTATAATCCCACTACATCAGCAGGCGATGCTGTATGGTCAGGTGGAACTGCTTATCCTTGGAGTAGCCTTGTCACAGCACAGACGCTGTACCTTAAGAGTTCAACTAACAATGCAACTGATAGAAGTATGCCAATTTTAATTGATGGGTTGGATGCCAACTATAATAATCAGACTGAAGTAGTGATATTAAATGCTTCCGACTCAAGAACAGCAGTAGCATCCACTAAACAATTTTTACGCATCCACAACATAATGTGTAATGGTACAGACACTAATGTAGGCGACATTATTACAACTGTTACATCGGGTAGCGGAACTGTAGTTTCTAAACTGTCAGCAGGTAGAGGTAGAACACAAGCAGGGGTTTATACCGTGCCTGCAGGCTATACTGGATACTTGTTCAAAGGTGATGCTTCATCAACAGCAGCCACTGTAGTAAACTTTATGGGTCGCTACTTTGGCAAAGCCTTTATGGTTCTTCATGTGGCTATTGTGGACAATAGTACCTACATCTACGACTTTCCGTTCCCAATGACATTACCAGAAAAGACTGATATGTATACTGTCATAGACGCAGGTTCCGGAAAGACAGCTGTGAATTACGAAATACTGTTGGTAGCTAATTAACAAGGAACAATTATGAATCCACAAGACCTCATCAGAAGCATCATGACAGCATTGGACAGCATTGGTTCTGATGAACAGCCACAAATGGGTGAGCCAGAACAGGAACCCAAGCAGGATGGTGGCATTACTAAAGTCGAAGTACCATCAATGGCAATACTAACTCCAGTTAAAGTTGACAACAAGGCCAGCACAGACGGCACTGCTGTTAGAGGTATGTTCCCAGCACCAGAACATGCCAAGTCAGAAGAACCAGCCGGTGATTGTGGATGTGATGCAGAGCCTGAAGCAAATGACAACAAGCCCGATGAACTAGAAATGATTAAGCGTTCAGCAGGAATCTCCCGTCCTCCCCAAGAGTAATAAATATTAACAATAAGGTGAGAACATGCGGGCTGCTGAGTTTATACAAAAACTTGTTAAGATGGTAGATGCTATGGATAAGCAGACAACTGCGGCTCCTCCACAGCAGATCGTCATTAACATCAACGGTGGAACAGCCTCAGTAACAGATACTAATGCGATTAAACCATCTGGTGAACCAGTGAAGGATCCAGCTGATAGAAAAGGATCTGATGGCAAAGTCAAATGGACTCCTCCTCTACAACAACAATTAGATACGATTAAGACTGACGTAGCCAAGAATCAAGCAGATCCTGCTACCATGGTGAATGATCCTGCAATCTTAGGACACTAATATGTCCCAGAAGTTCTATCAGGAACTAGTAACAAGCAGAAAGAACTACCCCGGCGGTGATGGGATAGTTGGACAAGTTGGTCGTCTATGGTTTGAAAACGAAACTAACAGTATTAGACTTAGCGATGGCGTTAGACCCGGCGGTCGTATTATTACCAATGGTGTTTGGTATAATGACAATACAAATAGCCTTATGTGGACTGATCCTGCGACTGATATTGAATATGTCATTGCATCAGCAGGTCCCAGAGCAGCAAATCAATTAACAAATGGCACTGTTTCTTTAACATTAAATGAAGATGGTTCAGTCTCATTCCCCAACTATACATTCCCTGCTGAAGATGGATTACCTGATCAAGTATTAGTAACAGACGGCGCCGGGACATTAAGCTGGCGTGATCAAACAGGTGGTGGCGGTGGTGGCAACAGCAATGTATCCATCAGTGACACAGCACCTGTTAATCCTGCTGTTGGTGATTTATGGTATGATAGTACATCAGGTAGAACCTACATTTATTATGATGGGGTGTGGGTTGATTCCAATCCAACTGGCACAGCAAGAGTTACTATCAGTGAAAATCCTCCTCGTCGTGCGACATTGGGTGACTTGTGGTATGACAGTGTAGGCGGCGTTACCTATCTTTATTATCAAAATCAATGGGTTGACTCGAACCCCATGGGTGATTTCAGAGTCAAAGTTGGAAGCACGGCGCCTAGAGTAGCAGTAACCGGTGACCTTTGGTATAACACCATTGAGCAAACAACTTATGTTTATGTTGATGGCAATTGGACAAATACTAACCCAACAGCTCGAGGATTCAGTGGCGACTATAACGATTTAACTAACAAGCCAGTGCTGGCAAATGTTGCCACAAGCGGTAGTTATAATGATTTAGTGGACAAGCCAAATCTTGGTCCTGTTATAAATACATTAACGGACATCCCGGATGTCTATACAGGTGGAATGGGTATGCCAATGTTACAAGACGGTGTCACTTTAATTTATTCCGCAGGCATGACACGCTGGGAGACCAAACCAATTGATACAGCACAAATAAATCTTAATGGTGGAGAATATTAATGTCAGCACCCGGTTCAATTATTAAAATTAAACGCTCGCCTAATGTAGGGTCGCCCGCTACACTAGCGCAAGGCGAAATGGCCTACAGTTATGCAGCAGGTGGTTATAATCTACTGGGTGATAGGTTGTTCATTGGTACAGGTACTGAGAGTGGCGGTGGCGATGCTGCAAATCACAGTGCCATCGGTGGACTTTACTATACAAGATTAATTGATGCTAGTTTGCCTGGAACACTTACTACCAATGCCAATAGCATTCCAGTTTTAAATTCATCTGGTAAGATTGACAAGTGGTATGCTGGTAACACATACATTTATGACAGTGTAATTACAACTACTACCACCAATGGTAATTTAAGTCTTAATCCCAATGGTACTGGCATGGTTAAGATTGCTGACACTTGGACACTGCCTCGTAGTGCTGGTACAAACAATTACATTCTTAAGACTAATGGCAGTGATACTGCTACTTGGGCTGAACCAAAAACATATATTGGATCAACTGCTGTTAATCTGTTTAATTCAAGCGGCGATGTTAGTGCATTAAATTCTGTTAATTTGAACGGTGGTAATTATAGTGGAAATTATGTAAAAGTTAGCGATGTTGGATTCGGCCCGGCACTTGGCACTACTAACAGTGATAGTGCTGTTCGTATTGAAACTGGCGCAAGTGGCACAGTCAATCATACTTGGTCATTTAATGCCAATGGTTCTACTACATTCAATAGTGCCTATACCTTACCTGCTGCTGATGGTACCGGCGGATACATTTTAAAGACTTATGGTAATGGTCAGGTATATTGGAGTTCAGCAACTGCTGCCCAAATTCAAAGTGACTGGACACAAACTGATACTGGTGCTGTAGATTATATTAAGAACAAGCCAAGTCTTGCTAGTGTTGCTACAAGTGGTGATTATAATGATCTATCTAATTTGCCAACATTATTCAGTGGCAGTTATACTGATTTAACTAACGCTCCAATGCTTGCTACTGTTGCTACTAGTGGTTTATATAGCGATCTAAGTGGCACACCAAGTCTAGCTGCTGTTGCTACAAGTGGTGACTACAATGATTTAATTAATAAGCCTGATACTGCTGCTTATCTCAATCTTACAGCTGACAGCGGTTCTTCCAATGTAAGTCTCATCACTGATACAATTGACTTTGTTGGTACAAATGGCATTAATACTGCTGTTGTTAAGGTTGGCACAACTGTATCAGTAACAACAAGTCTTTCAGCAGGTGGTATTACAAACGCCAGTCTAGCAAATAGTAATGTTACAATTGGTAGCACAACAGTAAATCTTGGTCAAACTGTAACTGCATTTGCTGGTCTTACAAGTTTACAAGTTGGCAACATTAAGATCTACAGTGATAATCAGATTACATCCACAGAAACAAATGGTAACATTAATCTAGTACCAAATGGTGGTACAGTTGATGTTAACAACACAAGAATTACAAGCGTTGCAACTCCATCCTATTCAACTGATGCTGCAAACAAGTATTATGTTGATACTGTTGCAAGTGGTATGCATATCCACAGTCCTGCTATTGTGGCAACTAATGCTAACTTGGCAACACTGTCAGGTGGCACAGTTACATATAACAATGGTACCAGTGGTGTTGGTGCAACATTAACTTTAAGTGTTGCAATTAGTACAATTGATGGACAAAATTTTGGCAGTGACTTTACATCCGGCGACAGAATCTTAGTTAAGGATGAATCAACTGCTATTAATAATGGTATCTACACCATTAGTGCAAATGGTAAAGTACTAACTCGTGCAACAGATTTTAATACAACTACACTGGTGCATGGTGGCGATTTTGTGTTCATTGAAAAAGGGCATCTCTATGGATCTACAGGATGGGTACAAACTACTGATGCGGTTACACTAGGAACTGATGCTATTGTATTCAGTCAGTTTGCTGGTCCTGGAACTTATACCAATGGCGCTGGACTAGATTTAAATGGTACACAATTTAGTGCGAATGTCAATAGTACAAGCGGCGGCATTGAAATTGTATCCAATCAGATACAGCTAAAGTCTACTATTGCTGGTAATGGTTTAACTTATTCCAGTGGTGTTGTAAATGTCGTTGGTACAAATAATAGAGTTGATGTATCAGCTGATGCAATTGATATTTCCAGCAACTATGTTGGTCAGACAAGCATCACAACACTGGGTACAATTACAACTGGTACTTGGCATGGTGTCACTATTGGCAGTGGTTACGGTGGTACTGGTCTAACTACATATACTGCTGGTGACATACTTTATGCAAGTGCCACTAATACTTTAGCAAGTCTTGCCAAAGGTACTGACGGACAACTACTAACAATGGTTAGTGGTGTGCCCGCTTGGCAGAATCTAGATGGCGGAACGTATTAAACCATAAATATAACGTCGTTAAAGGCGTTATATGTCATCTACCATTAAATTAAGACGCAGTGATCAAGCGGGAAATGTTCCGCTTGTTGGTAATTTAGCCACTGGTGAGGTAGCACTCAACACTGCTGACGGTAAACTATTCTTTAAGAAAACAGTTGGCGGTGTTGACAGCATTGTTGCTATTCAACAGGTTAATGCTGGTATTGGTGTTGACATTGACACTGCCGGCAATATTAATATTGGCCAGGATGTCAGTACTACAGCATCTACTACATTTGGCAATTTAACTGTAACCAATAATTTAAAAACCAGTACAATAACTGACAGTTTAAATTCTATTGGATCCAATTATCAAGTATTAACATCCACTGGGTCTGGGTTACGTTGGAGAACTCAAAGTGGCGGTGGTGGTGCTGGACTTACTGTAAGAAATACGCTGGGTGCTAATGGTACTGTTTCAACAGAAGTAACTGACGTTACTGGTATTAATTTTGATTTTAATACCGGTATGAAAATTGATGATCAAGGCGATGGTAATGTATTCGTCAGTCTTGGTTCAAGTTTCAAAACAATTAAAGTTGCTGGACAAAGTGATGTCATTGCACTGGGTGAAGATACACTTGAGCTTATTGCAGGATCTGGCATTGCGCTATCCACCCATCCCACTGCAACAAAATCAATTACAATTTCAACTACAGGCAGCAGTGCGCCAATTAAAACATTTAATATACTTGGTGATTTTGGTCTGCTAACTGGAACAGCACGTTTTTACCCTGTGCAACAAGATACTATTAAATCAATCATTATGAGTGTAGCAGGTATTGTGCAACAGGATCTAATGGTTGGCTTATATCGCAATAATCAATTTTTACAATTCTTTACTATAACTGCTGGCACAAACTATGCCAAATATAGTAATTTAAACTATATCGTACAAACAGATGAATCCTATACAGTTAATGTTGTAGCCGGCAATGCCACGAATTTATCCATGGCCCTGTTCAATATCAATCTGTAATTTGGTTCGCTGTATAAATATACTAAACAAGCAGCATTCTGTCTGAGGAGATTTATTAATGGCAACGCTTAACGAACTTGGAAGAAATAGTTCTTCGGTAACATACGGTCCATACGCAACTGGGCAGGATCTATTTCCCACATTACAAGCTGTAGATACATGGTTTAGAAACGATACTTGGCAGGGTACTGCTACAGCTGCCAGCACTACTTTAACTGGTACTGGTACGATTTGGACTACTCAGGCACGTGCAGGTGATTATATCATGGTAGCTGGTCAACAGCGTATCGTTGCTGCTGTTGCTTCTGATACTTCAATGACCGTGACAGTTGCTTTTAACCCAGCAATTACTGTAGCAAGCTTGGTACGTGTAGTAAGCAGTGTCCAGACCACTCAGACAGCTGGTTACGTAAGCTATATTGCCAGAGGTTCAACCAACGGTGTTGTTTCAACAACTGCTGGTTCTGCTACTATTACAGGCGTTGGCACATACTTCCTTGCAGAAGCAACTAACTCAGTTGCCACAACAGCAATGACTGGTACGGTTGCCATTGATACTAACGGTACAATTACTGGTACTTCAACAGTATTCTCTACTGGTGCTCCAACTAACAACAGCTTGTATCCAGGTGATAGCATTGCTGTTACTGCAAACGGTGCTATTTTTTACTTCACTATTGCTACAGTAGCCAGCGATACTAGTGCTACTGTTACAATTCCTCCAACAACTGCTATTGCAAGTAGTGCTACCATTGCCAAGGCAACCAATGGCGTAACTGGTCGTTCAATTCAGATTAACGGACGTACCAGAACAATTACTGCCATTTCAAGCAATACTTCAATGACAGTTAACTACGCAATGGATTTCACCGATAGTGCAATGCGCTATAAGGTCTATCCTCGTGGAACAGTTTCAAACGCCAGTGCTGCAAACGGTACATTATATGGTACAACTTCAGCAACTGCATCAAACTCTACTACATTAGCAATTGCTGCTACTGTAACTGGTCAGATTATGCCAGGTATGTTAATTTACGGCGCTGTTGGTACTATCCCAGCAAATACACTTATCACTAACCAACAGTTTGCTTCTGGTGCTGCTACTGTATCAACATCATCGACTGGCACTATTGGACAGAATACACTAACAGTTACATCGGCTACTAGCATTGCAGTTGGGCAGCTTGTACAAGGTAACGGTGCTGCACTTGCTGGCATTCCTGCTGGTACTTACGTTGTATCAATCAGTGGTACTAGTGTTGTAATCAGTCAGAATCTAGTTGCTGGTTGGACCAACACTACTGTTTACTTCTACACTCCAGGCGGCGCAGGTACTTATACAACTAACAATGCTACTACACTCAGTGCTGCTCAGATTTACTTCAGCGCAATACAGGCAACTGGTGCTAACTGGTTTTGGGATCTAGGTTATAATAATATTAACTCAACAACTTATACTCCATTCATGTATCAGACAAGTCAATTGGATCAGGTATGGTTTGGTGACGAAGTTAGAACATTGAATTTCAGCACATATTCGGGTGCATTGACAACAACTAATACATTATACGCTTATACAACTGACTACACTGGCTTCAGTGGTACAGCAATTGGCGCAGTGCGTCAATTAATGTATTTGCAACCATTTAGACGTGAAGATTCCTATATTAACATGAACGTATACGGCACTGCGGCTGCTGCACTTTCAGACTTGCGTGTTGGTGACGACTTAATCATTGACGGCACTGAAGTAACAGTCACAGCATTGGTCAGCAATACACAGTTTAAGGTTGATAAAGACTTTACTCACACTACTGCTAACAACTCAGGTGGTACTGCTACTGCTTCTACTACACAAGCAAGCGGCGGCGCTCCTGCTGCAACTACTTTCGTTGTATCTAGTGCTTCAAACATTACCATTGGGCAGCTAGTAACTGGTACAGGTCTTGCTCAAGGTACATATGTAACTAATATCTCATCAACTACCGTAACAGTAAGCAATGCATTCACTGTTCAAGCAACTGGTACATACAACTTCTATAACGGCACTTCATTCTACAAGAAGCTAAAGCTACATGGTTATACATTGGAAGGTACTCGTGAAGGTGGTATTGGGTTCAATGCTCCAACTAGTCAGATGCCAGTTTATACAACCAGTGCTACTGGTTCTACTACTAACTTAACTGTAGCAGCAACATTGACTGGTACTATTTTACCAGGTATGCAGATATTACCAACTGGTGCTACCGGTATCTATGCTCCAGCTACTACAATCTCTGGTTTAACATACATTACCAACCAACAGTATTCAACTGCTACTCCTACTATTAATAATACCTCTTGCGCTGGCACAGTTGGTTCTAACATTATTACAACATCAGGTACACAGACTGGTACTATTACAGTTGGTATGATTGTAACTGGTAACAACGCCGCAGTCACTGGTATCCCACCAAGCACATATGTTCTTAACATTACTGGTACATCACCTAACTTTACCATTACACTAAGCAATAACATTACCACTGGTTATACAACTGGTACACTTTACTTCATTGCTCCAGGTGGTATTGGTGTTTACACTACTTCATCAGCAACTACAATCTCAGCTACCAACCTTGGCTTTATTATGCCACAGACTGGTAAGTTTACTCAGTCAACAACAATGTTTGCAACTGCTGGTACATCTTACCCAATTGGCACACAGTCAATTGTTGTTGCTACTGCTCCAACGATTGGTCAGTATAACTTTGTTAAGATCAGTGGTGCAGGTGGTCCTGCAATCCCACTAAGTGGTCAGGTAACTTATGTTTCAACATTTGTTAATGGTGCTAACACTGCATTTACAACACAGCTACACATTGGTGCTGAAATTGTTGTTGGTGGTCAGTATCTAACTGTTGTCAATATTATCAGTGATACACAGTTGATTGTAGCACAGAACGCAGGTTCTTTCCCAATCCAGTATCTAACTCCAATTTACAGAAGTGTTCCACTTTACACTTATGCAATTTCAACTTCATCAACTACTATCAATTTAGCCACTCCAATCAAGAACAACCTGTACTCAACACAGGCTAACCCACCAATGGTATATTTCCCATCAACTGGCGCGGACTTCTTAGAGTATGTGTATAGTTCAACTAACTACAGTGCAGAACAGGGCACAACAACTCTAAGAAATCAGTCACTTGATCGTAAGTATGTTGGTTTTAGAATCTGGCCTCTATTCCAGAGCACTAATGCTGCTCCAACTAATACTAGTGCTATCGCAAGTGCGTTCGGTGCATATGCAACTCCAGTATATGAGCGTTGGGCTGCAAGTTATGGACTAGCACATGGTGTTGGTATCAACCAAGCTGATATGAGTGGTGGCACAATGATGTGGGGTTACCAATCAACTACTACTCAAACTACAATTATGCCAGTTGCAGGATCACTTACAGCAGCAACTACAGGTGGTATGGGTATTCAAGGTCTAGCATCTGGTTATCCAAATCCTGTAACAGCAGTAACAGCAAGCACTATAATGGGCAGTGCTAACTCCTCATACACTGTAACAACATCTACTATTGGTGCAATTGGTACTCCAGCCCCAATTTGCGCAAGTTTGTATGGTGTTTATGACATTACAGCAATGACACAGATTTCAGGTGGCACATTGTTCTTGTTTGGTACTAATCGCTACTTTGCAATACAGGGTAGAAGCAGTGCCAACATTCAGACACAGTGGGTAGGTTGCTTGGAATTTGAACGTGCGCAGCCAGAAGATGCCAGCACTGGTCTTGGATCAACAAGCGGTGTTACATTTGGTGGTACACAGTATGGTGGTCTACAGTTGGCACAAGGTGCTGCTCCACCATCAACTTCTGGTACACCGGGCTTCAACCAGACAATTCAGTTTACTTCAGGCGTTGCTCCTTGGCCTTGCTTTGCTTACTTTAACGGCAACAGAATGCCAACAGGCGCACAACAGATTCCAACTCTACCCAACTTAGGCACTGCAAACTATCCAGTGCATGGTTGTGTATTAAGTTGCCCAAGAGTTCGCAACTCAGCAGGCGACTTGGTTGGATTTAATGCTCACATTTACTCAGCACTAACCGTAACAACTGGACGTTGGGGACATATAATGGAAATAGGAAACTATGGAACTTATACTCCAGCATATACTAACGCCAACGTAACTGCTACTTCCAACACATTAACTAACATTGCCAACGCTATTCCGCAGATACACATGGGACAGATTATTCCTGTGTATACTAACGTGTATAACAGCAAGCGTTTCATGTTTAGTCCAGTTGTTGTGCTTGGTCCAGCATATGATCCTGACGTAAGAGGTCGTATATATGGATTGAAGGTATTACCAAGTGCATTGGGAACTTTGATGGATACTGTGTCAATTACTACTGATGGTAGCTATTTCTACAACACTAGCTTCTCAGCAGTTGATCACTGGGTATTAACTACACCTCCGGCAGCAGTAGTATATGCAAGTGCGTATCCTGGGCAGTCGACTGTAGTAACCAACCGTTGGACATTGACTCAGAATACTCCTCAGATTCAGCAGTCATGGAGAAGCTTGGAAGATACTGGCACACAGTCATCATCTACTTCTACTACATTCACTAATAACTTCCGCTTTGCGTTGCCAGCTTAATAAAAGACTAAGAAAAACGGCTACTTTAAAATAGTAGCCGTTTTTCAAGGTAAATATTAATATGGCAGCAACAGTATTCCCGGCACCCGGCGCAGGCTCTGGATCTATACAATGGAACTTGTATAGCAATACAACAACTGCTTCTAGTTCAGCCTCCACCGTTACAATAACTGGCACTACTAGTAATTCTTGGGTTGGTACAACTCCCATAGTTAATAGTGGTACTGGCCAGTTTGCCAATAATACCATTATTACATCGGTTGTGAATAGCACTTCATTTACTGTTAATTTGACGCCAACTGTTGCATTATCCAGTGCCAATATATCAATTGCAATGGGATCAATGCAGGTTGTTACTGACAACAGAAGTACTGTTGGCAAATTACGTTCAGCAATAACAGTTAAAACTCCAACTGCTAATACAAACTATTTTAATATTCCAAAGCTAAAATCAGCAATAACAGTTAAGAATCCTACTCCTCGTGATGCCACTATCTGGGATCAAGCAAATTTACAAAAACAAATTGAGGTATTTAAAAATCCTACTCCCAGTGATGATATTATCTATGATGCATTTAACATAAACAAATGGAAAATGCCACCAAATGGAATACAGGGATTCTTCCCACCCAGCAGCAGTAATCTAAGGAAGCAGCTGGAAGTATTCAAGCAGCCTGGCGCTACGTATGGTAATTATAATTTAACAAACTTTCTAACACAAGCAAGCGTTGTAACAATACTATCACCGTCAAATGCTCGTGAAAGATTATATTATTCAACACTTGCTCCAGGTAGATATGGCAATTACATTCCATATAAGGCAGCGCCGGCTGCAACATCAACTGCAAATTACTTTAACACTGGAAAATTACGTTCAGCAATCGTTATTAAAAATCCTTCACCACGTGATGATGTTTATTATGATGCGTTTAATTTGTCAAAACCAATTGAAGTGATTAAAAATCCCACACCCCGTGATAACATTGCTTATAGATCAAATAACATTAATCGTTTCAAGTGGGTTTCATTAAATCCAACTCCGCAAGATGGGTTCTATTATGATCCAAATAATCTACAAAAGAGAATTGAAGTTACTAGATCACCTACTCAGGTGCCATCTAACTATACGCTATCAAATCTATTCCCTCAATTAAATGTTGCAACAACCACAGCACCAACTAATGCTCGTGAGCGTTTATACTATGCTAAACTAGTACAGGGAAAATATGGACAACCTTTCCCATATAAAGAACAAACTACTGCCTTAGCAAATAACCTACTGACAACTAATATCAACAAGACAAGATACAATTATCCAACTACTCCAGAAGCAAGAACATATCGTCTTGGCAAGGCGAATGCGTTAACCAAAATTGCTAACCCAACTCCACGTGATGATATTGTTTATGATGTTAATAATCTTAGAAAACCAATCGAAGTAATTAAAAATCCTGCTCCTAGTGATGCAGTAATTTATGATGCATTTAACATTAGCAAATATAAAGTTCCAGTATTAACTCCCATTAGCAGAGTAAATGCTGAGAGATTATCAAACATTGACGCAAAATATTGGACATATTTCAATAATTCAAATGCTATTGCTGTTGGAACAACAAATCCAAAATATAATATTTCCACTTCATCAATTGTACCTCAGGTAGTAAGTGGATCAAATACGGTAATAGGAATATTTAAAACAGCAATTACTACTACACCAAGTTCAGGAGATTATCTATTAATCACTGATACAGTTACTGGATATCAAGCATTAGCTCCAGTTGTTGGTATCAGTAATTCATTTAGCGGGCCATTAGTCGTACCACAAGGACAAACGACGACTGGCGGTGGATTCACAGTTCCATCAAATGTTTATAGCATTTCAGTTGTTGTAGTAGGCGCCGCCGGATCTGGGTATCAAGGTCCCAATGCAGGAAATGCTGGTGGTGGTGGCGGTGGTGGTGGTGGCCTTGCTTATAGAAATAATATTTCTGTAACTCCTGGACAAAATTTAACTGGTGTAATTGGTACCGGCGGTAGCCCAGGACTGGTAGTCAGTAGTTCAGCAGATGGCGGAGACTCGTTTTTCTTAGGAAGTAACTATACAGGTACAGTATCTGTATCAGGAAACAATATCACATTGCCAAATGTTACAGGATTAGCAGTTGGTATGCCAATATACTTTACAGCATCCATATCCAGTCTTACTTTAAATACATTCTATTGGATTACTAGTATTGCTGGTAATGTTATACAGTTAAGCACCACTGCTTATGGTACTGCTGGAAGTTTTGGATCTGGGTCTGCCACTGTTACCTATTGGTATTCTAATGCTGTAGGCAAGGGTGGAAGGGGCGGCGGCAATAACGTAGGCGGCGCTGGCGGTTCATATATTGGTGATGGTGGCGGCGCGGGCGGCGCTGGCGGTCCTGGAAGTGGAACAACAGTTGGTGGCGGTGGTGGTGGCGCCGGCGGATATAGTGGAGTTGGTGGCGCTGGTGCTACAGGCGGTGCTAGTAATGCAACAGCTGGCAGCGGCGGCGCCGGTGGTGGTGGTGGTGCTTCTATAGGCGTTGGCGGTGGTACTGGCGGTGGTGGTGTTGGGCTGTTGGGACAAGGGGCTAACGGTACTGCCGGTGTAAGTGCCAGTTCTGTTGGTCCAAGTTCACAGGTTCAAGGCGGCGGTGGATCAGGCGGCGCTGGCGGCGCCACAAGAGGCAATTATAGTACTCAAAATGCAGCTTACCCTGGCGCAAGTCCCGGTGGTGGCGGTGGTGGTGCTGCTGGAGGCTCTACAGCATTACAATATGCTGGTAGTGGTGGTGATGGTGGTATAAGAATTATTTGGCCAGCAACAAAATTAACAGATGGTAGTGTGCTAAGAGCTTTCCCAAGCACATTGACAGCAGATCAATCAGGAACTATTAACGACACCGTCGGAATACTTGCTTATGGTATATCTGTACCAACAACAAGTGTTTCTAATTTAAACATTAATAATACATGGACTATTCAATCTTGGGATCCTGAATTATTTGCTCAAACTAATGTTAGAACAAATACAAGCACTGGTGTTGCTCGTGAAAACTTATTCTACGCAGGTTTAGCACCTGGAAAATATGGTGCATTCTTCCCAAGTAAACCAACATCAGTTGGACCAGCAAATAATATTTCATTAAGCAATATTCAAAAGAGACTGGAGATCTTTAAGAATCCTACTCCAAATGACGCAACCATTTATGACGTATTCAATATCACTAAAGTAAAGATGCCTAGTATTGGTAATCCAACACCCAGTGATGGTATTGTTTATGATGTCAATATACTAAGAAGAATGGAAGTTCTTAAGAATCCAACACCCAGAGATGATATTACATATGATGTGACAAATGTTAATAAGTTCAGACTTCCTTATACTGCTGTTCAGTTGTCATTTACTCCAACATCAAGCAATATCTTAAAGAGAATCTTTACTGTTAAGAATCCTACTCCTCGTGATGATCTTGTATATGATGTAAACAATGTTAATAAATTTAAAGTTCCATCATTAAGCAGTTCAGTATTCTATTCACCCGCTAGCAACAAATTAGAAATCATCAACAGTGCTTATTGGAGATCAAAATCTTTTTCAAATGCCATTGTTATTGGACAACAGAGTCCAAAAACAACAGCTACTATTACTTCAACATCTACTGGCACCAGTGGATCAAATACACTTATTAATTTTCTAAACACTGGTAACATTGCTCCAACAGTTGGCGACTATCTATTAATTACAGACACTAGCACAAATACACAAACACTTGCTCCCATTGTCTCAACAAGCACACCTTATACATTGACAGCAGGGCAAGCATTGTTCACAAACGGCACTGTAACTGGAACAGGCGGCGCCTTTGTAAGCACAACTGCCAATCAGTCAGTATATAATTGGACTGCTCCTGCTGGTGTTTATAGTGTGTCAGTTGTTGCTGTTGGTGCAGGTGGTTCAGGTGGTAATGCTCCTCCAGCAGGCGGCGGCGGAGCATTAGCATGGGCTAATAATATTGCAGTAACGCCTGGAACAACTTATACAGTAAGATCAGGATTGAGTGGTGTTAACTCAACATCTGGCACAGCAAGCACATTTACCGCAGGTTCAGTTACTGTTACAGCAGGCGGCGGCACTGGCGGTGATGCAGGAACTAGTGGGCCTGGCGGCGCTGGTGGCACTTGGTCAGTAACTGGATTAACAGCAGGGCTATATGGCGGTGGTAACGGTGGTAAGGGCGGCGATGGCGCCGGTTACAACTATGTAGGTGCTGGCGGCGGTGGCGCTGGTGGTTACGGCGGCAATGGTGGTGCAGGCGCGAAACCATTCCCAGGATTTACTTCTCCTACTGCTGCTGCTACAGGTTCAGGCGGTGGTGGTGGCGGTGGTGCCAACGTATCTAACGCAGACGGCGATAGCGGTGGCGGTGGTGGCGGCGTTGGGCTACTAGGAACTGACGGCGGACAAGGTGCTGCTGCCTTTATTGGTAGCGGCGGATACGGCGGACCATCTGGTGGTGGTGGCGGCGGCTCCGGCGGTGGTGGTGGTGCTGGTGAAGGCGGTGCAACTTATAGTGGTCCAGGTGGCAGTTATGGTGGTGGTGGTGCAGGTGATAATTTAGGTGATGGCGGTGCCAGTGGTGGATTAGGTGCAGTCAGAATTATTTGGCCAGCAGTAAAACGTGCTGACAATATCACTATTAGATCATTTGGCGCAACTGTAGCAACAACACTATTAGCCACTGACCAGTCAACTACCTTCTTAGAAAGTGTTATCGCTGTTCCAACATCAAGTGTTGCTAATCTCGATCCTTCTAATACATGGGCAGTGAAATTTTGGGATCCTGAAGTAATACCTCAGACCAGTGTTGCAACAAATACAAGCACTGGTATTCCTCGTGAAAATCTATTCTATGCAGGCTTGGCTCCCAGCAAATATGGATTATTATTTCCCGGTAAAAACGTATATAATGATCCATCAAATATTATATCACTGGGTAACTTTCCTTCATACAGCAGATTTAAAAGCAATCAGACTCAGTTGTTTGATGCACCATTAATATATAAAGTTGATAATACTATCCTGCAGAGCACGATATCTACTAACATTGCACCAACTAATCCACGTGAGAATTTATACTATGCTCGTTTAGTACCTGGTATATATGGAACCTTCTTCCCCAGTAAAAACTCATATAATGATCCATCTAATGTTATTTCACTGAGTAAGATTGATAATAGTATTGCACAAAGCACAGTTACTACTACAGTATCACCTGCCAATCCTCGTGAAAGATTATTTTATTCACAGTTAGCGCCTGGAAAATATGGAAACTATATTCCAAGCAAAGTATCACCTGGTGCATTGCCTGCAAATGTTAATACTGAACGTCTATCAATTATTGACAGTAATTATTGGCTAAAACCTGACAATCAAAATGTTGTTGCTGTTGGTCAAGCAAGTGCAAAGAATATTAATGCGCTGTCATTAAATGCTCAAGTAACAGCAGCAATCAGTGGCAGCGATACCGTATTAACTTATACTCCAAACTATTATGCTACATTCAATGGTACAAATCAATACTTAGTTCTTCCATTGAACAATGAATTTGCCATTGGCACTGGTAATTTTACTGTTGAAGCATGGGTTTATCCAAAATCTTTTCAAACTTATGGAACAATTATAGCAGGTGCTAATTATGGATTTCAATCAGATTGGGGACTATATACAGGTGATGGTACAAGTACAGTTTATCCATTTTTTCAATTTACAAATTCCATTTCTGACAGATTATATGCAACTACTTTATTAAATTTAAATAGTTGGAATCATATAGCAGTAACAAGATCAGGTGGAACTGCTAGAATCTATATTAATGGTAGTTTATCTAACAGCGGAAACTTTGCAACACAATCTCTAGACAACACCTTGCAAAAAGGCATAGGCGGCTGTTATAATGGTGTTGTTCAAACACTTTTTAATGGTTATATTTCAAATCTTCGTGTAATTAACAGAACATCAGTCTACACAGGCAACTTTACTCCAGTTGGTCCATTAAGAACAGTTCAATCTTCACGACCTAATGTTTTGGCATTAAATGGAACTGAGACAGTATTACTAACATTACAAAGTTCTGCATTGATTGATAATTCTAATTATTTTGGTCCAATACCGTATATGTCATCTACTACATATGTTGGTATTGTATATCCGTATTCGCTTTCAGTCCCAACATTTACACCCGTTCCACAAGGACCATTAAGTCCATTTACGATTGAATATTGGGTAATGGATAATGGTGGCGGCGGCCAGCAAGGACCACTTGCATTTAATAACTACTCACTGAGCACTGATACAATACCATATTCGACTGGTCTTAACAACGGAACTAGTAATGGTAAAGCTGTTGGACTATATCCTTATTTTGGAAGTTACGATGGCACAACTTGGAGTACTATTAGTAGTCCAACACCAATTTTATCAAATAGATGGTATCATATAGCTGTATCATTTGATGGGTCAGTGGCGAGATTGTTTGTAAATGGAAACAATATTGCAAGTTCAAACACACTGCGTTTAACTACAAATCCTTCAAATACTGGATTTACTATAACTCAAAGTTATGCGACTGGCAGCATGTCAAACTTTAGATTTGTGCAGGGCAGAGCACTTTATACTAATAACTTCACACCCAGTGGGCCATTGACTGCTGTGCCAGGAACTGTATTATTAACATTGCAGGATGCTGTTACAGTTGATAATTCTATTAATGCATACCCTATTGTTAACACTGGGGTAATAATGACTACTTCATCTGGATGGCCAATATCAAATGTAAATCTAGTAATATCCACTGCACTCACAACACCAACCCCAGCAATCAATGATTATTTGCTTGTAACTGATGCCAACAACAATCAAGCATTGGCACAGATAACTGCTACAACTGCAACGACAATTACGGTTCCAACAAGTAGTCTTGCCAACTTAAACACCAGCAGCAATTTAATTTACCAGTTATGGGATCCTGAAGTATTTGCTCAGACCAATGTCAGAACAACAACCAGTACTGGTGTTGCTCGTGAGAATCTATATTATGCTACATTGGCAAAAGGTCGTTACGGTAGTTTATTCCCACGTGGGTCAACACCAGCTGGTATTCCCGGTAGTGGTTATAAGTTTGATGTGAATACTTTTAGACAGTTAGTGGTAATTAAGAATCCAACACCAAACGATGCCGTAACATATGATCCAGTAACTCCATCAAACTTTGATTCAAAGTATTGGACTTATCCAGGTAATACTAATAGGGTTGCTGTTGGTACTGCTAATCCTAGAATCACTGCAAGTTTGAATACAGGAACTATAACTGTTGGTAATCC